TTATTTCTGAATATCAAGTTCATAAACATTTCCTTCATCGTCACGCATCTCATTATCAACAGGATCATCACTATTCTCATCTGGTACAAATCCTGTCTTATTTTCCGTTGTTGTTACTGTCGATGGTTTCTTATGTTTTTTGGTTTTACACCCGCTAACGCTTACCACTAACAGCATTAATAACAGAACTAAACTAAATACCTTTTTATTTCGTTTCATAAAAACCTCCATTAAAAAAGAGAAGATACAATGTCGTATCTTCTCTTAATGAGTAATTTATTATTTACTTATTGCCCAAAATGGACCATTTGCACCAGCATTGCTTCTGGCTTCATTAAATACTGTATCTACATTCCACCATCCATTTCTAGCTCGTCCTCCACAATCTGCAACTTGTAATTTCTTTCCGTCTTTGGATAGACCATATAAAACAATGTAATGTCCACCTTTGGTGAAGTGACCAGGAGCCATAATAGCTACAATCATCTTTCCTTGTTTCAAAGCTTTCTTTAAATTGCTTTTATTATATCCTAAACCTTGACATTTTAAGTTCCAATGTTTTGCAATGGCTGCAGGTGTTGAATGATCCCATCCGGCACCTTGATGATAATGTCCTTGCTTTGCTGCCCAATCGCAAGTTTGGATTGGTGTTACTTTTTTCCCTGTAATAGTTGAAATACATATAGCCATTGACGTTGGGCCACATCCTGCTGGTTTTATCTTATTAGTTCCATATGGCCCTCTGAATCTATGTTTTCCCCAAGGTGAATCTCCTTGATTATAATAAATAACAGCACCACTGTATCCACCACCAGATAAGGCAGCTTCATAAGCTTTGGTTTGTTTTTTTAGACGTTTCTTATCCTTGATATTATAATAATAATCATTGTCGCCTATTCTTTTATAATATCGTTCGCCACTTGAGTAATTCCAGTTTTTTGATTTGTATCCGGCCGTCCAGAATTCAAGAACATACGGTGGAAGATTTCTTTTTCCGTTGATTGCATCTTTAACTGCACGTTTTACAAACGCAGCAGGATGTCTTTTCTTATATGCTCCACTTGTATATGCTGAATACCATCCGCTTTTTGCTGTACCCATAAGCCCTTTTCCACGATAACTACCGTATTCGGCAAGATTACACATATGGCTTATAACTGCCAATGATCCATCATAATTTTCTGAACACTCTTGAGCAACGATTTTACATAATAGCTCATAATCTGATTTACTGAGCTTGTATGTTTTTCCAGCTCCTGATACCCCTAAATATTCTCCGCCATCTTCATCTAAAACAGATGATAAGTCTATTGTAATTTCTCCATTATTTTTCAAATCAATAATGGAAGCTAACACAGAGCCTTGAGCTTTTCCAAGTTCGATTTCGTCATCTGACAACTTTAAATACCTAGCAAACGCATCATCACCACGATATGTTGCGGTTTTCTTCTTTTTATTAATCTGCAAAAGATCTGCTTTTTTTATTCTCTTTTTAAAATCGGATACCAATTTACTGCTTGAAATAGGTATGATTTTTTTATCTTTCCAAATGGAATAATAAGATATTAATACACAGACATTTGCTTTAAATTCTCTACACTCTATATCTTCACTTAAATCATCTGACAGGGCTTCTTGAAACCCTGTCAGAAATTCATCATATTTTGATTCAAATACTTGAGATGAAGACGAATCTTGTGTTTGATCAATTGAAATTAGATTAATAATAGAAGAAGGAATTGAACTGATAATTATGGTAGGAAGCATAATAATTACCGTTACAGCAATTAAAATTTTCTTAACTAACGCAAAACTTGCTTTTGGATCAGAAATAGTCGCAATTGCCGCACCTGGTAAACCAGCTGTTGCTGCACCCTGTATAATTTTTGCTGCTTGGACAGCTGCTTTCGTATTTCCAACCTTTTCCGTTTTCTCCGCCATAATCAGCCTCCTTTGTTAAAATTCAATGTCACTTTGATCAGTATTTACATCTTTATCATCAGAAGAAGGCTTTGGTCCAGATTTTGATGATTCTAATGGTCCACCAGAAGATGAAGCATTATTATTACCTACAGTGAAATCATCATATGTTTGACTGCTACCTGGATTATAAATACGAGAATTAATATCATCTAGGGATGATTTGCTATGTGCATGATTTGAACCACTACCAAACCCTCCAACTGATTCATTACCTAATACATCATTTGATGCACCTCCAAATACTGTTTCAGAAGATGTATATGTTCTTGATGATGTACTATTGTCAACTGTACCCATTGATCCACTATTGGATGCTTCACTTGATACAATTTCTGACTCATCAAAAGTAATTCCACCCATCATCTTATGGAAGGTTGGGCACTTGCTAGAATCGTAACTCATAGTTTGTCCACCAATATCTACACTGGCATCAAGATTTCCTGATTCTGTTGCTGATCCCTGAGCATCATCATTAAATAATTCAATATTTTCTCCATTCATTGTAGCTGTAATTTTTCCTTTTCCGTCAGATTCTATATCTGACATGATCTGCATACCATCTTTTCCGGCATCAAATACTAAGGAGTTATCAAGTTTATTCTGATCTTCTTTGCTCTTACCATTCTTTAATTTGTCAAGGTATTCTTTACCTTCACCATATGGGTCCATAAATCCATTTTTATCTTTCATTGCAGCTGCCATTTGCTTTTTAGCATTTTTTCCAGACAATGGTTTATGTAGTAATGAATACATTCCTGCCTGTTTGGCATTTTCCACAGCTGGCGAAAATGGTTCCATTGATTTTTTCCCATCAATAGCATTTTGTTTTAATGGTTTAGAGCCACCCATCGCAGCTCCACCAGATCCATTGTTAGGATTTCCATTATTCGGATTTCCATCATTTGGACCAGGGGATGGATTCGTAGGATTTATGCCTGATCCACCAAATCCAAAAAATCCATTTCCTTCTTTCGCTGACTGAACTCCACTTTTTAGTTTTTCTTCCCAAGCTTTTCCAGCCATATTTTTCATAGATTTCAAAGGTGTGCCTGCAATTGATCCTGCTAAGCCACCAACTGCAGCTGCAGCTCCAGTTGCAGCTTTTGTCACTACATTATCTTTAAATGGATTAATAGATTGACCATTTGGAACTATAGACAATCCACCAACACCAGTCATACGTTCGATGTAGATATTAATAGTAACTGCATAATCAATAAATGCTCCAATCATCATACTCCATACAACAATCACAGCGAAAGTTGTAAATTTCTTTTCTACTGGCGATGTCATAATATCAGATATAATCTTTTGAATTCCTGACATACTTGATTGCATTTTTGATAGACTATCAAAATTAATTGCACCAAATCCATCTAAAACAATTCGCAAAAACCAACAGTTTAAAATGATGCTAAGCAGATGTTCTATATAAATTTGTAAAAATCCTTTTGTGACACCTTTTGTTGCACGAGAACTTAAACATGCTAATGGTAACGGTGCTAAGTAGGTCAAGATACCAACTCCAACATATGTTCGAAGCATAATTTTTGTCATTTTATATAATTTAGAATAAATATATGCAACTAAAATAATTGCAGCTATTCGTTCTGGCATATGCGTACCGACAACACTTCCAACCGTATTCTTTACAGAATCTATAGCCTTTCCGACGATGCTTTTACTACTACTTGTCTTTACTAATGCATCATAAAATGAATCAAACATGTCAGATGCTAATCCTTTTTTTAGAATTTTTGTAAGTTTACTTGATTGCAAAACTGTTAAAGAACTTGTAGTAAATGACAGTAAAATATTTAATAACGGTTTGTATGCCAATACTGAAAAGATAGCAGTCGCAAAAGATGCTAACAAACTCAATGGCGATTCTGCTTCATCAATTGATGATGGATTAAGATTTTTTGAAATTTGAAAGATAAAAATATAAAATGCAACCCCTAATGCAATTGCCATGATTCCAATGCTCAATTTTTTTACTAAAGGAAACACACTTTCAAACACACTTAAATTAACACCTAATGCACCCAAAATTGCTGAAAAGTAAATATCAAGTACACTTGTAATCCATCCAATAAATGTTTTAAATATTCCGTTTAAAATCCAATCCAATTGTTCTTCGCTGCCAAAATACGGACAGCATTAAAAACTCTGCCTGACAGCTCCTCCTTTCTTAAATAAATATCTTTTTAGAGCTATCGTATTTTCTAACTCTCTCATAAATAAAAAACACGGAAGAGAAGATCCCTTCCGTGCGTATTCAAAATCCTTGGAAGATAAGAATTTTGTTAACTTATTTATATTTTCTAGCTAAATGTAAATGAGAAAAAGCCAGCAGTAGATAACTGTTTACTTATGATCTCGATCACAGATGGGGCAACTGCAACTCCAAATACAGCAAAAATGATTTTCATTGGCCATCCATGCAGTCTACGTTCTAATTCACTTCCAGGTGCACCGATACGTAATGCAAATGCAATAGCAAGTGCAAGACCAGCTCCCCATTTAATAGCTTTCGCAACGAAACTGGTATAGAAGTCTGATGCAATCGTAGATAATGACGTTGCAAGTGAACTAAAGTCACCGGCCGCATTACAAACCATTGGTAAAATGGATGATAAAATCAAGCTTGCAATCATTGCACACATCATTGCATAAACAACTGTTTCTGTATCTACAACCTGACGATTCATTGCAAGAGTTGACCCGGATGCATTCCATTTTGTATTTCTACGCTTTTCTGGATGTTTACTTCTTGTAATCTTTCGCATTGTACTATCCTCCCTCATGAAAAATGAATAGATTATAAAGTTACAAATTTTTATATCACCTACCCTATCTTCCACAGATAAATCATCTTTAGAGTTGGATGCTATAAAAATGAAAACTGATGTTAGAACAAAATTAATCCAAAAAAAATAGAGATATTTCTCTGAATATCTCTATCGTAAATGGACATAATCTGCCCCTATATTCAATTTTCTAATAAAAACCTCTTTCCAAATCAGAAAAAAGATTAGTGAGAACCCTTTTTCTCACTGTTCATATTATAGCATACTAAGTTTAAGATTACACTAACATTTCTATACCAATTTACTACCATTTTGTTACCAATTTTATACCAATTTAATATCATTTAGGAGTATCAACCATTTTTCCTAATTTATATAAATTATTCTCAAAAAGAAAAGCACCCATTTATCACGGATGCTCTTCTCGTACCTAATAAGTGTACAGATTTTAAGTACCTTCATCATATCTGATTTTGGAATATTTTTCAAGCTACAATTTCTTTTCTGGAATCACTTTTCGTGCAACCACTTTTGAAATCTTCATTGTTCCAAGTTTTCTTGAATCCAAAGAATGATCCCGGTTATCTCCCATAACATAAATAGAATCATCCGGAATCACACAATCTTCCTCGCCCATCGTTGATCCTTCATCTTCCAGATATTTTCCATTAATATAAACTTTATGGTTTTTGATCTCTAAATGTTCTCTTGGCAGTGCGATCACTCTTTTAATAAAATCATATTCTTTATCTTTTAATGTCACTTTAATGATCACAACATCTCCACGATGTAACTTGTCATTTTTCTGAAATTTCTTCATGATCAATTTCTGTCCATCTTTTAAAGTAGGATTCATAGATTGCCCATTTACTTTAAACCTTTGATATTGGCTGATATTCTGATACGCTAAAATACCAACATATCCAATGATAAGCAGGACCAACAAATTCCATAATATCTTTTTTAACTTCAATAAAAACACCTTCTTTATAACATGTTAGGATGGCTGCCGCTTTTAGGCCCGATTTTCCCCATATGTGACCATAATCGATTTTTTCCAGATTGCGTAGTCCAGTATACGGTATCTCCATCTTGCTTAATCACATCACAATCTAAAATTTTATAGTTCATTACATTTACTTCTTTTAAAGCTGTTACTTTTCCATTGGAATCTACTTCTGCAATCTGATTTTCTGCCCAACCGCATCCTGATCCAGCACTTAGTTTTCCATGCGTGTCGTCAGCTCCAAGATCTCCTGGAATTGTTACGCCATCAAGTGTGAAGGCATTTGGGGCATGAATTCCTTTTTCTCCACCCATAATCCCATACTCACATGCGATATTATAACAGCTGCTGATAGATTCTTCCGGATAAAAGAGATCGGCTACTGCTCTTGGTGATTCATATTTCTTTTTCACTATTTTTCTCCTTTGTATGGTTGTTCTCAAGTATATTAATGACTTTTCCATCTTTTCCTTTTACAACCGCTTTAGGCTGATGATATTTTCTTTTATTTATAATGTCTGATTTTTTGTTATCCATAATATTCCTCATAAATGTAAAAAAGAGGAGAGATTATTCCCTCCTCTTTCTTCCATCGGCTAACGCCTTACTGTATCTACTGCTCTTTGTCACCTTTCTGTTTCTTACGGATCACAAATGCTGTTCCTCCGGCAACTACGACTACAATGAGTCCGATTACAACTGGAACGATGGATTTCTGACCTGTTTTTACAGATGATGAACTTGATCCACTACCAGGTGTAGATGTATGACTTGTAGTTTTTGGAGTCTTCTTCACTCCTTTAACCTTTACAGTCTGATCTTTATCTGTGATATCCTCATGTGTTCCGATCACTGCTCCAGTTTCAACATCTAACATCTTTTCAAATGCTACAAGTGAATATCCTCCAAGTTTGCTTGCATCAAATGTAAAGCTTACCTTTACTTCTCCGTTTGCTTCTTTTGGAGTGAATTTTGCTGTTGCTGCAACCTCTTTACCATTCACTTTGACTGGTTTCTTTGTATCCTTATCATATAAGGTACCGGAAACTTCCAGTTCTTTGTTTGGTGTTACATTTTTATATTTCACAGTATCTACGATAGTGACTTTCTTATCAGCATTAACGGTGTGATCCCCGTCGGCTTTATCTGTTGCTGTAGTATGTAATTCAGGGAAATTTACTGTCTGGTCAGAATCATCAATGTCCTTATGAGATCCGATCAATGTTCCTGTCTTAACATCGTAAGCTTCTTCAAAGGCCACGGCTGTTTTACCAGCAATGCTTGTGGCATCGAATTTAAATTCTACCTGTGCTGTACCAGAAGCTTCTTCCGGAGTAAATTTAGCACTTGCAGTAACTTCTTTGCCATCGATCATAATTGGTTTCTGAGTATTCTTATCATATAAGATACCCTTTAACTCAACTTCTCTACCAACCTCTAAGTTCTCATATTTCACTGTATCGACTAAAACAGTTTCTTTTGCGGCGTTTACTGTCTTGTTTCCGTCTTTATCAGTTAATGTAGTACCGATCTTTGGTACAACGACAGTCTGTTCACCATCGTCAATATCCTTATGATCAGCAACTAAGGTGTTGGTTTCTACATCATAGGCTTCTTCAAACGCTACGAGTGTTTTACCAGCGAGATCACTTCCATTGAATTCAAATGTAACATCAACACTTCCTTCACTTGCTTCTGCTGTGAATGTAGCACTTGCTGTTACCTGTTTTCCATCAATTTCAAGTGGCTGCTTTGTCTCTTTATCGTAAAGAACACCATCAACCTTATACTCACGACCTTTTTCAAGACCTTTGTATTTAACTGTGTCTACCAGTGTGATCTTTTCGTCTGCATTGATCACATGAATCTGGCTGTCTTTACCGATTAAAGTTGTTCCGATTTCAGGAATCTCTACTGTCTGTCCTTCATCTTCAAGATCTGCATGAGTACCGATCTCGTTTTCTCCTTCATATAAGTTTTCAAAGACAACAGTGGTTGTTCCTTTTAATGCACTTGCATCAAATGTGAATTCAAGTTCTACGGTTTCATTTTCTCCGTTTGCTTTGAATGTCTTTTCTGCAGTAATTTCTTTTCCATCGACTAATAATGGATTTCCTGTTTTCTTATCCATTACCTTACCTTTCAGAGTATATTCTCTTCCAGCAACGATGTTTTTCACTTCAACTTTATCAACGATTGTTACATCCTTACCTGCGTAAGACATGTGTGTTCCATTATTCTTATCGCTCGCTGTTGTGCTTACTTTTGGAATAAGAACAGTCTGATCATTATCGTTGATATCTGCATGAACTGCATATTCTTTACCCTTATATTCAAGAGTTTCAAATGCAACAATCTTCTTACCAGCTGTTTTAACTCCGGAGAATTCAAAGATTACATCAACTGTTCCGTCCTCAGCATCTGCTGTAAATTTCACACTTGCTGTTACTTCTTTTCCATCATCATCAAGAACAACCTTTCCTGTTTCTTTATCCATAAGTTTACCGATCATTGTATAAGTTTTTCCTTTGATCAGATTCTTATAAGAAACAGTATCCTTGATCTTCATATCTTCTTTTGCTTCAACGATATTAGATCCTGTTGTTGCATCAGATGCTTTTGTCTTGATTTCAGGGAATTTAATTGTCTGTCCTTCATCATTAATGTCATGATGAACAGCAATCGTTGTTCCGTCTGCTTCACTTGTCAATGTTTCAAATACAACAACATCTTTACCCGCTAATGATAATTCCGCTGCATTAATATTGATTTCAACATCAACTGTTCCGCTTTTTGTGGTATTAGAAAATACTTTGGATGCTGTAACTTCTTTGCCGTCTTTATCAAGGATTGCTGCTTTTGTCGCTTTATCCATTAAGACTGCTGTTAACTTGTATTTACCTCTGTCTAGGTGTTCATAATTAACAGTGTCAATGATTGTTACATCATCTGTCGCTGAAGCCACATTTGTTCCTGTTGCTTCATCTTTTGCTTTTGTACCAATACTTGGCTCTGATTCATCAGTTAATGTTCCGCCATTGATTTTTTTACCATCTTTTGTGATCGTAAAGTCTGTACTGATCAGTTTCAGTCCTTTATTACTATCACTACGCAATTCTTCAATTTTGTATTTTCCGTAATAAAAAGCACCTAAACTATCATCGGCTTTTGCAACACTTCCATCTTCGCCCTGTCCAAACCATACTCCGGCATCCAGATCAAAATCAGAAGATTTTAAAACGGTATCCTTTGTATAGCCTTTTAACAATTTGTCATTGGCATTTGTATTTTTAGAGTGTTTGTTATCTGTGGAATCAAACTCTCCATTCGCATCTGTTACGATTACGTGGGTTTCTCCAGTCGCTTCATTTGTTACCTTGAACGCTGCACTGATACTCTTTCCTTCATCAGATTTTTTTCTGACAGAGTAATCACCTCGAACTACCTGGTTCGGGAATTTTAAGTTTGCATCCAAATCTGGCGTATACATTGTTCCGTCTGCACCATGGCATACAACTGTTTTTTCAGTTCCATCTGTCATTTTGTAACCCTGACTGCTTGAAATTTCCTGAACACCATATGTACCATAAGGTAATGTTCTCTCATCAGTCTGAGCTGTATATTTTTTCAGATTAGAATTCCATGAAGTTGTGATCTTTGTCACTTCTTCTCCCGGATTCACTGTCTTATCACCATATTTAATGGCTGTTGCACTTCGGTTGATAATAGAGAACTGAACACCTTCAAGTGTTGTTCCGGTTTCAGAGATCTTATGATCCTTTCCACCGATGGCTTCACTCTTATCAAGTTCTTTATCAACTTTCCATACCTGGATTCCATATTTCTTCGCTGGATCAGAAACTGTAAAGTCTGTAACTACTTTGGATGGCTGTTCACCATCTTTATCACTGACTCTTGTGAAATAAATACGATTACTTAAGACCTGCCCGTTAACAGAAACGGTACTGTCTTCGATTTTATATCCGTCTGGAGCTTTAGTTTCCTCGATCGTCAATGTTCCCCATGGAACTACTGGTGTTCCATCTGAATCTCTATAGAAATCATCACCAGAAATTTTATATTTATCATCAAATGATAATACATAATTTCCTTTCATGTTTTTCTGTGTTTTAAGAACCCATGTTTTAGTGGCTTTTGAAGGTAAATCAGATGCACTATTGTAGAAGTTATTATAGAATTTTACAGTAAATTCTGCACCTGAAAGATTTGCATCTCCCTGTACGGTTTCTCCTGTTTCTTTGTCTACTTTCTTGACTTCAAAGTTAACAGGGTCGTCCTTTGGTTGATCGGCAATGGTTACAACGGCAGGGTTATCATCGTCGTTCTTTTCCGTAACTTTTACGGGATAAGCCTGACCATTTTTCGCATACCCTGTAGGTGGATTGATTTCTTTAACAAAGTAATCTCCCACATCAATTTCGTCTGTGTCAGTATTACCATTTTCATCGGCAGTTAATGTTGTTACTTTATCAGTACAAGCTTTGTCTTTATAAACTCCGAATGTAGCTCCTTTAAAACTATAACATCCACTTCCATTTGTCATAGATGGATTTGCTGATACTTTTTTTACTTGAACATTACCGGAATTGTTGTATTCAAACTTTAATTTGTAAATACCAAAACCACTCTGTGTATTGATCTCCTGTGTGTTCAGTCCAATGATAACATACTGGTCTTTCAGGTCTACATGAAGTACAGATAAACGGATCTTAGCATCTTCGCCATCTTTCACTTTACCCATTGGATTTGTGATGTGGGCACACTCACCGGCAAACATATGCTTACTGGAGTAAGTTGCTTTGTCTCCTGTGTATTTCGTTACGAAAGAACCCTTCATATGAAAATCAAGCTTTGCTTTATTTTTATTTAAAGCAGTTGCTTTGTATTTAGAGGATGAGTTTGGTAAACCGATACCAAAAGTCACATCTTCAAAGTTTGTTTTCTGATTAACACCATCCTGATCACCAAAATCAGATCCTTTATCGTAAACATCGAACCATCCACTCTTCTCGCTTCCGGTTGGAAGATACAGATATTTAACGGAATGTCGGATAGCTTCTGCAGTTGCTTTCATATTATAATTAACTTCCATATCACTCAGTTTTGAGAAGTAACGGATGGAAGATTTATAATCGAACACCTGTCCGTCCTGAAGCTTTGCTGGATCCACACGGTCTAAAATGATCGGATTTCCTGTTTTCTTGTCTGTAACAAACTTTAGTTTATCCGGATTCTTCACGGATGCACTGACATCTGTTGTAAAGAAACGTGCAACAGATTTGACAGCTCCTACTTTTTTCACTTCTACTCTGACAGAAGTTAAAGTTGCAGGAGATACAGCAAGTTCTAACACACCGGTACTCTTATTAAATGTAGCAGTATCATCTTTATCCAGATTCATTTCTGTTTCAGATCCATTTAAGAAAACTTTAAAATCACTCATTTTGAGTTTTTCTGCCATTTTCTTGCTTGTTGTAATTGGAACTTTCACAGTTACATCAAATGCATTTGCTTCAACAGACTGTTTTGTTACTTCTCCACCATTATCAACTGTAGTATCAATAGCAATTGTCTGATTATTGATAGATCCACCATACATTACCTGTCCGGTGATCAATACATTCTTATTTTTTTCAAAGTAACTTTTAGGAATATAAGCTAATCCTGTTTTCTTATCAAATTTAATATCTTTGATTACATTTGGATTTGCATTGTTTGTCCCTTTTACAAATGCTGCATCATAAATACTTCCCATTCCATTGATTTTTGCACTGGAAAGATTCGCAACATAATAATCTGCATCATCACTTGTATTGTACAATTTTACAATAGTTGAATACTGTGCAATAAATGCATCTTTGTATTTTGCCCATAATGTATCAATTGTACAATCCTTTGGGATTTTAGACTGTTCTGCGATCAACTGTTTTAATCGGATAGAATATCCGGTTTCAGTTAAATCATTTTTGATTTCTTTCGTAGACTTATCTGCTTCGGATGTTACTACTTTTTTATTTACATTTTTAGATACATATGATTCCGTATCATCATACTGCAATTTTCGAGCGGCCACCCCGACATTGTTATCCAATGACTGATCCGCCGCAAAGGCATTTGCCATGTTTGTAGCAACAACACCACCTGCAGACATAACGACAGCCATAGATCCAAAAAACAACTGACGGAGTTTTCCCACGATCTTATACTTATCCATAATATTGCTCTCCTTATTTTTATCGTTCTTACAAATACTTTTCAAAATATTTGATTTATGTTATACTTTTTTTGTATATTTTGGCGAACAGTCGATTTGAGCTGTCCACCAAAATATGATCTTATATTTATTAAAAAGAAAGCAGCCGCAATCTGCTTTCTTTTTTATTTACAAGGATTCCTATTTCGATACATAACATATCACCTCTCTCATAAAATTTTATAAGAGCAACTTTATGGATTTGTATATATGTATATTAAATTTTCAATGTACTTTCATTTTTGCAAAGCAAGATTGTATACTTGCTTTCATGGAATATACTAACATAAAATGTTATATTTTTCAATAATTTATATCGTTTTGTTTCATATTTATGTAACGCTCCCACATTTTATTTTTACTTTATATATTTTGTCCAATATATTTATGAATATATCAGGCAACAAAAAAGGCAACAGCCCATAAAGCAAGCTGCTGCCTTCTCATTATTTGAATTATTATTTATTCTTTTACACTACCGCAATCACATTTATAACCGACCAAAACTTTTTCATCATATGATTTTTGATCTACTTTCCATACCTGTTTCGTTGTTGCTTCATGATGTACTGTTACATCAACAGTCTGAGAACCATAATTATGTCCATCACAATGTCCATCCCAACCTCCAGAGGCAAGATACATTCCAAATGGAGGTACATCTTTCATATCTTCAGGATTGACTCCCATTTCTTTATAAATTGCATAATCACTATTATAATGAGGCCATCCAGCTTCTTCAGTCCATCCTTGTTCTTTCATATCATCAATTGTAAAATATTCATTTGGTAATTGTGGATAAGTTTTATTATTAATACTATCAATAAAATCCTGCGTTTTATCTCTTCCACAAACAAAACAAACCTGATGTCTTCTCTGTACAGTTTCATCCCAAGCTGGAACCTCAACAGTCTCATAATGTCCAGCTTCATCATGATGTACAGTCTTGTAAACTGCCTTATAATCATGAACATGCTTTTTTGTTTCTGTTACAGTCTTACCTTTTGTGTTAACAACCTTAACAGAGACCGTTGTTCCAATCTTTTTGTTGTTATCTGGTTTTACTTTCCAATATCCAGTAACTGCACTTGCTTTTTTCACATAAGTTTTACTAGCGATTTTTACTTTAACCTTATAAGAAGGTCTGGTGTAACCAGAAATAGATTTACTGTTTGGCGTATATTTATTGATCTTTAATTTCTTTGCAATCACATATACTTTTTTTGTTTTGTAAAGTTTCTTTCCTTTGTAGGATTTTAAAGTGTATTTCTTTCCGGCAGCAACACGAGGAATTTTAACTGTAAATTTTCCTTTTTTGTTAGCTTTTGCTTTGTAAGTTTTCTTACCGATCTTAACTCTTACAATATTTTTCTTTCTAGTTTTACCATTAATTCGTGTTGCGTTTTCGTACACTCTATTAACAGAAAGTTTTTTACTTGCTGCATGTACATCATTTCCTTGAATACCGAAAGCTACACTTGCGGCCATCATCATAGATAAAAGTCCGATTGTTAATTTTCTTCGTCTCATAATACTTCTCCTTTTCTTTGAATAAACTATTTCCTTTTGTAGTAATTAGTTTAAAACAGGTTTAAAATAATTGCAAATCAATTAAAATATCCACAAAATCACTTACAAATGGCTTGTTTACGTGGTTTATCCACATTTTTCGTATATTTTTCCAGAAAATAAATTTAATTTTTTTCAAAAAAAAGAGATGCCATTTCTGACACCCCTTATTCCAGCGAATCGCTATACAAAAGGTAATTGTTTCTCAAAGATATGAGTCATATTACATTCTTATCATAACAACTCTTTCCAATATTTGCAAGTCAGTCCACAAACTATTCACAAAATTATTATTTTACAGTATACTGTAAGTGTAAGTTTTGGTTTTACAAATAGGAAAAGAAGTTAGTTCTGTATAAGAATTTTCTTCTTTTCTTTTTTACTATAAAATCATACCGCATTTCGTTATCTGCTTTTGTACGATCAACCATTTCCTCTGTAAAATAGAATCCAAGATGTTCGTAAATACGATATAAAGTTTCATTGTCTTTTAATATTTTTTCACCAAAGGTTTTTGGATAAACAATCATATACGGATAATTTTCATTTAAATTTTGTTTAATTGTTTTATTTAACAATTTACGGCCAAGTCCATGTCTTCTACGTTCTTCTGCCACATAGAAGCCTTCAATTCGCAAATAAAACTTCTCATTTTTTGAATCATAATGATCTGACCACACAATTTCTCCTATACGTTTTACTTTAAAGAAACCGATTTGATATGCATAATACCATAATCTACATTTTTATAAATTATCATTGTTCTTCACTCCTTTTTAAAATAATTTTTCTCTTCATATTAAATATGCGATTTTTGAAATTTTTTATGACACTCTAAATCACAGTATTGCAAGAAATTCAAAATTATATTATAATTTGTATGCAGACAGGCGACTGTGCTGTATAATCACGGGGTCTGAATTAACGTTTAAGTGGCGTGTTCCGCCATCAGCCGTGATGCCATCGAAAATTATTCGATGGTTTTTTCTTTTTCTGTTTTATAATTATATTTTATATGTTATAATAATAACAGTTTATTAGAATCCAATCAATCGGGATAAGTCTGAAATTTTTTAATTAAATAATGAAAAATGAAAGCATAGATCAAGCAGACAAAATGTCTGTTTTTTTTATGCTTTTTATTTTCATATAAACAATGAATCAGGAGGTATTTATAATGAAAAAAGGAGTAAAGAAACAGATGGCAGCAGTTGCATTAAGCTTGCTAACAGTATCAGGTATTGGACTTAGTGGAGCTAATGTAGTTAAAGCTGCCAGTCCATTAAAAAATAAGGCTACAATTAATATAACTGCCAAAAAAGTACGTAAAGCTGTTACAAAAACAAGTTCTTGTTCTATAAAAAAAGAAAAAAGTATTTGGGTTGGTCCAAGTTATGGAGGTGTTCATCCATCAACAACAAATTGGAAAAGTAGTAATTCAAGCATTGCCACTGTAGCAACAAAAGGAGATTCCGAAGGCGGACATAAAGTTACCGCTAAAAAGAAGGGAAAAGTTACGATTAGTTGTATCGTAAGTAAAACAAGCGGACATTGGGTAAAAGGAGATGTCTTCAAATGGACTGTTACTGTAAAATAATTTAATTTATACAAAAAAAGAGCAACCTCAAAAACAAAAAGGTTGCTCTTTTTACATATTTAATATCATTCTTGAATAAATGTGCAATTTGCATGATTTTTTTACAATTAACATATTATACACAAATTACATTTATGTCACATTTCGTGATCAAATAACTATTTTATTATAAAAATTTATCATCATATTTTTCTTCTGCAACTGAAAGAATCATTTTACGCAATTCCTCCTTTCAATTATAATGTTCCAACAATTTTTCACTGAATACAAACCGATAACACTCATCACCTGATGCTGTTGTTTTTCTATATATCCTGTAACCATAATAATTCACAATTTTTCTAAAGTCACGATACCCTAAAGAAAATCTAGTAGCATCATCTGTTAAGATATAAAATTGATTTATCTCTATAGCAAAAATTCCTAATTGATTTGCAGTACCTTCTAAAATTTCAAGTGTAAGTGATTTTGGATTCTTTAAATTTTGACAAAATACTTTATTATACAATTCCATTACCACTTTTTCATGATATAATACATATTTCATATCATAATCAGCCAGATTATATTTTTCTTTACAAGAAAATCTTTTTATTTTATCGAATTTTCCATTCGGAGCATACAATATTCTAACTATATATCCCATCTCTTGAAGATTATTGACAATATTTTTAATACCACAATCCATCGAGAGTAAAGATAAAGAATAACCATTTCTAAGGCAAGTCCGAATCTTATTTTTTGGTGCATCTGTTTGTATAATCAATGAATTTTTTCTACTTTTATTCGATTTAAAAAGGTAAATCTGAATTATTCGTAACTCAGTTTCTGCAACATTTCGTTGTATTGTTCCTTCGCATTTATGTAAATAGTATTCAAACGTTACACCTGTCAATAAATAAAATAATGATTCAAAATCAGCCTTATTTTCTGCAGCTATATACGATTCCAGAATGCTATCCGATATCCCTTCGATCTTATAATTGGATTTTTTCATAATATCTGAATATATCGTATCCACATTTTGACACATATCATCTGGTTGTTTCTTTGATGATTCTAATATTGCTTTTGCTTGATCTATAAAATCCATATCTTCTTCTCCTTTTTCAATAAAAAATTGATACAAAAAATATATCAACTTTTTGCATCAATTTTTTGTTTATTATTTCAAATTTTATATGTTTCTGCCGATAAACTATAATAGAAAATCACATTCATCAAAGTCAAAATATTCAATTAATTCCTCCTTCGTAAATCCCATATCCAAAAGCTTATCAATTGTTTCTGAAACGTCTTTTCCAATTTGTACATAATTAACAATCTCATTTAGCAATTCCATCATTCTGTTTTTATCCATAATAAATTATCATCCTTTCTTTTTTTGCATCCTAATGCGTCTAAACGTAAATTTTGGGATTATTCAGTTCATCCAAAATATCATCAAATGTTTCTTCTTCAATTGAATTTCCCGCCTTGAATTCTCTTAAGGTTTTTTTAACTGTCAAATCATTAATATAAATAAGTCTTGAAATATGATCAACAACAATAGCATATAAATGATCATAACCCGACATAGTAAATTCTACTACAGCAAGCATATCTAAGCTTTTACAAACTTTTTGAATCTTCACATATTCATTTTGTGAAAGTATAAAAAAGTTTTTTAGAAATTTAACAGTACATTCACATTTTCCCATGTATTTACCAGAACCGTTCTTCATTATTTCATCAATCTCTTCATACGTATATTTTTTTGTATTAATAGAATCTTTTTTGTAAACATATCCATAATCTCCAATATCATAAGAACTGATTGAAGCATCTCTGCCATATGCTTTGTAGTCAAAATATGATTCCATTTTGTTCTGTCTCATATAAACACCTAGTTTACTATTGTCAAATAAAGCATGTCCTAATTTTTCATCAGGATCTTTGATATTTTGATCTAACCAATTTGAAAAATGTCCATAAATAATATCTTCGAGTTGTAGACAAACATTAGATATTTCTAATGCTGCTGTAATCTCTCGTACTTTGCAATAATCTAAGGCCTTTTTATAATCTTCATCTAATAAACAATTTAACAATTTTACAGCCTGATTTAGATGATATATATTTTCATGCTCGTCAATTTCAAAGTCTGCATGATAATCAAAAATTGCAATAGCTAAATTATAATCTGTAATTCCTAAATGTTCTTTTAATATCTTCTGCAGGGATTCCTCGTCAATACCCAAGGTAATCCATCGTCCATTGAGAATCCCTTGATTATATTTTTTTAAATTTTCTACATATACTTCTATAACATTTCTCATTTTTCTTTCTCCTTCAAAAACAAAAAAAGACATAAAATAAACAGGTATAACCTTTGTTTACTCTATGTCTTTAATTAATAAACTTTGTTCTAATTATTTTATACGAAATCAAATACATCTTTTTATTTTTCTAAAAAGATAACATTTTTCTCCTGCATTTTCCATTTCTACAATATCGACAACATAACAATTTCTCTCTGCAATTTTTCGCACGCCTGATGTTAATACATCCTGGGATAAATATTCAGAATCATTTTTCAACATACAAAAACTATTTTCTTTAACATTGAAAATGTTTAAGTTGTTTGCAATTTCATTTAGATTCATATTTTCTCTATCTCCACCAGACACTAAGTCTAAAATGATTTTTTTATGGCAGGACGCCTTATCCATATCGTAAAAATCTAAATTGTACAATTCTAAAGATTCATTAGTTACATTGTCGGAATCATGTCCCTCATTCGGACAACACTTTACCATTTCCACAGTATATCCATTTTTGATAAGTAAATCTGGAGATAAATCAGACTTATTATCTACATGGTTTTCCAGATGGTATTCTCTTAACCAATCTATGATTTGTGATCTGGAAGCATCTGTTTTGAAACATATATTCTGATTGTAAAAATCATCTTTGTTTGATACATTTCCCCAAAATACACAAATTGTTCGCATATCCCGTTTTAGAACTTCTGCTCCTTCCTGTTTCTGACTCAGCTTTTCTCCATTCGTTACATCTGGAATCAAATCCATAGGCTGTGCACTATATTCTACATGATAACTTTGGAAACAAAGATAAGCATGTAACTCCATAGTTCTTTTTGTATTGCAATCTACATATCGTTTAATATCGTGAATACTTTCTGTAAGATCACTACATGTCTCACAACTTTCCAATATATCATTATCGATGCAATCTATAAGATATTGTTTTGCTTCATCCTCCGTTGCCGTCAGAAATTTTAAATTAATATCGTCATTGCAAGTATCACTGATTGCAATAATCCATTCCGTTTTTTGATTTTGACATTTACACATAACTCTTTCTCCTTCTTCCTTTTTAATAAAAAAAGACATAAAAATAAGCAGATCTATATATTATCTGCTAAATTTATGCCTTTGGGTTTAAGTTTCTATTTTTTGGGATTTCTTTAAAATGTTCAGAGCTTTTCCTAAAGCTCCAAAGTCTAATAAAAATTACATATTTAGTATAGCATATAAACATAAAAAAATAAAGAAAAACAAGCAACACATATATACAATTATACGTGCTGCCTGATAACTAATTAGTAACTAATTTCCATTCTCCACAACTACATTTATACCCAACAATTACCTGCTCATCATAAGCTTTTTGTCAACTATCCATTTATTCCAAGTTGCCCCTGGAGAACATACGCTAACAGTTACAATCTTCGTTGATGCAATCATTGACATAGTAAATAATCCAGTAAATATGTTCTTTTTCTTCATAAAATCCCCATCCTCTCTTATTGATTCAAATTAACAGAAAGAGCAAGTCCTGGACTCGAACCAGGGAACCAAGAAAAATGCTGCAGCGTTCTTGGCGGACATCCCATATCCGACTTGCATAATACATAAGCACAAAAAAAGCGTATCTTTTGGACACGCAATTTTTGTTCATCGTTAAGGAATTTTTAATAGCAACACGCATAAAACAGCATTGCCTTTACGAATGAGTAGTACTTAATTAAACAATGATTGAAAGTGTAAGAGTAAACTGAAAATAACAAACAAAAAAAACAGTAACTCTTAGGGAAAGCCGGAGAATCGAACTCCGATAATAATGATCGTGGGATACCATAAAATGTTGTTATTTCAACATGACGATCTGATCTTTGAGCAAATACAAGCAATCCTGAAAAAGTATTTACAAAAAGATAAAATACAAGATCATTAAATTTACCATTTACTTTCCAAGTTGTTTAAAGCAGAGTACATAGCATTTCCACTTTAAACATCAAAACTAATAAAGTAACTTTATTAGCAACGGTACAATCAGGATTCGAACCTGAATAGCTCTAAAAACTAGAACGATTAGCACTCGTTTGTGATCCCATTTACACCATTGTACCATATGGGCTTAATAAGCTAATGCAGACTCAATAATCATGAGCCCACCTAGCCTGATTGGAAAATCAAAGAATCGAACTCCGAAATAAAATAATAAATGTTAGCATACTCCAACGGAATACATCCATTATTTTATTGTATCCCAATACTTTTCCAAGGGGAGTGGTAAGGAATATATTGCCTTTAAGGCTCGTATTTCCCTACCTATTTTTTGGAAGAATCAAAGATATAAATATAAAAAACTCTATTTCTTGTACAGTAACTTAACAGGGATGTTTATAGGGAACATACAAAAAAACGATATTCATATCTTTGATAAAAGGCGATGATTGGAATCGAACCAATCCATTTTACATTGACACATATCGATAAAATTTTTAAGGAGGAAAATCTTATGAAAAAGTAATTTCCAATGTCAATATAACCATTCGCCATCGCTATTATTTACACTACACGTTATTAACAAAAAAATTTTCTTATTCCCGAAATTGATTTTTCAAATAATAACTTTTCTGTTTATATTATAATATCATATTACATATCATTTTTCAAGTTTATTACACATTTTTATGTATTTTTTTATATATTTTTACGTTTTTCTTATGAAATTTGTGTAATGCACCCACATTTTATTGATTCTCATAAATTTTCACTTTCTGCATCTGATTCTGTGTTTGTAAAATAACTTTTCCAGGTCCTGTCAATTTTACAAGAAAATTTCCTTCTCCTCCAAATAATAATGTAGACATTCTTTTTACTAATGTAATGTCAAAATCTACGGAGTCCTGAAAAGCAACTACATTTCCCGAATTACAATACAACACTTCACCCTCTTTAAGATCATGAATAATTGAATTCCCTGCTATTTCCAGAAAAACTCTTCCCTCACCATAAATTTTCTGTAATACAAAGCCTTCTCCACTGAGCAAACCAGCACGTAATCTTTTTGTAAAAACAACATCTGCCATAATCTGCTCTTCTGCACAAAGAAATGCCGTCTTTTGACAGATCATCGAAGAACCTTTCTCTAATTTCAAGCACTGAATCGTTCCAGGGATTGTCGTAGAAAATATAACAATTCCCATATGCTTTTCTGCATAATACGTTGTCATAAAAGCTGACTCTCTTGCAAGAAGCTGTCTTGCAACGGATTTAACAACTCCACCTCTCAGACCTGTAGAATAATTTATATCACCAGTATACATCATCATTCCACCGGATTGTGTATACATTGCTTCTCCTGGTTTTAAAATACATTTCACTGCCGGAACAATTGTTCCAATAAGTTCATACTCCATAATAAATATTTAGCCGTGAAGATTGATTTCTCCACGGCATCTCCTTTCAATTTTTAAAAATCAAGCATTTGAATACGTGAATTCAAATCAATACTTGCAGACTTTGCATCCCCATGAAGAATTGCTTCTTCTCCAAAATAATAATGTGTCGCAATAAATTGTAAATGACCATTGTTTAACTTTTCACCTAAACGGTAAATACACTGATTAATCTTTCCATTTGTGATTTCGGTCCCAGTCGCTTTTTTTCCAATCAATACCTTACTATTTGGAAGCTCTTTTTCCAGATCTGTCAAATTCTTTGATAATTCAGTATAAAAACTTTGGATTATTTCTTTTTCTTTATGATTTACCTTTGCTTTTGTCACTGTTTTTTTATTCTTATTAATTTTTAAAACTTGTTTATTTGATTTACTGTCATTCTGTGTTTTGGCTTTCTCTTGTTTATAAATACTCCAAAATGGTCCTCCAGCACTTGCAACTTTAGATTGTGAAATTACATCATGAAGTGAATACTTATACTGACTTCTTTTACGACTTCCTACATCCGCAACAGTTACATTATCATTAGAATCAATTTCCGTTAATACCATAAAATGTCCACCGCGAGTAAAATAGCCAGGCCCCATCAAAGAAACAACAGGTCTGCCATGTTTTAAGGACTCTTTAATCTTTTGATAATTGATTCCTAATCCATCGCATTTTAAACCCCAATGTTCTGCCATTGCTGGAATTGCACGATGTTCACTTCCGGCAGAAGAATAATATCCCTGCTCATATGCCCAACTTGTTGTATCTACTGGTGTTACCCATTTTCCAGTTAACGTGCTGATACACACAGCCATTGAAGTCGGACCACATCCAGCAGCTCGAATTCCGTATCCACTACTATTCCACGCAGCATCTCCCTGATTAAAATAAATAAATTTTCCAATGTATTCTTTATTTTTTTTGATTTTAATAGATTGTTCCTGATAGGAAGATGAGATTGTTGGTTTGATTTTTACATGAACAACTTTTTCTTTTTTCTTTGTTTTCTTTAGTTTCTTGACTTTTTTCTCTTTTTTCTTATCTTTCTGTTTGTTTTGCTTTTTCTTATGCGTTGATGTTACTTCTTCTTTTCTCTCAGCTGTTGTTGTAATCTGTGAAGTTGATGGTTTGGATTCTGTTGTTTCAGAGGATTGAACTTGATCAACCTCTCGGTTTTCTCCTTGTGATTCTTGAATTGTGACAGTCGCCTGTTCACTTGCATGAACTGGCACTGCTACACTCATCATCATAGCTACTAATAATAAAGATGCTGCTTTTCTTCTCATAATTTCCTCCTGATCTTAATTTGATTCTGTTGTTGTTGTATCACTATTTAGATTGCGGACACGCTCAATTGCTTGTTCAGCTTTCTGATTTAGCTCATCATATGTATCATAATCCTCACATTTCTTTAAAGCTTCTTGTAATTTGGTAATAATATCTTCTGCTGTATCATCATATGTATCCATGACATCTAATCTGGATATATATGATTCAACTAACTTGATATTTTGCTGTTGTTCATATACTTGTCGTTTTTGTACAGCTTCTTTTTCAGCTTTTTCATTTTCCGCAATTCGCTGCTGTTCCTTCTGTGTTGCATATGTTTCCATCGCATCTTTCCATTTCTTCTGTTCTTCTAAAAGATCATCGTAATGATTTTCAATCCGTTGTCGGAACTTTGCTTTTTGTGTGGAATCATCTACTTTTTCAATAGCTGTACATACATTCTGATACTTATCATCAAGTAGATAGGCACTCTCCCCGTCCGTGATTGTAAAAGCTTCAAAATCTTCTACTGCTTTTTCTGCTTTCTTGATCTGCTCTTTTAATATATTTTCAAGCACTGTTTCATGTAACGTATCATCAATGTCTTTCGAAAATAGATCTCCATCTTTTCGATATACCGTATCTGGCATTTTAAAATCTTTCTTCATTTTCCCTTTATGAACTTTCGTCATGTAATCAGAAAAAATCTTAGATGGATAGGACGAACCAGTTAAATTATCCATTGGCTTTGGATCATCACATCCTACCCAAACACTGGTTGTATAATATCTTGAATAACCACAAAACCATGCATCCTTATAATCATTTGTCGTACCTGTCTTGCCTGCAATGATCTGTCCTTTTACTTGTGCATTTTTACCAGTTCCATTTTTCACAGCATCCTTCATGCAGTCGGTGATCATATAGGCGGAGGCTGAGGAATACACATTCTTTCTTGTATTTTTATGCTTTAAAACTTCATGCTCTTTAAACATGATCTTATCAATACAGCTGTTATCCTGATAAACTCCACCATTTTCTAATGTTGCAAATCCTTTTGCCATATCTACAACTCTAACACCATGCGTAAATCCACCCAGTGCTGCAGAAGCGTTTTTACTATCTAAATATGATAAATTACTAAACTGCAAATTTGTAAGGTACTTTAGACCATTTTTTACTCCAATTTTCTGCAATACATTCCATGCAACCGTATTGGTAGAGTGAATGATTGCATTACGAATCGTTCGTGATCCACTATAACTGTGATCTGCATTCGATGGACCAGAGGAAGTCTTTCGATCAGAGATTACTTTTGATGGATAATATACACCGCTATCGAAAGCAGGAGTATAATCAAGCAAAGGTTTAATAGATGAACCAGGCTGTCGAATAGCTAAATAACCCCTATTATATTGATCATTCTGTCCTCTTCCACCAACAACTGCCACAATATTTCCTGTTTCATTATCAATACTGACTGCAGCTCCCTGTAATTCATATTTCCCTTTCTTTTTCTTGGTAAACGATCTCAGATTATGATCAACGGAACTTTGTAAAGCTTTTTGACACTCTTGATCAAAAGATGTATACAGCTTATATCCTCCATTTCGCAATTTCTGAAAATATTTTTGATATTCTTCCTGATATCTTTCTTTATATTGCTTTTCATCTTCTTTATCCTGGAAAGTGTACTGAAATTCAAATCCATTTTTCTTCATCAATTCCAATGTCGCTTGATAAATTGCAAAGCTTGTCTGATACCCTTCAGGTTTTACATTTTTACGATACTCTGCAATTTCTATTTTTTCGTTCTTTGCTTGTTGATATTGTGTTTTTGAGATTACTTTCGCATCCAACATATGTTTTAAAACTCGATCACGTTTTCTGATCGATGAATTATAGTTAGTTACTGGATCATATCGACTTGGATTATTCGACAGCCCTACCAATAATGCCGCTTCTGATAATGTTAGTTGATCTGCGTTTTTATGAAAATAATAACTTGCCGCATTTCCGATTCCGTAACAACGATTCCCATAATAATTACTATTGCAGTAATACTCCATAATCTGAGGCTTCGTATACATCTTTTCAATCTCCGGTGCCAAGAAAAACTCGGCAATCTTTCTTGTAAATGTTTTTTTCTGACTTAAAAAGCTGTTTTTAACTAATTGTTGTGTAATGGTACTTCCACCCTGTGTTGCTTTACCACGATTCAATACAAGTTTAATCCCAGCTCTTACAGTTGCCAGATAATCGATTCCATGATGGGATTTAAAGTTTTTATCTTCTACTGCAATATATCCATCTTGTACATATTTTGAAATTTCAGAAATTTTTTTGTACTGGTAACTTCCGGAATTGACTTCTCCAATCAATTCCCAATTCTTACCATAAACCTTTGTATTTTCTAATTTTGCAAAGGTATCTTCATCAATATTTGCTAACTTATCATATGCAATCTTCTTATATTCCTTTACCATTGGCCGAATACGTACCACATAAAAAAGCACAATAACTAATATAAGCACCAAGCCTATAATTCCAATTATTTTTCTCTTTCTCATCATTATCACATCCCTTCTTTTTTATAAAACTCTGACATGACATGACGAATTTTTCCATAATCCTGATCACACAGATTCAATTTATCTAATAATTCATAGGCATATTTTTTTTTAAACAGATGACTAAAAAGCAAAACGTTATGTATAATCATGTGGGATAAATGAAATTCCCACCGATGAAGAAAATAAATTACCACTAAAAGCATTATCGCAGATGATTCAGCAAGTGCCTGTTGCTTTAATAATAAAAATGTAATAATTGCAACACAATGAATCAGATAATACGTTTCTTTAATCTCATTTACAGAATGAATGAGATTCAGATCCTTGTCGATATTTAAAAAATTTTTTTTCGCAGATATGATTTCATCAATTGTTAAAGCTTCCATACTCAACACTCCCCTTTACTTACTTTATCGTTTTTATTCTTTACAGTTATCATTAATCCCATCGTCAACACCATATTTAGCAACCAGCTGCTTATAACTACCATCAACATAGGCAATAGCACATTTTTTTTGGCCATAACATACCTCCTCACATAATAAAAAGGCAGACATTTTATATATTTTATGTCTACCTCTTACATTTTCTTAATCATATTATTTATTTTCGCTATTACATCATTAATATTCTTATTTTTTCTCTTCAAGATTAATTAAGAATACGATTCGATGTAAAATCATATATATTATTTAGATAAAACAACGTATATCTATTATATATTTATTTTTGATAACTTTCAGTTTGAGAAAGACTTTCGGGTAGCCAATACCTTTTATTTTTTTCATGGAATCGTAAATATACATCCTTAACCTTTTAATAGCTTTTACATCCTTATTTTTATAAAGTTTAAAACGGACGAAAGAACCGTACATCGAATGTCCGTTTCTTTCTGTGTATGAATATAATTTCCCCCTGTGTCTACAAAAAGACAGACTTATCTTATTGATATTTTAAAATCAATATTACACTTTCACAGTACATGGTACGCCCTCACTGCCAGACTTTTCAGTTTGTTATGCTACCCCATATGTCTCACATAGCATCAACATATCCGTATTCGTCCTTCCGCAGAGTAATTTTAACCATATCAAAACATTGGCAATGTTTTGACTTAGGCAAAGGTCCTTTTCTGCCCTCAACCTTTCTCGAACATATTATCAGGCTCTTCTTGTAGTCGCCATACCTTGATCCATGCCATAACTGGAACAACTGTCACATTTAAACACCCGTATTATGTCCGGTGGATTTTCTGCATCGGCTCCACGGACCCGATAGTTTATAGAGATACCGCCTGCTCTGAACATATAGTATGCTATGTTTCCGTATACATTCCTCTCATGCTAGGCACGAGCACCTGTGCTTCTTTGATTCATCGTTTTGCTTTTACATAGATTTCGTTTATAAAATACAAGATTATTTTAAATAAATTGATTCTTATGAAGCACTATAATATCAAATTGCAAAACTTATTAAGGATAAATGGCTTTATCCTTATTTTTTAGCCATAATGATTTTATTAATCATTTTCTTAATGTTAATATTACCACCCATTTTTGCTATTTTCAACCTGTATTTTAGTATTTTTGTATCATTTTTGTGTAACACTCCCACATTTTTTATTATTTTTTTACATTTATTTACTTTTTATGAATAAAAAAAAGAGTCCTCTAAAAGAGAACTCCAAAAATTTATTAGTATAGATTATTATTACATTCGTAAATTATTTTCACCTTGGAATCCATTCTTATTGAATCGTATTATTCCAACCGTTTGTGTGAAGTTAATTATTTTATCATTTCTCATAAAAGATGTTCTGTATACCTTTTGATATTTTCAAATTATCTATAAAGTAAAGTGTAATTTACATGCAATTCACGATTAGTGCAAAATATGCAGTTTATGTACTTCTACACATGCTACATATTTTGCATTTTAGACACTATTATACATTTATCACAAACAAATACAAAATTTGCACTTTGTATTTATTCCATAATTCCTTCTAATCTAATTTTGGCTAAATTGAATTAATATTAATTCTACGCCAACTCTGTCATTGATTTTTCCAGTTTTTATTAATTCATCTGTTTTTGCACATGCTTCTACCATATTCAACAATACTTCTATAGAGAACATTTTCGATTGATCTTTTAATTTTCCTACTGCAAAAGCAGGAATCTTCATCTCCTTTGAGATTGTTCCATTATCTTTGCCGAGATCATCCAAATTTTTAACTTGAAGCAGCTGATTACATTGTCTGACTAATAATGCAAGAATTCCAAATGGAGATTCTTTCAGTTCAATCAGATCATAATATAAAGTTAATACTTTATCTCGTTGTTTTCGAGCAATCGCATCTAACATGACAAAAATCTGATTAATTGTTTGAGATGAAGTCAGCTGTTCTAAATCATGACTTGTAATTTCTTTTCTGTCTCCAACATAAGAAATCAATTTGTCTAATTCATTTTTTAATGTATACATATCTGATCCACATTGATATAAGAAATTGTTCATTGTTAAAATTGACATTTGCTTCTCTTCTTTTTTTAGCAATAACGTAATCCATTGTGACAATTCCTTATTCTTCATAGGTTCAAAACATGCAACATGACCTTGCTTTGATAAAAACTTATAAATTTTTGAGCGTTTATCAATCGTATCTTCAATAAAGAGGACAACGCTTGTATCAGAAATTTCTTTTAACCCTTTTATAAATGAATCATCACTTTTTTTCCCAAGTCCTGTTCCATCAAGAATGATAAATCTATGATCACTAAAAAAAGGAACTGTTTTAGCAAGTTCTATAATTTCTGTCGAATCTACTTTTTTTCCTTCAAAATAGGAATAATTCATAGTATCATTTTCTGAAATTAAAGCTTTTTTTAATTGATCTTTCATTTGTAAGATCATATATTTTTCTTCTCCATAAAACAAATAAAACTGTTCAAATGTATTTGTTTTAATATCTTCTGATATTTTTTTAATTTCCCTATTCATTACTCCCCATCGCTTTCTAATAATGATTTTAAATTTTCCTCTGACATCTCTTTATAATTTACTGGTAATGGAATTTTAAGCACAGCGTCATCTTTGAAATCTAATTTTCCAACTTCATACGCCAACTTCATTAGTAACAGTTGATTTAAAGAATTAGTTTTTTCAGAATAATTGATGTTTCTTAATTCCAACATCATTTTCTTTTTTAGAAGATGTTTTTCTGCATCTTCTCTTGTAAAGCATAAAATTCCACCATCAATTGCATTTTCTTTCTCCTGAATACCAAACTCGTAATGATTTCCAGATTTAATAAAAAATTGTCGATTTGGATATCCATTATTAATGGTTATATATATCCTTCCAATTTTAGTAATCTTACATTCAACGATGGAATCTTCTTTCATTTTTGTAAGTGAATTGTATTCTTTATGAACAAAAAATACTGTTTGTCCTACATGTAAATTTGATCTGTTTACTACCATTTTTCTTTCCTCCTAAATAAAAATGGGTATAAAAATAAACAGGAAGAAAATCCTGTTCTAATTTACACCCATAGATTGATAATTTCTTTTCTTAATACCTTTAAGACATAATCTGACTTCTTAACTTCTGTTCCAAAAATGGTTTAATTGAATTAAGAAGAATAGCTGTAATTTTTTTCTGCTGCAATGTACTAATACTATTTTTTGTACGTTTGTTGAACATTTTTAACAGAAAATCATAATCATTTTTTGGATTATAATGATTATACGAGGTTGCCTTAAATGCTCCTTGATCATATAATTCTTTAAGGAGTTTTCGGCTAAACAGGTCAGACGATAACTGCAGATATTGATTGTTTCCAACCGCATGTAATAATTTAAACATTGCCTCTGTAGTCGCAGTTTTTTCCTGTAAATCCTTACGTTGAAACTTCTTAATACACGAACTTCCAATCGGGAATAACCACTGATTTGTTTTTCGATTATGTAATCTGTATAAATACTTAATCTGTTCCTTTCCACAAATACAACTTCTACTTAAAGAATTATCCTCGGCACAATCAATAATATCCCATTCTTGAACCGCTTCTTCCCATGTGTTTCCCCATGATTTATCCATAACTGTCTTTATAAGATTCTCTTGATATTTTGACTTACTCATTTTTTCTCCTTACTTTTCAAAATAACACAAAATAAATGCATCAAGTTCGTTTTCCTGAATAAATTCATCCAATTCTGAATATGTTTCTTTAGAATCTTCAATTTCGCAAATAGGCATTCCTTCTCGATTCAGAAATTCACGACTATCTTGTAGGATTTTCATTTTAGCACTATAATTAGAATCGAATTCTTCAAAGCACGTTTTCCCTTTCATATGTTCCATAACATATTCAATGGAATCTAAAAGATTTCCATGCTCTGAAAGTAAAACTCCATATCCATTTTGATAACGTGTCAAAAGCTGCTGCCCATGATCACCATCAATTTCTTTAATAATTCGATACCCATCTGGCTGTTTACACAGAAAAAATACTTGTTCTGTGTGTTCCTTTAACAACAAATTACTTGCAATTTTTCTCATAAAATAACCTTCTTTCTTTATTTTTCTTTACAATACCAATTTGTTCCGATATTCTGGTTTAACATATATTCATTGAATCCGTTTGGTGGACAGTAATGAAGAATATGGAAGAAATATAATACAAATTTCTTCTGCTCATTTCGGTTAGATTTTTCTACGTATTGTAAAAAGATACTTCCTAAGCTTTCGTCATCGCAGTATTGATCAAAAAAATGGCGATTACTTAATCGTAACCATTTTGCAGTATCAATTACCACTTTTTCTTCTACAAAATCTGATATTTTTGTAGAATACCAACGAATTAATTCTGCTGCAATTGTATATAAATTTGTTGCAATTTTGGTATCTTTTTGAATTAATTTTTTTGTAGTATCCGATAACTCATACATGTTCTTTTGAATCATCTCTTGAAAGTTTGAAAATAGTTCCTCTATTCTGGAATAGAGAATAATTATATTTCCATTCACATCTCCCTCAAAAAATTCTCCATCTTTTTCTCCAAGTAATCTTAAAATTTCTTTTTCCATTTTGTTTCCTCCTTTATTCTTAAAAATGGTATAAAAAAAACAGACTTTTTGTCTGTTAGATTCATTTTTATAAATAGCAAAGACAGTAAATATAATATTTACTGTCTTATTATCTATAATATTAAGTTTCTTTATATTTTTTTCTTAAAAAAGTCCATGCTATACCTATTTTCATGGAATCTGATAAAAATACATTTATAGTATATCATAAATAAAAATAACATGCATATATTTCTATGTAGTTTTTCAATGTTTTTTATTGGTATTATATGGAAATAAATGGTTTGTTTTTTTATACTTTTACTGCTATACTAAAATTATAGAGAAAATTATATCTATAAATTCTAAATAAGGAGGTGTATTATGTTTGATTATGATGTATCTACATTAAAAGATTTTACTTTCAATTCTATATATGATGTATTTGCTTTAATTGCTCAAAATTATCCAGTACGATCAAAATATGATATAGAAGATTTTGAATATAAATCAGACTACTTAGACGAAAAAAAAATCTATAAAATTGTTCCATCATTGCTTTTTGAAAAACATCAAAAAGAATTTTCCTACGAATATGCTACTCAAGGAGTTCCTACAACATATTCGCCATGTAATATATTATCAATAAAATATAATAAACTTTTAAACAACCGAAAAGAACTTATTGAAAAAAAAGGCATTACTAGCAGAAAGTATCTGGATAAAGAAATATCTAATCATAAATTTGATTTAATAAAAGACGTGAATTTTACAAATAGTTATTTTGCGTACGCTTCTACTACAGAACTTGCCCCACTTTCATTGTATCGTCGCCTAAGATTAGATCCTTATGAAATGGCTACGACTATACTATCACTAATTATTGAAGCCTCTGATTTTCCATTAAAATTAACTTTGGAATTTGAAAAAGATAGTGTACGTCACAAAAGATACGTTCATTTATTCGAAACATTAGATGATATTCAGGATCAATTAGAATGTTATATGGCACTTGAAGGTATTACAATGACAAGACTTGCAAAAGAATTAGGATTCCCCAAATATGCATATAATAATATATTTTCGAGATTTATAAAATTTAACGATTTCAAACAATTAACGGATACAATTGGAGCTAAAATTAAGATTGCATTTACACCACAAGTAATTAAAGCATATAGTTCATACAAATCAATATTTGAAAAGATGCTAAATAATATTGATGATATGGTATTTGAAAATGACCAATGTAAAGAATCTATAAAATATCAGTTATTCTATAATATTATTAAGGAAGTTCCAGAACTATCAATTGTTGAATCATTAATAGAATTAGAACAATTGCATCAAACATCCAATTTAACACTTTTTGAACCAAAAAACATGAGCATCTTTGATGAATCAACAAAAAAAAAGGAGGCTGACAGCAAATAAGCTGTCAACCTCTTTTTTACATTTCTGCCATAAAATTCATTGCTTTTGCAAGAGTGTCTTCATCCAGGATTGGTTCTGTAGAATCTTTATCTTCTACATCCTCGTTAGAAGATTCCTCAACCTTTTTTACTGGTTCTGGAATTTTAATTTCTTCTGGTTCAGGTGTTACTGGATTTATCACTTCTTCTGCAACTTCATTTGTGGATTCTTTTTGTTCCGTCTGTGCAATTTCTACATTTTGTTTCGTTTGCACAACAGATTCTTCCTGTTTTTTCTTTTTCCTTTTTTCTTTAACTATTGGAGTGGAAACTGTATTCGTATTGATTGGGAAATTATCAAAACTATTCAACAGTTCATTTCCACGTCTTTCGATTTTATCAGTCTGCATTTTTCTTTCTATCATTTCACCAATGATGATGGATTTAGCAAGAAATCTGCTTAATGATTTTCCTCGCTTCATTTCCAAAATATCATAAGCTAATTTCTGATCAGGATCGGATAAATCGAAACCAATGTTTTTTCTGATTTGATTTTTTTCTGTCAATAAGATCACAACCTTTACAAAAAATATGCTTACTGTTTATTCATAAGGGATTTCGCACTTTTATACAAAATCTGTGCCCCTTTTGCATTTGCATGGACATCTTCAATGAAAATGACTTTACCTAATAAACCTTCTTCTTGTAACTGCAAGATGTATGGTTTAAAAATTAAAGATGCACCACCGACAAAAACACTTGTATACATTTTTAAATCAATTTTATCTTCGATAAACGTTTTAATACCTCGTTTCAAATACTGTAATGCCATAGTATCTAACGTATCTAATACTTTTGTTTGAATCGCAGCTAAATTTGATGGCAATGTTCGATTTTTGATCAGATTATCAATATCATCTTCTCTAAGATGAAGATCATATTCTGATACAATATAATTACTAAACTCATTATAAAATGGAATGATTCCCAATTCTCTTGTATCCATGATATCTTTTTCAGGTTTTCCATTTCGTACAGACAGATAATCCCATGTGAAACCACCGATATCATGTAACATAATCAACGGTTCTTCCTTGGTTAAATTAGAACGAGTATATAAGGCAGCATGTCCCTGAATAAAAACAATCACATCTTTAAATGTAACAGACATCGGGTTATCATTAAACATGAAATTTACATGCTGACCTTTCATCATCATATAATTTTTCAGATTTTCATGCTGAGTACGATAATGAGCCGGTGGAAGGCTGAGAAGTAACTCAACTTCGTAATTATCGCCTTTCAGGCCTCTTCGTTTGATTTCTTTCGCAACAGCCATTAAGGTTAAAATGAAAAAGCGATCATCTGTATGTTTATATCGTGTATACTCAATTCTGTGACTTCCTACGGTATAATACTTTCCTTCATACTGTATGCAATCATTTCTGAAAAATGTCGTAGATGGATTACTGTCATATGAATCCAATCCTGTCAAAAATAATAACTCTGGTGTCTTAATATTTTTGTTTCCTAAATCTACGCTTACGATCATAATAAGCTCCTTTCTTTGTGTAAAATTAATTTTTTCTTTGTTGTTTATTTTTGAGACGTACTAATGAATAAAAGTAGTCGTCAATGCCTTTTCTTTGCCAAACGGTATAATCTTGATAATGATTGATAGAAGCATCTACATTCATCTTAAATTCATTGTAATCACCTGTTTCAACATCAATCAGTTTGCAATTAACATCTTCGTGTGGATGTAGTGGATTTAATATTGGCTCTGGAATGATCAATCTTCCTGTCTTTTCATCTGCAAAAAACTCATCAAAAAATTCACGTTTATGATTTGTATATGTAGAATAAAAAGCATAGTCTTTATCATTGATCAGCACCTTATATGGTGTATTTTGCTTGAAATTACCGTATATCTCTATTGCGTTCCAGCGATACACTTCCATACGAATTCCAACTTCATGTGCAATATCAAAATTCTTTGCCATCGCTCTGTATACATTAGGGTTTTTGAATTTATCCATATCAAATCCGTCATATACCAGTTCACATCCATACTCTTTTAAGCTGCTTAAAGCCTTTTTTGTAGAATTAAACTGTCCGCATCCGGCAATTGCCACAAAAGTTAGTGGTTCATTCATTAAATATTTTGATAATTCATGGGCTACGTTTGCTTTTAAACATCCCTCTGTAAGAACAACCGTTTTTGCTAATGGATCATCTCCAATAAAATGTACCGGTGATCCAGGCGAACTTCCGCATTCTTTTCCTTGGCTTGAAAACCACATATACTTGGAATCACGGATTGGTTTATTTAGTCTAATCTGGAATCCCTGAATATAGCCTTCTCGACTCATCACTGGAATAAGAATTCCGGCAAGGGCTGGTGTAAAATTGACTTTCCATTTGCCATCTAACATATAAAATCCTGGAACTCCTTTAAGATCCATATTGTAAGATAATAATGTTTTCACAATATTATCAACTCCTGTTACTGGAACAGATCGATATTGATGTTTTTGGATAGCGGCATCATTCAGACCTCTTTTTCTAAGATTTTTTTTGTGTTCATCACTCAGTGTCAAAATAGAAAGCAATGCTCGATACACATAATCAATTTCTCTTACATCTCTTTTAGGTTCTTCTTTTGTCTGTTCATCCACATCTATTGAACGATAATCTTTTTCGATTCCGTAAAGATCACAGATATTGTGATAGGCTTCACTGTTTGTCATATTGAAATATTTTGCATAAAGCTGCGTTCGTCCTCCTCCAGAGTTATTTACTCCTCGTGTCATGCAAGCACAGCAATTCCACATATTCTTGTTAACTGAAATATGTAAAGCTCCCTTGCTGCCGCAAAATGGACAATCTGCATAAATTGTTCCACCTGTCAATCTTGCATTTTTAAGAGGTAATAATTTTGCTTCGTCTTCTATAGTAAACGGAAATCCCATGATGCCTTCCTCCTTTGCTTTATAAGTTATATTTCTTCACTAATGTTTCCGCATGTCTTTGTAATTCAGGCTCAATAAGACTTCCTTGTCGTGCCATTTCTATAAGATCATTTGGATCCATTTTTGCAACGTCGCAAAGCATTATTCCTTCATATTTCCCTTCTTTTACCATATAGTTCTCAGCATCATCATAGATGTTTTTTGTCTTTCCACGTCCACGGTTAGGATCTAACTGTAATTCTTCTTCACCTGTCTCATATGGAACTAGATCCTTTTCTTCTGTCCCAAAGTATTTTTCTTTGGATACGGGGTCTAAGTCGGAAGACTTTTTGTTTTCTTCCTGTCCATCTTTGACAGATTCTTTCGGACGTAAAGCTTCTGGAATATCATTAAATTTCAAAGGAGTTTTGTTTTCATCGTAAAAATCCTTTGGAACGCTGATATCATAGGCAAGCATCAATAAATATCTGCGAAGATATGTGATATTAGCTCCTGTGATCTGAATTTTTCGCATATTATTGTTATGTTCATCATCGTTTCCTGGCCATGGAATGGTAATTTTTCCATGCTCATCTCCTGTAAGTGAATCAATCATAATTAAAGACATATCGCCATTATCTTCTTTACATGGCATGTCCGTAATTTTGTATTTGCACTTTAACGGATGAAGAATATCATTAATCCCTTTCAGATCAATGTAGTCGTAATCATCGGTTTCTCTGTTTTTGACAAGATTTTTATTTAATTCAGCAATTAAAGCTGCACGCCTGTCGTAATAGTTCATTTTTGTTATTTGTTCATCTGTAAATTCGTAAGTTTCTTTCTTCATCGTAAATTTTCTCCTTAATAATGAAAAAACCTACTGTGCTTTCTGCGTCAGTAGATTTAACAAATTGGTATTTCTTGCTTCTGAAAAATCATCATTTACAGCCATAAAAAAAGCAGCCAGGGAACCAATAAAAATAACTTTTTCTTTTGCTCTGGTTACTGCTGTATATAATAATCTTCTGGTTAACATTCTGTGATAAGATTTCATCAATGGAATGATCACAATCGGATATTCCTGCCCTTGGGACTTATGAATACTAACACCATATGCTAACGTCAGGGTCGCAAAATTTTCTTTTTTATACTTAACTGTCTTTTCATCAAATTGAATCGTAATAGTAAAATCTTTGGGATCAATCTTAATGATTTTTCCAATATCGCCATTCACGATTCCATTTATATTGCTGTTTGAAGTTTCTAATACTTTGTCTCCCATATAAAACCTTTTTCCATATGTTTCAACATATTCTTTAGAATCTGGTGTTGCATAAGGATTGATCAAGTCTCGGATGACTGGATTTAAATATTCCGTTGATGTTAGGGCTACTTTTCCACTCCTGCTAAATTTTTTACGCAGCGGTGATAAGAGCTGTACGTCAGAATATTCTCGATTCTCATAATTCATCTCATAAATTTGAGGTATTTTTTTAGAGATTTCTTCTTCAATCATTTTATCGTTTCCTTCGATACGAATTAGCTGAAAATCTCTTTCATTCCATATCATCTTTGGGTTTCCTTCATTGATCAGTTTTGCATTGATTGGAATCATAGAATTCTGACCTTGTCGGAAAATATGATCCAGAATTGTTGTAGGGATTACTTTGCTATCGATCATATCCGTAAACACCTGTCCAGGTTCAATGGATTGCAGCTGATCTTTATCTCCTACGAAAATCAAAGTCGCATCAGGTCTTACCTGCGTGAAGATATCTCTAAATAACTTGCATCCGATCATCGAAGATTCATCTACAATAACAACATCTTCATTGACCATACGATTTGCAACAAATTCATCGTCTAAGAAATATCCTAGTTTGCTATGAATCGTACCACCATTTTCATAGTGTGTCGCAGAGATCATTCGTTTTGTAGCACATCCTGTTGGTGCCATTAACAGTACCGATTTCCCACGTTTAAGAAAACACTTGATCATAATGTCTATGGTTAATGTTTTTCCTGTTCCTGGTCCTCCGGTTAGAATAGATAAGTTATAAATCTGAGATTTGATAACTGCTTCTTGCTGCTGCGAAGCTAACAGGATTTTTTCTTCTCTTGCCAGATCATTGATCTCTTCAATCATCTTGGCTCTTTCATCCTCAGATAAGATTTTTTCTCCTAATCTTTCTCGAATCATCTTATTAAGTAGCATTTCTGCATCATAATATTCCTGTAAAAAGAATTTTCCATCTTCATAAACGATAGATTCATCGACCAACTGACTTTTAAAATAATCCAATGCAAACATGATTGTTGCTTTTGGGACACTTTTATGCATTACATAATAAGTTTCATTAATCAGATCATTTTCATAAATAAAAGTATGTCCTTTATTTTTACATAATCTTGTAATCGCGGAATAAATCCCGCACCGGATTCTGATCGTATCATTTTTCTCTTCTTCGGATGGCTCGTGATTCATTTCTATATCTGCTAATGAAATTCCAGCTTTGTATAGATTATAAATATTTGCATCTAGCATTTCTGTAGCATCTTCTCCGAATGCTTTAAGAACTTTTCTGGCCTGACCTTTTTTTAGGTCATAAGTACCCATCAAATAACATAATCTTTCTTTTCTTTCCTCAGCTTTGATAAAGTTTCGCACAGCCATAAGTTTTATTCTTGGAATCGTTTCATGTTTAGGAGGTTCTTTTAAAACGTGAAAAGTATCCGTTCCAAAGGCATCCACAATAGCTTTTGCTGTCTTTTTCCCGATTCCAGGAACTTCATCTGCCAAAACTTCCTGAATGGCTTCTTTGGTTTCTGGAAGCAAGACTTTAAATCTTTCCGCATGAAACTGCAGGGATTTTCTTTTTTTATAGATATTTTCTTTCCATTCTCCATAAAAAATAATCTCTCGGTTCTTTTGTCTTGGAAGATCTCTTCCTAAAACCGTGAATATATCCTGTTTCCAAAGTGCCAATTTTGGTACCTCAGATATCGCATGATATCTTGCGATGGAATATGTACCATCATCTAATTCATTGATTTTCTTGTAAAAACTACAATGTACTTCTTGCATAATTTTTTCGTTACATCTAAATATACTTATGATTGTAACGTTCTCCTTTCTTTAAATTTTCCTTTTTCAGAGAAAATCTTGGAGACTGTTTTTGTACAGTGCAAAATTTTTGATAAATATCCGGATACATTTCTGCCAATCTTTGCGAAGATTCTACATTAAATGTAACCTTGGGTTCTTTTTGTTCATAATTCAATATGATTTTTTCATCATCATGAACAATAACTCCTCGATCATAACGGGTATCATCTGCTCCCTTTAAGGAATTAATGAAATATGCTTTAATCCGATCTAAAGACTGATCTATTTTGCTCAGTTCTTGTTTTTTTACCTCTTTTTCCTCCATTAGCATGTCATATTGTTCTAACAGACTTTTAAATGGATCATAAGGTAATTCAATCGTTCCATCTACATATTTCTTTTCCTCTAATGCTTTAATAAGCAGGTTTGGATCTTTATCCTCAAACATACCCGGTTCTTCGTTGTTTTGAACATGCTGCCAAAATTCTTCCAGTTCTTCGATCATGATCTTTTCATATTTTATATCTCTTGTAACCTTTCGAATAATGACATCGTTCCGCGTGTTACCGTAGATGGCGATCACATATGCAACATCGATATCCATAACACACATATAATGCCTGACTTGGGCTTCATATTGGTATGGTAGTTTAGGATTTTCTTTCGTTCCATAATACTTTTTAGTAAAAGCATTAATTACCTTACATTCTAAAATAGCCATGCTGCCATCCGGCATCATGACTAATCCATCAAGATCAGCCAGCATAAATGGGTGGTCCGGATGCTGATACATGTATGGTAATTCGATAACTCTTAAGCCTGTTTTGAAAGAAAACATTCTCCGTGCATAAGGTTCCAATAATTGACCACATAATAATGTTTCCCAATTTTTTGGCTCCCTTTGAAAGCTGGACGTTTTTTCCCAAAACAACTCCAATGTCGATTTAAATTTGCCCTTTCCTCTTGCTGCTGCACTATCGCTGCCTCCAATTCCTTCTTTTCTCCACTTTAGCCACTGATCCTTATTTTCTAAGGCATTTGCTTTTCGTAGATCATGGATTGGAATTGGTTTGTGTCCATCCATAATATTATTTCCTCCTTTCTGGATAGTAAAAAAGGCACAAAAAAAACAGACATTAATATGTCTGTATATTTTTATGCCTTTCGCAATGAAATGTTCTATTAAATTTTTATATTTCTAAAAAAAGTCCTATTTATCCTGTTAAGGATGAGGAATCTAATAAAAATACAATATAATAATAACATAAATTTCTAATATCAGCAAGCATACAGAACAACTTATTTTTCGACTGCATGGACATAGGTTCGGTAGTCATGTCCTTCGTAACTACATGTCGCAAATGTATAAATCGGTTCATCTTTCTTCGGAATATTTTTTATGATTGATGATACACCATTTCTATTCTTAAGCTTAGTTATATAAGCATTTTTTTCCTCTTGATTTTTAAATGTAATTGGAATTGACGTGTCTGCCGTTTTAGCATAGGCAGAGAATGCTTTCAGATGATATGTTTTATCTGGTGTATATAATTCAATCGTATGCTTCCTTGCAAACTTCTCTTCTCGGAACTTAACCAGATCCGCAAACATACTTCCATTTCTCATATGGTGTCCATAAAACACATTATTGTCATTTAAGGCGAATTGTTTATTATCTTTGCTGTCAAGGAAGATGCATCCACCATATGTGTATTGCTTTTTAAAGTTTGTATGAAGATAAGATTGATTCGTTTTCCCTTGAACCACTGGATAATCAATGTTTGTTCCTTTTACATAAATCCAAGCAACAATATCGGAATTTATCTTTTTCAGTTTGTTCCAGTTAATATGTTTTCCTGTTTTTGTATCCTTTCTAATAGATTCATACGAACTATTTAACTGTTGATCTTCCTGAAATCGTTCAAAAATTTTTAATCCAAAGTATCCAGCTGCCACCAGACATGCAATAATGATAATGTCTAAACTAAATTTCAGGATTTTCTTTCCCATCTTTAGATCCCGCCTTTCTTTCGTTAATATCATAATGAAATGGTTTAGAAGGATCATCTCTATAGTAGAATGTGATCTGTTTCCCAATCCAGTATTTTGGACCACCCTCTTGAAGAAGAATTCCTCTTGTCTTTAATTCTAATCGTGGCAATAAAATCTCGTATGTTTTTTCATTATCTGTCTCTACAATGAAACTGCATTCTTCGGATATCAATCTTGGTGTGAGTACATCTGCCTTTGCTTTTTCTTTGTACCCTGTGATAACTCCTGTTACTTCTTCATATAGCTTATTCTGCTCTATAGCTCGTACATTAAATGTAAGATAGCTGAACCCGAATAAAACAAAGATCCCAATGATATTTAACCATATATCATTGAATGTAATTGCTGCAAATAATACAACAATTAAAATGGAAACTGCAAACAGAAAATTTTTGACATACAAAGATTTAAACTTTGATTTATTTATATCACTGAAAAATTTTTTTACTTTTCCCATAAACAAAGTCGGCAGATCTTATTAAATTAGATCTGCCTTCTCCTTTCCTGCCTTGTTTAGAATTCCTTATTCTGTTTAATGACATTTGTGATAACACCGACAGCTGTTTGCTTTTCTTCATTAATGTCATTAATTGCAAGTGTAACAATATCCCCAGGATATGCAACTGTATTTACTCTTGAATTGTGTGCAATGGCGTTTGCTCCATTTTCCAAACGGATAAACACTGGCTGATTTTCTTCGATATGTGTAACAACTCCCACACATTTATTACCGGGATGAATCTTCTTTAATGCAAGTGCAGCTGTATTTTTTACTGCTTCTTTTCCACTGACTCTTAACTTGATGTTTCCTTCTTCATCAACACTTTCATCAAGAATTTTAACTTGGATAACATCACCAGGGCTTAAATGTTCTCTTACATCAGCCACCCAGCTCCAGAATAACTCATTCATTGGCAATGTAAGTTCTACCCCGCAAATTTCTAAACGTGCAGATTGCTGCGAAACGGCAATAACTCTTGCCTCTGCTTTGTCATATTTCTCTATGTCAAAAATTGGCTCATTTGACGTGAAATACTCAAATCGTTTTTTTCGTAATGCATCTGCTCTGGAAGCAACAATATGGATATCATCTGGATCATCTCGATCAATCCCTCTTACGATAAAATCAACAACTGCTCCAAGCATCTTACTAAGAATCTGCGTTTTTCTCACCCATTCGTCTCCGTTATCGTTATTTGACAGCTCAATTCCCATTTCAGAGATTGGGATTAACACAGACTGGTTTTTATAACGAACACGACAATTGGTATTTTTTGCTCCAATATCGGATACTTCCATGTCTGTGATTATTCCAGACAGAATGTGACGTTTGATTCTGGAATCTTCCAGCTCATGAAGCACATAATTGACTTCATTGTAACTTGGTGTCCCATCTTTGTTAATCGTTAATATGCTCATAACTAATTTTAGCAGAATTCATTGTAGAATCCTGCTGCTCCTTTCTTAAAATGATTTAATGGTTACCTGTCAAATAGGTATAAAAAAGCACCTGAACCAAATGGTTCAAGTGCATAAAAAAATGGCATCACACTTCTTTTTTTAGAAATGTATTGCCATCTGTATATTTTTATATCTAATTTGACAAGATATATTATATCATTTTAAAAATAACATGTCACTATTTATCAGTAAATTAATGCAAAAAAATGACAGGCCATCCATAAAGGAATAGCCTGTCATTTTACAATAAATTTAACTTCTTTCTTATTTTTATCTGATCAATAAAGTATTGATGATTAATCGTTGATATATATTTTTCAAAATTTTCCACCATATATCCATCCAAAAAGATATCGCATCTCGCTCCATTTTTTAAAACCGCAGAAGTCATCCATAAATTACGGACATATTCTGGTGCAGATTGATCAAGTGTATGATACACATAGTCATTTTTGAACCATTTTTCATATCTTTTTCTATATTTTGTATAGTTTGGATCAATATAGATATGCAATGATAAATACGAGTCTGACTCATATGCATCTTGCATCGCATTATCCAAAAGAGATTGGTACGATCTACCATTTTCATCCTGATGAATCGCATTAAGGATTATTTGTTTATCATCCTTTGGAAAATCATATAATCGATCAAATAATTCTTCAATCGTTTCTGGTGGTTCAGTTTCATTGATTTCATTATCTTCCCGATAGAATCCTGAAATATCAACAGAATACCTTTGTATATCTAACAACGAAAGATACTGAATCTCAAGCTGATCTGAAAATTCAGTATAAACATCAGACACTTCTATTGTAAAATCCAGATCATCATTCGTATATTGCATATTTTTCTGGTTGATACGTTGCAACAATCTCTGAGCCTGATCTACATTTAAACCTAAACTTTTCCCAAGTGCTTCAATGTATCGAATAAATAATGCAAAAAAATTGAACTGATGATCATCTAAAAGGAAAGATGCATCATTGTATAATACAAACTTCTCTCCAAAATATAAATCAACCATTTCATAAATCTGATTGTTCACGATTTTTACCTCCTAAAACCATTTCCAGACAATGCATCCATATAGCATTGATCAATATATTCATGTTCTTTTGTCAGTGTGATCCACTTCCAAAGATTTGCTCTGGAATCAATGGAAAGTACACAGAAATGATACACTGCATCATTGATGCGAAGATCAGATCTTCCAAAAACATCCATGAAAAACTTTCCATCTAGCATACGATAAACTCTTTTTTGATCCAATGGGTATTGAATCTTTTGTAAAAAACGAAGTTTATATAAGATATCATCATTTTCACGGATCAATAGAAACATGGATGGAAAAAACCTTACTTCATCTACTCTTATAAAAGAAGCACTTCCTAAACCAATATAAGCCTTAGAAATCAGTTCTTCTATAGAAGGACCTTTTATGATTTTCATATCAAATGTTTGTTCTTTTTGAAATTCTGGAAATTTTCCTTTTAATTGCTGATAAAATTTGCGTTTTAAAGATTCAAATTCACCATTATTATCGTCATCATCATAAACTGCAAAAAAAACATGTTCCATCTGATTTTTATCTAAAATATCATTTAATAAAAGAAGATCCTGGTATACGATATACCTTTGCATATCATTATAAAAAGTATCTTCTTCATTCGAATTGTAAAATAAATTTTGATGATATTGTGAAATTCCTAAATAAGATTCAATCTCTAAAATGTATTTCTGATATAATCTTGTTTTTAAGGTAATATTACTTTTTAAGTCATAATTTACCAATTCGTTAAAAAATCTCATTTTAATTTTCCTTTCTGTTGTTGTTTGATTAGATTTGGATCAGTTCTTGTACAGGAACACCCAAATGCATCAAATGAATAAATTCCTCCACAGGTCCAATCTCCGCTTAAAATTTTAATCGTCTGTATTAAACAGATATTTGCAGCGAACAGATTTGTGACTAAATGCTGTGGTTTGACATTATTCAATTCTGTACATGACATTTCTAATACACTTTTACTGTCCTCTAAAACTTCCGGAAAATAAAAAGCACGATCCGGTGCAATAACTGCCTGATTATTTTTAATCCCGACAACAACTTCTCCAGTACTAAATTCATTCGCAGCATCAATATAAATGATGTCCGTATATTCTTCAAAAATTTCATGTAAAATTTTTCTGCAATTATGATTATCGACGCAACCGATGATGATTGGAACGAAAGTTTCTTCCTCCTCATAAGATTCTCTTTCATAGGTATTTCTCATAATACGTAACATATGTTCCTTAGATGCTATATATTCTGGCACATAAGAAAATGTTAGATTATACATATCGCTGACTGCTAATGCCATTGCTTCCGCTTTGTTCATCAGTAGGTCTTCCGGAGTAAAAGACTGTCGTTCAAGATTTTTCTCTTCTACCGTATCTCCATCAATTAAAATCACATCTGCATTTATCATATAATTTCTGTTTGTAGCTAAATATCTCGCTAATTCTTTAATGTAGTTGGAACCTGTACCACCGCATCCAATAATAAAAATTTTCTGTTTTGTTTCTTCTCTCATAATATAAAATAACTGTCCGATCAATGACCGGACAGTTTCTCCTTTCTTAAATATGTAAATTGTCAGTTATACAAAAATATCTTCTACAGAAAGCTCCTGAAAAACTCCATTCATACCAGCTCGAAGCATGATATTATAAGAACGTGGATTTTCTTCTGAAAAGTTACCAATGACCATGTAAAGACGAATTCCTTTTTCGTCACGATTATCCGTGGCTGAAAAGAAAGTTGGTAATTTCCCGTGACTGTGAATGTCCATAACAAGAACATATTCATCTTCCATAACGTTGTTTCGTTCAAAAGTTACATCGCAAGATGTTGCTGTCTGTCTTGGCTCGTATAACCAATATCCTTTTTCATCTTTTGTCATAAATAACTGCAAAGCACATTCTCTGTGAATATCCATGCGGAATCTATCAATAATATCAGATAAAAGTTTTTTTGGGATCTTTAACTGATCAGAATTTAAAGAAAAATCCAGCTGATTTTTTCCTGTAAGAACAAATTTCCCATATGGCCGGTATTCTGTAACTCCATTTTCGTTAACTTCTCTGTGAAAACCTTCCCGACTTGATACAATTGTTGCACCTTTTGTACTGCTTTTTAACATTGCTATAATAAAATGACGTTTATCATAAGTCATGCTCGTGCGTTCTTTACTGTATTCTGGATATGTAGCTTCCAATGCTTTTCGGATTTCTTCCATTGTTACAATATCTTTTCCGTGAAAATCATCTGCTGAAAACTGAATGTGGTATCCACCTGTTGCCACTGTGATCGGCAACTGAATCATGCAGATATCAGGAACATAAACAGCTTTCTCCTTTAAAGGAATAATCGTGTTTGTATGTTCAATGTACTTGAATGTACAATCTTTAAATTCCGGATGAGTCTTGCTGTATCGTTCCATGATCTCAGCACCGCTGATTGTCTGATCTTCCTGATCTTTATCTGGTTTTATCTGTTCCATCATTTCAGGAAATCCGATCAGAACTGGTAGCTTATAAGCACGCAGCACCTGTTTGGAATCAGATTTGTAAAATGGAATCAAAACATGATCATTATTATTAACGTAATGGTAATTACATCCGACATACTGAGGAAATTTCTTATTCCATGCTATGACAGCTTCTTCCACTCCTTCATTACTGATCACATACTCTTTTCCAAGTTTAACAGTAAAGATTCCCTGATCTTTGATCTCGGGTAACTTTGTTTCTTTGTATTCTACCTGCAAAATGCAGCTATTATCTTCTTGCATTTTGACAGTAACAATCCCTTTTAGTTCTGGAAATGTCTTAATTACATGTTTTTTAACCTCTGTTGATGACATCTCCTTGTTTTCCTCGTTGATTGTATAACTGTAAGGACCACCATAAACTACGATAGGGCATTTATATTTTTTTGTTTCTGTTTTCTTTTCGGATACTTTAGAAGTATTTGAAACATTTTCAGTTTTTTTTGTTTCTTTGGTATTCTTTGTTTCTGTTTCTTTCTCTGGTTTCTGTTCTACTTCTTTTTCAATTCCAAGAAGGTCTAAAAGATCCATCTGTCCGTTTACATCATTTTTCATCGTAATTAATTTCCTTTCTAAAATATACTTCTTTTGTAAGTAAGTGGGTTATATTCCTGTAATATCTCATAGGGAAATTCTTTTTTCCCATTTAAGGTATCTAATAATTCTCTTATCGTTGCCTTTCCAAGTGTTGTTCTATGTGGGGTATAATAATCAGAATTCATTGGGCTATCAAAAAACAGAATCGGAAGAATGTCCAGATCACTTAATCTTTCAATCTTTCGGATATTGTTTGATCCATAACAAACTCCTCCTGCACCACTGACATTTGCAAATGGCCATTGATATAAGTTTGGCATACGATCTTCCTCCAGTAATTTTGCTGCCGTTTTCTGGTCCATATCTTTTTCCAGACAAAACAAATCTGTTGATACACATCCGTTTGTTGTTACTGAATGGATCATCATAAGATTAGGAATCGGAATCTCATAAACGCTGTTTTCATATATGATTCTCCGGACATCTTCTTCTAAGAAAATGGCAGTTTTACTTTGGATTTTGGGAAAATCCTCAATTCTCTGTTTTGTTGCAAGATATCCTCGTGGCACTCTTCCAAGAAAAAGTTCTTTCTTTTTATGTTCTTTTGTTTTTTCTAATAATTCATATAAGGTTTCTGTACGAATTACCTTCTGCTGTTTGATTCCATGATCATCTATGATAATATGGCAGCAGTCAATATAACCTTCTCTTCGGTCTTTTTCTTCATCAAATATAATTTGTATCATAATAATCTTCCCTTTCTTTTCTTATGTGGCATTTTGTAAAATTCTTCTTTTGTCTCATGTTCTCTTGAAACATAAGTCATTTGATTAATTCTAGTTAACCGCCCATAATCTGTTAAAAATCGTTCGATTTTTTCAATCGAACAGTCAACAGCTCCTGCGATACATGCCATCATTTCCCTGTATTCATCATTAAAGCAGGACTCTACGGAATCCTGCTTTAATAATTCTTTCTTTAAAATTTCTACATTAATCATGTTCTTCACCTCTGATTAAAAATCTGACATTGCTGCCTGTTCATCTTTAATTTCTTTTGTTTCTTTTGAAATTTTAGACATTTTTTTGTTGATTCTATCTAACTGCACAGATCTGTATTCTTCATAATGGGATAAAAATAATTGAATTAATTTTATTTTTGTCTCAATTTCTGAATCTTCATTTGAAAACTTACTGAACAGAACATAATCTGTTGAATGCCAGATATTCCATTCGAATTCTTTATCATAATATGAAAATCCAAAATGATCACTCCAGTGGGAACCTGAACTCATACATATAGAAAAAGTTCCATTATTCATAAAATACTTTCCATTTTGATCTTTCATAAGCGGACCTTGAGTTTCTTCGTCCCAATTACCATACGGTGCAAGTCTTACATTAAGTCTTTTGCAGCTTTTCTTTAAATCATACCAATCATTTAGAATTCCACATGTTAATAATTTGTTTTCCATTTTGGCTAATCTGTTTTTATTGTTCATTGTTCTTTCATTTTTTGCGATAATTTTATCTGTATTGATATTCGCTATCATTTTGAGTAAATCGCTATAATCATAAATTGTCATATACTAAACTCCTTCTCTTTCTAATATTGTTATATCCATCCCAATCAAAGCCGTTATTGTAAAATCTCAATATCTTTTTTATCATAGATATATTTCATGATATCTCTGATAACTGATTCTTCTCCCCTGATCTTAATATTTAATGTTTTCATGACAGGTTTGTGGATTTCACGATTCAACGGATACGGATAATTCTGAACGGATGAATTGTTAATGGATGATTTTCTGTTCTTTTGAATTGGTGTAGAACTGCTACTGACTTTTCTTGAAATTGGTTCTGGAACTGGAATAGGATCGAAATCGAACTCAAATGGCTCTACAGCTTGTGTTTCCTGCTGCTCTTTCATTTCCTGTTCTTTTCGTCTTAATTCTTCTTCTTTTCTCTTTTTTTCTGCTTCTAAAACTTTCTGCTTTGCTTCTCTAAGACTCTGATTTTTTTTGATTGCCTTGTTGAGATCAAGTTCTTTAAAATATTCCTGCTCAACATCGGATAAAAATTCTTCTTCTGCAACACATTTTAATGTATTAATATCTGATAAAATTTTATCTCTTTTTTCGATCATTTGATCCTTAATCTTTTTCTTGGATGTACTTTTTAGCATCCATTTAGAATCAATCTTCAGATTCTTAATAATCGGACATACAAGATATTTTTCAGGTATCTCATGAAGGAAAACATCTTCATATGTTTCTCTGATATAATCTTCTCTTTCTTTTTTCCAGACGTTTTCAGATTCTTTGATCTGTGTATCAATCTCTTGAATTACAGTATCATATCTGGCCAACACATCATCCATATCTGTTTTTGTTTGTTTTACAATTGCTTCATACGGTTTACATGCACTGATTCTTTCAGAATTCAGATATTTTTTCTGTTTTCTTAGATCAGCCACAACTTTTTTAGCCTCTGGGATATCCTCTATGGTATAAATGATTCCTTTGTGTTGTTCCAAGATCTCATCAACACGTTCGATCAGCTCTTCTTTATTAAACTGAATTGCTGGCACTTCATTTTTTTTGATTACTAATAAATCTTCATTCATTTTATTTTTCTTCCTTCCTGGTAAATACAATTTAATAAATGTAAAAATAATATTATAGCCCATCCTGGTTTTGACCAAGACAGGCTATAATTGAAATATGTTACTTAGCTTTTATGATATCTCTAGTTCCAACTAGAAATATAATAAAAGCTCCCACTACAGTAAAATACCATAAACCGGTATCTACTATACGTAGGAAAGGAAAGATATCATATTCCCATGACAGGAATTGAGTTCGTAGTGAATACATACCGTAATTCACTAACAAACCAAACGCTACAAATAGTAGCAATTTGATCATCTCCTTTACCTTTTTTGGTAACATAATGTGCTTATTCTTCATGATAAGCCTCCTTTCTTTAATTTATTAATAACACCCCTTTCTCATAAATCTCAATCAATATATTTATAAATTCTCTTTTATTAGCATTTTTGCATATGAATCAATTTCTTCTTCAGAAAACTTATTATAAATTTCAGCTTCCTTTTCTTTGCTTATGCAAATTCCAAGTTGTTCTAAAATCGAAATTTTATCTTTTCTAAAGCGATCATTTGCTTTATGCGAATATACACTCATTTCCATAAGCATTCCCTCCTTCTAGTAAAATAAAAAGGCATAAAAAAGCAGACAATTATATATTCTGCTTAATTCATGCCTCAAAATGCTCTACGCATTATAGGTTAAAATTCTATTTATTTTCGCACGATGATAATATTGCGGTCTTTATGTAAATTCTGCGGACACAGTGGAAAGCTACATTTTTATAACTCACCGTATTTTCAACATGTGTTTGTCCATTTGAAAGATTATTTACATAAACGTACATTTTATTGTGATCTTTGTGCGTCCACATAACTCCTGCACATAAAGACAATATAAATGTAACTCCGCAGATAAGTGCAAGTTTCATAAAATAATTAGTTTTTCCCATCTTTCTCCATTCATTTTGAAAAAAATAAAAAGGCACAAAAAAATACAGACTTACCGCCTGTTTTAATTTGTGCCAATATTGGTTAATATTCTATTTTATTAATACATCTATAAAAAAAGTCCTACTACACCCATGGTGCTTAGGAATCTAATAAAAACTACAAATATATTATAGCATAAGGATCTATTATTGTGAATACTTTTTATCTGCTTTTAGAATAAATCACATCCTTGTTTTTTAAATGCATTTACCTGTTGATTCCAATTTTCAGAGGTCCAATGATATTGCTCCATTAAGCACTTTTTACAATAAAATTTATTTACATTTCTTCCATGCAATTTTAAATTCATGCTTAATACATCTCTTTGCTTTATCCTTGTTTTTCCACACCTGCAGCATGTCTTGTTAAAATACTGTACAGCTACTTCTTTATGAATTCCTGTGTACATTGCAAATTCATCAATTACCTGTTCTGTAGGTACGTTTCTAAATGTACCGCCGTTCCAAGCTTGTGTAAGATATTCATCTAATGTACAATTCATAACGAGCCATTTCTTATTCTCAATAAAATCTTTTTTTAGAATTTCTCTCCATCGCTGATATCCATTTGGATACCAGTATTTATCCAGAATCCATGTGGATTTAGAATAGTAAGGACACGCACAATGGCATCCTACTCTGGAATAACCTTTTTTATATTTAGGATTTACGGGAATCTTTTTCCAGACTGTATATAACCATACATCCAGTTCTGTCCATTTTCTAATAGGAAGAATCCCTTTCCAACATGTATCATTTCCCCATTCTGCTTTATTAACCCAAACATCTTCATATGCTTTACGTGTTAATGATTCGTCATTTCTCATACCCATCCATAGCAGATATGGATGATTATGATTGAGTTTCGATACCATAACACCAGTTTTAAATATTCGGCAGCAAAAACGAGATCTTCTGTTTGGTATCATATGATGAGATTCCACATATTCATAGAATCCTTTTCTTGGATTCATGATTTCACAGTTAGAAAATCTTTTCGCCATACGATATGTATCCTTACAATCAAGAGTCGTATTGTTAAATACTGCTTTAGTATCTGGATACAGACTTCTAACCAGATAACATGTCAACATCGAATCTTTTCCCATTGATACGGGAATGATTGATGTATATTCTTGATATTCCTTCATTTTTTCTTTGATAAGAATTATTGCTTCTGACTCAATTTGTTTCAAATGCTCTTTCTTCATTTCAATTAAATCCTGCCAGCTTGCCAAATCCACATCTTCTACATTGTCATAATCTTTCAGTTTTCTCAGCTCAACGGTTGACAGATCATTAGAAATAACGACTCTGTAAAATTTATGGATATTCCCATACTTATCGAATCCCTTAATAATCTGTTTATCAAGCCAAAAATAACCTTCTTTTATGTCTGCTAATTCTTTCCCTGTTACGTCTCTTAAAAATTTAATATATTCTTTGTATATAAGATTCATACCAGCCACTAACCGAATCCGGTGAATGGCAACATATGGATTGCTATTATGCGAATGAATTATAGTCTAATTCAAACTTATAGCCACGATCTTCAATTTTCCGGGCGAATATCTCTTTTCTCCATCGCCCAACCTAGTTTCACTAGGATAAGGTATTACTCCTTTCTCTGTTTGATTTAATAAAATTGTTTCTATAATATTTAATCATAATAATTTTTAAGTGCATGATATGTGTGATCATACCATGCACTCTTCTCCTTATGTCCATTAAACTTAACTAATGATGAAATATCGACTTATATTAGTTTGTCTGGATGCTCAATATCTCTAACAGCAAATCCATCCTTCTGTATTTCTCCTAATTCATCTTCTGTAAGTCCAAAAAATGAAACTAAGATATATTTCAGTTCATGAATCTGCCCTAAAATATATCGATCCTCTGGATTTTTGACACTATCCTTATGTAATTTAGAATATCTTCTCTGATATTCGATCCGTTCCATATTCCAGGAACGTAAAATATTACTGTTTTTGATATTCATAAATACCCTTCTTTCTTATTTTGTGTTATCAGAATCTTCCTGTTCCAAAATCTTATGAATTCCATCTTCTAAACGCCAGTATTCAGCACCGTAAATTCTTGCATTATTACCGCCGTCATGTCTTTCTTTTTCTTCTGCGGAATCCTCACATGGAATAGAAATATCCTTTTTTTCCAAAAGCTGCTCAAATTGATCAATGATCTCTAAGCACATTTTTTGTCTTTTTTCTTTCTTCATTATTTAATCTCCTTTTAATATTATTCTAAAATCAGTTTGTAATCATGAGTGATTGGTAAATGATAATATTCATCTGTATCTGAAAAATGAAATACCATCTGTTGTAACCAAAATCCCACATCTTCTTTTCTGCCAGAAAAATTTTCAATAAATATTTGAATTTCTTCAATTTCTGCACCTTTTAAGGACTCTCTCTTTACAGAATCAGAAATTGTATGTCCTTCTTCCTCTGCATCAAAATAGACATTCCTTAACTCTGCATGAATATCTTTCGGCATTTGTTTTTTTAATGATCTTCCTGAGCCTGATTGATCATCATTCCAAGAATATTCGCTTTCTTCCCAGTTAAGAGAAATTTCTTCTCCTTTCTTTGTTTTGATTGCAATATAATCAATTGCCGGATAATTTTCAACAATATGATTAACAAATAAATTTAGCATCAAATTTACCATTTTAATTTTCTCCTTTTGTAATATTATTAACTACCATATCTTCACATCATCTAAAATTTTTTCCTGTAAAGAATACTGTTTTCGTTTTAATGTAATTGATCTTGCATGTTTAATTAACATGGTTAATTTTTCCTCAATTTCCTTTTTGAATGATCTGTAATCTTTCGGCAATTTATCAACAGTCCACTGTCTGGAAATCCAATCAACATAGGTATATGGATAATCGTCTTTTCCATAACCATATCCTGTATCAATTCCGCCAACATAAAGATCTGCATAGAGATAATTTTTATCTCTTTTTCCTTTTCTTTCGATCAGATCAAAGCAAAGAGTTCCAATTCTTACACTACCAATATGATCGTGAATTTCTTTGTCTCCGGCAGCTTTTGCTTCTAGCCACTTTTTCGTGACATCTGTATGTTCCCATGTATAAGTCTCTGATCTTTTCTTTAATACCTGGCAGCAGTTATAAGCTTTTTTTAACTGTAACAAATCAAAGTATCCAAAATGACATTCTTCCAATGGAATCCTCATCATTGTAGCTAGTCTCTTATATGCCATATTTCTCAGATATCTTCTTTGTTTTCCATTGGAACCACAATTCCAGAATTCGTCGAAAATACTATGGCATTTCTTTTTTAATGTTCTCATCTGACTGTCTGCTAACAATCCTAGTGCTTCAGTTGGTCTTGGCTCATGTGTTCCAACGTAACTTCCACACTGCGTACACAAATAACATTTCCCGCTTCCATACGATTTCCCGTAAATAAGGTTGTTGTTTGTGTAGATAACCAATCCTCCGCAGATATTACACTTTTTTGGATGTAAATCGATTTTCTTTGTTTCTTTTGTGTTTTTGTTTTGCATGATATAAATTCTCCCTTCTGCAAAATGGGCATAAAAAAACAGACGATAAAATCGTCTGTATATATGCGTTATAATGTTCTTTTTGTTTCAGATATAATTATTTCAATCCACGGTCGGTAATTTTACGGAGTCCGACATGTCGGAAATACCGACTGTATTTGACCTCATATCCGTAGGGGATATCGATTTCTCCGCCCACTACTACTGTTTCATTTCTTTTTTGATAATTTTTCTCCTTCCTTAAATAAAAAAAGGCACAAAAAAAGCAGACCTAACGTCTGTTTTAATTTGTACCTATCATGGTTGTGAATTTTCTGTTTTTTGTGTATCTAAAAAAAGTCCTATTCCACCTCTGGAATTTTGGAATCTAATAAAATACATATGTATTATATCATATAATTATCATAAAAAAAAGAAGCAGCTGAACGAATTTTCACTCAACTACTTCCCTTATGCTATTTTTTGTATAATATCGCATCGTCTAATAATGACTTGATCTTTGTAATGTTATCAAATGTCATAATATCATACAACTTGACATTATTTTCCTGCCCAAATTTTTCTAATCGTTCAAGGAAATCACATGTACCAGAATCATGCCTGTCGCAATAAGAAGGCAGTAATGCTTCTCTTTCAACTAATGCATATAATAAATCCTCGATCTTTACTCTTGCTGATCCCCTAAGATGGTCTTGTGAATCAGTAAATTGTACTTCTACAATCTTTTGTCCAGATCTTTTCAATGAACGAAGTTTTAAAGCTAACTTAGATTCATCTTCTGTTACGATATTCCCTTGTTCTAAAAGCTGTTGCATTTTGCATCTTTTAGACTTACTGATCATTAAAGTATTTCTCACGGATTCAAATTCTTTTTCCGTGTATTTTTTATAATCAATAACTCCACAAAGATATTCAATTGCCTTTTCTTTGTCGATCTTAACATTACAGCTAGGTCTTCTGTCATAACGAATATTTTCTCGTTTGACTTTGGATGGCAGCAGAAAATCTCTGCGAATATCATTAATCATATTTTGAACAGCACTTTCAGCAAAATCTTTTACTGGCAGATTATCATAAAATCTCTTGAATTCTTCACCAATTTTACGATTAAGTTCATTTACATATTCATCGATATGCATGACATTATCTGGCCACATTTTGACAGTATCATTTCTAAAGAATATCTGTTCCTCAATAATGTAGATTTGATCATCTTTCACAACTGCACAAAAATCTGGTTTTTCATCAACCTGATAATATTTTGCTCCAAGAAAACAGTAAATGTATCTTGCATCTCCACATTGTCTTTGTACAAAAGTTACTGCCTTTCCATTATCTCTTTTAACATCAAAACTTTCTTTTGTTGTCATTACCTTTTCGGCAAATTTATCAATAAATTCTTTCATAATAATTACTGATTAGAATGATAATATCTACATATGATATTACCTTTTCTAATCTTACTCCTTTCTCTTACAACTATAAAAATTTTTCAATACACTGAAATACCTTCTCTTTACATGAATCATGTAAAACATCGTGTCGGTATCCACTTATAATTTTTTTTGTTATTCTTGCCCCGGCTCTTCTGTATCTCTTTAATACTTCTGGTAAACCGCAGGATACTGGATCTTCCTCTCCGGCAATGAATAAAACATCATTCTTGTAATACAACCAGTGTTCATTGCTCTGAATCTTCATCATGCCATTTAAGAATTGAAGGAAAAATCTTGGTGTCATATCCATAACAACTCTTTTATCTGACAGATAATCTTCCTGAGCTTTTTCATCTTTTAATAACCAATCAATGCCATTCTTAGAATGTTTGAATTTCCGATTATAATTATCAAAAGCTAATTTTTTTACTAATTTTGATGGTTGATCATCCTTTTTACATAATGTTTTTACAATCCAGTGAGCAAATTTTAACTCATTCATTTTAGGCTGCCCGGTTCCAATGTAAATCAGCTTATTCGCTGTTTTGGGATATATGCATTGATGTGATCGTAAAACAAAAGATCCAAGTGAAAATCCCAACATAACGTATGGAATCTCTGGATATTGACGACGTATTTTGATTCTAAGCATCTCAACATCCGCGATAAGATCATCCCAACAATGAATATATAATCCACTGTCCTTATGATGAATAGGGATATATAATCCACTGTCCTTATGATGAATAGGGATAGATTTTCCATGACTTTCTAAGTCAAATCCACACACAACATACCCTAAATCGGTAAAATGTGCTGCAAATTCTTCATACCTGCCAATATATTCTGTCATTCCATGGATTACCTGTATTACTCCAACCGGTTTACATTCAGGTTTCCAAACATAACCATGCAACATAAAGTTAGTATTTCTTTTAAATATAATTTCTGTTTTCCTCATTTTATTTCCTCTTTCTGTAAAATTGTATAATCTGGATTAATGTAACTTTTCATAAATCGATACTGATACTTCTCCCATATCCACTTACGATTACTTTTTAGTAGAATAATGGAATCACCTTTTTCTACACCGTTTGAAAATGAAAGAAGTGAAGGGAATTGAATTCTAGTACCTTCCGGCAGTCCATCAAGTTTTAATAACTTTCTCTTAATCTGTAAGCTTTTATGACACTGTTTTCTCCATTCCTGCGAATTTTCATCATCCGTATCAGACAACAGATTAAGAATAATTTTGGGACATTCTCTGCGGATTGGCATATCAGACTCTTTTTCAAGATTCAGATAAATAAATTCTTTCTTTTGGGTTTTTGTATCAATAATCATAGCTGTGATTTTCTGATCTTTCTTTGGAATTTTTTTATACTCCTGCCCATTGAATATTTTTGTTTGCACAACTGCAGCATAATATACATTGCAATAAAAGGCAGCGTGTACAACTTCATAAAGATTACTGTTGATCGTATCTAACAAAAAACACGTACATTCTTTTTTTCGATCAATATCTCCATTATTTTTGAAATATTGTGCCTTACGGCTTATCCAATTACTCATTATTTTCTCTCTTTCTCTTTAAATACTCATACGATTCAGTAATTTGGCGTTTGAATTCTCTTTCATACTAAGATAATAATGATATCCAATAATAATACTATCTATCATGGTAATTCCCAGTAAATCTCCCGCTTCTTTTAATTTTTGTGCAACCATACGATCTGCTTTTGATGGATTTGTATCTCCGGACGGATGATTATGTATCATTACAAAAGTACTAGCTCCACATAATAATAATCGGATAAAAATTTCTCTAGGATTGCATATGGATGCAGAAACGGCTCCATGTGAAATTTCAAAGACGCCAAGTGCTTGTGTTTTTGTAGTAAGCCCAACGACATAAACATATTCTTCTGCACGTCGATCGAGATGCAGCTGGTTTATTGCAAAACGAGCAATTTTTTCGGGCTTATCAAATCTATCTTCTGTAACATCGTAATAACCTATCTCACACAAAACATTCTTCTTATCCTTATCCAATTCTGTTCTGTATTCTTTAATTCTCATAAATCTTTCCTCCTTATAAAATGCACAAAAGACAGACATATTTATGTCTGCCTTTTGTTTTTAATAATCTTTCATTCAATAATTTCTCTTGAGTTTCTATTTTTTAGATGCAAATCTAGGGATAAATCCTTCAAAATTCGTTGCTGGAAACTGATCTCGTACAATATGATCGATAATTCCATAAAAATCATGTGTAAAATTAAATAAATCTGCTTGAAGCCATTCATCTAATCTGATGTTAAATTTGCGATCTGCACTTTCAATATCCATTAATACTGAAAGTTTATCGTTAACATGAAGGCCCTCTTCTTTTGCACGCTGAATAATAGCTGCATATTTTTTATATCTTTCTTTTATCATTATCTATTCTCCTTTTCTACAATTTTGATATTTCCGGTTTTTCGCTCATAATGATAAATGTTATAGCTTAGTTGATTGCTCTCTGAAACTATAATATCATTAGCTGCACCTAACATTTCTTTTACATCATGAATGGAACAATCGTCGGGTAACACGATGCATTCATGTATAGATGACGGAATAATATAAAGATCTGAATGGAGTTTATTTGAAAGTTTCCATAGATTTTCCGTATAGAGAATTTCATTTGCTCCAAAAAGCATATTTTCATTCGTAAGCATATACACAGGATGAGACTCTGCTTCTGGTGGATACATAATATCTACAAACTCTCTTGGTGCTCCTGCTTTAAGTAGCAGTTCACAAGTAACATCATCAAGCAACGTAATTTTTGTTTTCATAATATGTTGACTCATTGCCTTTAGATACAAATCCTTTTCACTCCAATCAAGGGCTTCCATAAGTTCGTTATTAACAATCCCTGTTTCAAATCCCTGATCTGTTTCTTCGCGTACTATACGATATATTATTGCAAGATCAAGAAATTGCCGATGTGGAACATGTTGAAGCATTTCTTTTGACTCTTCCATATTTACTAATTGAATAAATACTTTAGCTGTTTCTTTTGAGAGTTTTTCTTCTTTTTCTCTTCGATCTTCATGAAGAAAATACGCTTTTACCTGCTTAATAATTGTATCCAATGTATATGGAAAATCATAATATGGAAGATAAATCTCATACAATTGCTGTATATTGATCGCAATTCCTCTATCTTCTCCTTTTCGAGTAATTTTGATCCCATCCATCATTCTGTTTGTACGTACTAGCTTAGAAAAAATTATCTCTAGTCCTACTAACTCATTTTTTGATGCTTTTGGCAATTCTTTTTCTAATTCCAATTTGAATTCTTCATAGTTCATTATTTTCATTATTTTCCCTCCTAAAAATAAAAAATGGCATAAAAATAAGCAGATATTTTATATCTACTCAATTTACACCATTTGGTTTATAAAATTTCTATTTTTGTGTTTTCTAAAAAAAGTCACAGTTATATCGGTCTGTGAATCTAATAAAAATACATATTTATTATAACATAAAATTTATATAAGAAAAAGAAGCAGTTAAACAATTTCTGCTTAACCACTTCTTTTCTGCAATCGCCCCAACCTGGAAAATTGAGCGATCATTTTAAATCGTAAATATATCAGGTAACCATTATATCGGTAATACCTTTTCTATTACCAGAATATCATTTCAGTCTTTTCATGTCAATGTTTGAATCACATACTACTTTATGTTATTCAATTTTTTAGTTTTAATATTGATCTAAACTGTTAGATACTATTAATGCTATATGCACTTCTAGGTGTCACAATTAATGCATTATAAATATTCTTTTCCATAATACAATCTGATCTATCTTTAGCTCCATTTCCTGTGTTATAACGTGGTATTTTTAAAAGCATAAGATCTTCTTTATAATATGTAGGTTTATTACGATATTCAATAATTCCAACATTATCTAAATTTTGTTCGTATAAATATTGAAATGTGAATCCAACAAATTCTGAAGGTACACAAAGATAATTAACATCAAAACAAAAATTCATACCACAACCAGATTTAAAATCACCTAATTGCTGTTTTATCTCAATACCTATAGAATTATGAATTTTCCCATTTACATATTCTATTCCTGCCAAATCACATCTATTTCTATGATATTCACCGCATGATACTTCTTCTTGTAGTTGCAATTTATAATCAGAATCATTTCTATTAAATTTCTGTTTTAAAAAATATTTCATACGTTTTGTTCTTTCACTTTCTGACATAATGTCTCCTTTCTATTTCTATAATATGGCTTATGCTTATCCATATATTCTTGTTTTGGAATTTCTATATCGGTAAAAAACTCTTCAACTTCATCGTCCGTAGAAAACTTATCAAAGTTACTTTCTACAAAATAATTAAAGTTATTATGTTTAGCCGGTATGATCGTATTGACTCTACCATCATTTTCTACTACCAAAATACCTACTCCAGAATTAATATAATTATTTCGATAATAAATAATCATTTTATCTAAAAATTCTCGATTGGTAGCAAAAAAGTTAAAATAACCGATAAAATGTTGTCCATGTCCACTATTTAAATCTGATAGTGAACCTTTAATTTCAATAATAACATCTTCATTTAATTCTGAATCATATCGTTCTTTTCCAACTATATCAATGTAACCATTATTTTTGTAATGATTGATATAATATTCTGAATATGTGTAAATTAGTTTTTTACCATTTTTGTTATTTTCCATGGCATATCTCAAATTCTCTGACATCCATTTATCCCAGTTTGTATGTTGTGCCATTATTCCACCTCTGGATAAAGACTTCTGGAATCTCTAATCATGGATATCAATCTTTCTTTTTTTCCTTTGTCTAAAAAAATTGAATGTAAAATTATTAAATCTTCTACATTCAAAGTATTTAAAATTCTTTCAATTTCAATATGCTTATCTAAAAATTCTTTATCCTTCAATGATTTTTTGCAAAATTCTTGCTGCATATAATCGTACTCATTAGGAATCACAATGTCATTTGATTTTTTAACATAGTTCCCATTAATATATCCATATACCACTCGGTACAAAAAATATGAACGACTGCTTAATCCATTTTTACGAATAAAATTATCTAATATTTTTAAATCTTTGTTAGATACATTCATTGTAACTGCTTTCCTTTTTCTATCATCATCAATAGGTTTTCTTCCTGCCATTATAAACTCCTTTTATTCAATATTGATGGTACAAAAAACAAACAGCAATTTCTGTCTGTTTTTTGTACTATAAATTTTCTTAAATTCCAAAATCAGCAAATGTTAACTGTGTTGCATTGTCAAGATTAATATTGTTTTCAGAAGCCAGATCCTTGAATTGACTATGACTATTATTATTAAACTCATAATCGTCAATAGGTTCGTGAAGATATCCCAGCTGTTTTAATTCAACAAATAACTGATTAAACAAAACAAAAAATCTCTTCCTTTCTTCACCCGTTGGATAAGCTGCAATCAGCCCTTCTTCTGATTCATAATTCACTAGATCTGCATGTCCACACAAATAATCATTTCTTTTTCCTGATTCTCTGAGTTTATCTTTTACATAACACGCAAATGCACGAGCAAATAATTCAACTTTGCTTTTCCAGTATCCATTTTCTGTCTTTGTTGCTCCCTGATCAATTTTTTCAGCATTCATATAAAACTCAGTGAAAGTATTATCTTCATTTCTGATCAACCTATGAATCAGCGTTTTAAATGATTCTGGAATCGCATCGATTCTAAGCATATTGGTTGCGTAGTGACCAACAATATGCGAGTCTACAATTTTCCCCAAAAAATCATCGAAAGCGTGACCCCATTCGTGTGCTAATGATCCTGCTCCACGCAGTTTTGTAAGATTGATAACTTCTCTCCCTGGTTCATAATGAGCCAAAGCATTTCCATGACCTCTCGCACCAAAAGCGATTCCTAATGCTCCTGTTTCCAAACCTACCAGTCCGATATCTTCCCGAGATATTTCTAAAGCATCAGCTAAATCACAAAATGCTTCATATGCCATATTTAAGTTAGCTTGACGTTCTTTGTCATTTGTATAATTTCCAAACTCACCGCCGCGAATCTTAAATGCATTCAAGAAATCGTCTCCCACAATATTATGACCATGACGATAATCTTTTCCTTTTCGTTCTATATTTTCCAGCTGTTTTGGAACTAATTTTTTCTTACCTTTGCGTTTTGTTTTTCTTTTTTCTCCTGCAATTAATAAATCAATCAATGTATCCTTGAATAAAATAACTTCTGGTTTACTTCCATAAAAAAGAACATCACGACTTTCTTTACATAATAATAAATACTGCCCTTTTTTGATCTCTTCCAGATTAATCTCTTCACTTCTTGAATAGAAAGGATATGTCTTTCCTGATATTTTCCATGCAATGCAAGGTTTTCCTTTTTGAATTCCGAAACGCTCATGTTCAACCTTTACAGTTTCCTCGTCAAATTCTATAATATCGTATTTCTTTGATAAGAATTCCGTTTTTGATAAGCCAAATCCCGTTTTTTCCATTTTCATCTTTAGCCTATCGAGAGCGTCTTTCTCATGAAGCTTTAGAAATTTGTTCCCATTAGCAATACCATAGTATGGTACAGCATAGCTATAACGACATGGTCCTGTTTTATAAAGCACTCCTTCTTCGCAAAGAATCTTTTTCCATGCAAGATTGATATCATCTTCGGTTTTAACCTTCATAACAATATCTCGAATCTTTTCGATTGCCTGGATGTATTCTTTTATGCTAATGTATGTACGTTTCATGTCAGGATAGATACAAGCTCGCATTTCTTTCAGCCAGAAAACGATTAATCTCGGATATCCTTTTTCTAACATTTCTTCTGCATTGATCTTTTTCCAGATATTGTCTCGTTTTACATATTTGCGTTTTTCTGCTTCTGTCATTTCAATTGTATCTTCAAAGATCATATTTCTTTCTTTCCAAAGATCCTTTTTTGCTCCGCCAATTTTCTCTCCAAAATCATTTATTTTTTGCATAGTATTGACCCCTTTCTCAGATTTTAGATATGATAAAAATTTTCTTCATTGGAAGCTTCAATGCATAATCTCATGTCATCGTAGCCATTATGATTCCCTTCTGTGTGTGCAACACAGTAATCTTCATGCACTTCTACGATCCTGCACTTTACGTTTTGTTCTCCCTGACTATCAAAATCTTCAAATTTCCACACAATCTCTTCATCAACTGTGAATTTTTTCTTTAAATTACTCATAATCTTTTTCTTCCTTTCTAACAAAAAAAGAGGACCGCAGTCCTCTTTCTAAATTAATTCCAATGTGCATCAGTAATAAACATCTGATGATCGTTTGTTTTTAGATATGAGATGGAAAAATCTGAATAATGTTTTTTAAAAACACCCTTTCCGAAAGTTCCATCAAGCACAAAATCTACATCAGCATCTCCGAATAAAATTTCATCATTAATCTCTGATTCCTGGAGCACAAAATTTGGCAGACTTTTTTTTGTAGCCTGTAATTTTTCAAAAATCCATTTTTCAACCATAGCAATCGTTGAAAATCTCATCCCGATAATTTTGCTGAACATATCCTCCACATCATTTTCATTGAAAGTAATCTTTAAATGATGCATTTCAATCAATGTTTTACACATTACTGATTCAAGATATGATTTCCAGTCTGGAAATTCAAATTGAACATCGTGAGAGCAATGTATATCGCAATCTCTTTCAAAACCGTCTCCATTTTCATTTTTTTTGATCTTATAAATGCAACTACGATCTACTCCTTTTTCGATGTGAAGATCATATTCTACACCAATGTCTTCAAACAAAATGCGTGCTGCATTAGGAAGAACTATATTATTTGATGGTCTTGATTCTGGAATATTACATTCAAATTTATATCTTGAATCCAACACAAAATCATATAAATCTGAATCAGGCCCACGATTTGCAAAAATGATTTGCCAGCTAATATCTTGACGTGCATAAGTTTCTTGCTCGTAATTGAATAAATCATACATGATCTTAACTTTTTTTGATTCTGAGAGCTGATCATAATTCTGATCAAGCAATTCCTCATATATCTCATCACAATCCCAACAAGTTTCGACATTTTTAATATCATGCTTGCTTGAATTCAGACTGTTTAATTTCTTTTTGAATCGAAAAGCAATATTTGAAACAGCTTCTCTTTTTTCTTTAAATGTAGACACATACGTCTTTTTATTTTCGCTATTTTTTGCAATTACATAATACATAATTTTTTCCTCTTTTCTTTCTTACTTCAAATCGTGTAATAAAATCAATACTCTACACATTTCAATCTCAAGATTTGCTTTCCATTCAGGATCCGTTGGATCAATTTCATAATGGTAAAATTCATCATGATCTGTTTCAAAATCGTCACCTGCTTTATTCATATCCATCCGGTAAATTGCACTGTAGTTTTCTCCATTTTCGATGCAGAATTCAAATTCTACACCAATATCTTCAAACCATATATACGCAGCTCCTGGAAGAATTACTCCTTCAGAAAACATTTCTTCTGAAATATTACATTCAAATTCATAATCTGGATTCATCATTAAGTTAACTATTTCTTTTTCTTTTAAAGGATAGTTCTTAATAATCTCCCAATGAATTACTTCTGTTCTTTTAGTCTTTTCGCTATGTTTTTCTTCATTATATTCTGGAGTTAATTCATAGCAAATTGTTATTTCCATAGAACAAAAAATCCCAAATTCAAAGTTTTTGATTGATTCTTCTAATGTCTCATCATACTTATTTTTATCCCAAGTTGATGTGATTTTCTGGTATTTCTTATTGTTAGTTTTCAAACGCTTTATCGTTTTCTGATATTGATCAACCACGAAATTAATCATAGGCTGCATATCCTCAAATGGAAGCACAATAGAGCCTTCTTCTTTTTCGCTGTTATAAATATGTAAATAATACATGTTTTTCCCTTCTTTCTTTTAATAATAAAAAAGTAGAAGCAATTTCTTGATTCTACTCATTACATGGATGAAACTCTATCAAATGACTTTCCGGATCGATCAGACAGATTGGAATTTTGTCTTTTGCATAACGTAAGCAGCTTGCAGTTCCACTATTTCTGTCTTTTGTAAAATCCTTATTCAAAGGATATAATCCGACGATCATCTGACTATTATCAACCATTTCTTTATTCCTTTCTAAAAGTGCTTTAATTTTTCCATCGTTTGTTGATACATCCAATGTTCGAATCTTGGAAACATCTACAATCTTATCTGACATAGATTTCATCTTTCGATATTCTTTTTTGCCAAACAGACCTGTTTCATTCCAGAGTTCTTCCTGACCAACAAATGGAATATACACTTCATTTTTTAAGGAATACTTCTTCTTTAATGAATTTGCTGCCCAAAAAGCAAGCTGATCGATTCCCTGTGCTCCACCTGTAATAACTGTTAAGATTTCATCCGATTCTATTCTACAAAAACCTCGAAGGAAATCATGAATACAATCGACAAGTTTCTGATATTTTTCCTTGTTTTTGTATCCATACAGTTTATTGGGTCTTGGTCCGGTAAAGCAAATGGTTCTCATTGTACTGAAATCAGTCATTTTCTTCCTCACTTTCTGCCTTAACAGCCTTCTTAATCTCTGAAAAGCCGTCAAAAAAAGCATTATCAAATATATCTAATACAATTTCTGCTTTAGGTTTTAAACAATAATGCCCAAAATTCAAATTTTGAATTTTTTCATTCCAGCTTGTCCAGACAGCATATTCCCCTGTTTTTTTCTGTACCGCTGAAATCATATATAAATGAGCATCTTGTGGAAGATTGCTTTGTCTTGCAACACTGATTAACTCATAGTTTGGCAGCATTTTTTTGAAATATGCATTGATATTTTTTCGTACTTTGTAGCTAACCTCTAAGGTTCTCCATGTACTCATTACCAGATCTTCCGTATACATTAATATGCGGTTTTCATCACTGTTAATGTCATGGAATTCTCCATTTTTGTCATAAAACTTAATGATTATGGAACCCTTATATTGTCCTCCTACATCTTCAATGGAAGCAAGCTGTGAAGTGATCGTATCAATCTGCATAACTTCTCCATCTACTGTTAAAATGTCGCTTGGTTTTAATTCTAAATTCTTCATGGTATAAATCCATCCTTTCTAAAAATTAAAAAAGGGCATAAAAAAAGCAGACAAATTGTCTGTCTAATCTTATACCCTTATGGTTAAATGTTCTGTGTTGTTGTATATTCTTAAAAAAAGTCCTATTTATCCTATTGTGGACGAGGAATCTAATAAAAATACATTAATATTATACCATATATATTTGAAAAAAAAAAGAAGCAGACACATAAAAATACATATCTGCTTCTTAATCTGAGTAACAATTTTGTCATTGATTATAATGGAACTTCTTCATCACCAGCTACAATTTCATCTGTACCTGTTTCCGGCACTGTTTCTGTAATATCAGCTACTGCTTTTTTAGGCATAACATGCTGACTTTTCCCAGATGCTAAAAGAAATCCGCCTGCAAGCATCATAACTGCAAGTGCCATAAATGACATTCTTTTTAATTCTTTTGTCATAATTACTTTCCTCCTTCCTGAAAAAATTATAATTAATTTCTGACCATGCAGAAATCATTATCGTTTTGATGGGTTTGTCTTGAACATTTTAACAACGCTGTCATACATAGCTTTTCCATACTTGTCTGTATTAGTTTTCATAGATGCAGCTTCGGATTTGTTGGAGATAAATCCAAACTCTGTCAAAGTAGATGCAGTTTTTGTATGACGTAATACAGCTAATCCAGTACGATCTACCAGTCCTCTGTTCGTAAATCCTGTTGCTGCCTTTGTAAAGTTATGTACATTAGCTGCCCACTTATAGGATGTAACTCCATTGGATGCTTTATATCCTTGAGAATTGTATAACGTCTCTGAACCTTTTGCTGTTGCTCCTGCAGAGTTGATGTGGCAACTAAGGAAGTAATCAGCTCCAACGTTGTTTGCCAGATCACTTCGATCTGTCAAAGATGGATAAGTATCAGTGGTTCTTGTGTAATACACTGCATAATTCTTATCCTTATCAAATTGTTTCTTTGCTGCTAAAACAATGCTTAATGTAAGGTCCTTTTCTCTTAATCTATTTCCTGTTGCTCCAGAATCAGAACCACCATGTCCGGCATCTAAAACTAAGATATTTTTATACATTGTTTTTGGTGTTCCCCATTTGATGTAAGCATATCCATTGTCAAAAGAAACAGCATATCCACGATAAGAACTAGAGGCTTTTACATAGACATATGTTCTTTTTTTCGTAGAATTATATTTGACTGTAAATCCTGACATACTGCTTTTTGCGTAGCGGTTTGAAGCATTATTAAAATGGCTTACATAATTGCCTGCACAAGACATGAATAATTGACGGCTAGTATACTTATCTTCAAGATAATAGCTTGTCACTCCGCTAGGTAACTTGATTCTTAAATCATAATTAATCTTAGAAGCTTTTACACGAGCGTTTGGTAATGTTCCCGTAACTGTATATTTAGTCGTTGTTGGCTTTGTCGCGGTAGTTGTAGTCGTTGGTTTGGCTGTTGTAGTCGTTGTTTCAGGTTCTTTCACAAAAGCTGGTCTGTCATAGGTAAATGTATTAGAACATCCATCATATACAGATTTCATATTTTTCATATGTTCTGCAATTTCTTCTGCATAAGAAGGATTTGTTGAATACTGATGCCAGATATTATCCTTTTTCGGATTATATCTCATTTTGAATAGTGTATTCTGCTGATAAACGGTATTATGAATATAATTATCAGCAACATACTGTGCAGCTCCATTTAATGCTTTGTCTACACTTGTCCATCCCATATAATACGCATAGGAAGAACCACAAAGCTGCGGATCACTGTCATATGCCTTGATTCCATACAGATTATATACTGTTGTTTCCGGAATTGTTTTTGTAATATATTTTCCATTAACTTTCTGGAATCCTGTTACATTTCCATTGGCATCTTTTTTTACACTATCGCCTGTAATGACCTTCGTAATAGCTTTCTTACTTAATGCACTTGTTCCGTATGCAGATTCATTAATCGTCTGGGATACTAAGTACACTGGATCAATCTTTTCTTTTTTAGCAGCTGCAATGATTGCACTTGCTTTTCCTTTTAACACGCTGTTATTTTTATTTTGTAATAACTCATCCAGTTTTTTCGCAAATGCAGATTCATTTACATTATGATAAACATCAATTCTCATATACTGTTCATCATTTACTGTTGATGTAATTTTTTTCTGATATGCATTTTCATCAAACGTTTGATTGTTATACTTAGGAACAGCTTTGCTCTGTTCTTTCGCATACGCAGATGCTGTCATATCATAGGATGTTGTTACTTTTTTGTTTACAACTTCCGGCTTAGTTTCTGTTGGTTTTGCCGTTGTTGTTGTGGGTTTCACTGCCGTTGTTGTAGGCTTCGTTGTAGCTGTAGTTGCATTATTAGAACCACCTGACTGACTGGCCGCTCTCATGCAGCCTGCACGTTTCGTAGCATTCCATTTATAGCTAATGCCTAAATTTTTGGCTGTCCATGATCCCGGCACCATAATGTAATTAGTTTTGTTGCCGTAGTTATATACTTTTCGTGGAGCTGTAGACATTGTTGTTTTTTTGCCATTGATATAAGCAGTCTTACTATCGACTGTCATTTTAATGGTTGTATTATATCTGCTTAATGTAAAAGTATCTCCACTTTTTTTATATAATACTTTGGGACCCTCCGCCTGTCCAAAAATCCAGTAAGCAGAATACATTGCATTGGAATCCTCATCAATGTATCCAGGCATTTTTGTACCTAGAATCTTATCATTCCATCTTGCATCCACTGCACTCTTTTTATAAGTCTTATTGTTATGCAGATACTTGATTTGTACTGTATCTCCAGCTTTGAAGGAATTTGCAGCATAAACCATGTTGACCCCTCCTCCAAATCCTGTTCCTAAGACAGTTACCAGACTCATTGCCATTGCCATGAATCGTTTACATGTTCCTTTTTTCATAACCTATACTTCCTCCTTATTTAAAATACCGCAATAATTTGCTTATTGGCTTGTCCTGCTTTGGCTTTGTACCGAATTGTTACTTTTGTTCCAGGATTTAAATCTTCTAACTTCTTAATTAAATCTTCTTTTTCAACGATCATCACTTCATAACTTCCATCAGACATTTTCATTTCCACACTATTTGTGTCAGAAAATCCGTTATAAGTAACCGTCGCCTTAACTGCAGCTTTTTGTTCGTCTTTTTTAGTAGCAATTGGTGTTTCTGTTGTTGCTTTGGTTGTTTTTTTCGCTGTGCTTGTTGTTGTGCTTGTCGTCACTTTGGTTGTAGCTTCTGTCGTAGCTGACGATGTTATTGTCTGCTGATCTTTATTTTTTGAAATATTTTCCTTTTCCGTGGTTGATGCAACTTCTGTAGTTTTAGTAGTTGCTTTTTGTTTTTTCTTTGCAGATCCACATCCACTTAGCACCGCAAGACTTAATACCGCAATAAAAAGACCAATAACTCGTATTCTTTTTTTACTCATATCATTGTCACCTCCTCTCTGATCGACTGATTATTAACAGGTATATATATAAATAAAAGCATAAAAAAAACAGACCATTCGTCTGCTTAATCTATGCTTCTATATCAAAAATATTGAATTGTAATACATAATTTCTCTAAAGCTTTATTCCTTAAAAAAGTCCAAACTATCCCTGTTGTTTTGGAATCTAATAAATTAATTACATTATAACACATTTTAAGCTTTCAGAAAACAAAAAAAGAGCTGCACAAAAATGTGCAACTCCCTTTCCATTATTTAAATAATTTTGGCCTTTTATAAGGCGTTTTCCATTCTTACATAATCGTATCGGACATTACATCCAAAAATTTCTTATAATTTTTATTCCTTGAGCAATCTGGGATCGCAAAGATGATTTTTTCAAAAGTCCAAAATTCTTCAATCAAAAGTCTTTTGAAAATCTGTGCAACTTCTGTTGCATCCTGACCAAAAACTCCCGCTCCGTAAGCACCCAAAATAAGCGTGTCTACTTTTTCTTTTTCTGCAATATGTAAGACAAAACGAATTCTTGACTCTAATGCATTATAGTTTTCTTCATCTGATACATGACAATATTTCTGTGCTGCCGATTTGTTTGGTGCAGCACATGTAATTACATCACAAAGTGTCCCTACACTATCATTTGTAAATACAACATCAGGAGAATACAATGCTCGATTTTCATATAATGCACGATTCTTGTGCTTATCATTCCAAGCGTAATAGTCTTTGAATTCAGATAATACATTGTATAAAAACGATGCATGGCATAAACTTTCTTCCTGAGCACTGCTACCTTGTAAAAACATTCCGCCGGCATTTTTATAGCTGGCAAAGTTAAGAATTGCCGTCCTTTTTTCTTTCCTTTTGTAACGAAATATTGCAGACACCGTATCCAGATCAACAACGGAAACTTCTCTTGTCAATACTGGATTTAATTCATCAAATGTATTTGTATCATCATATAATTTTGTATTTCGAACACATTGTTCAATATGATCTGAAAAAACATAAGCCATATTTTTTGTATGGAGATAAGCTCTTTCTTTTCTTTCGTCTCTATTTTCCCAATAATGGGCATTACGATTATGATTCATTAGTATTCTTCCTTTCTTATATAATATAAATTTCTCTGTTTTCAACTTCAATACTTTGTTTTACATCTCAATGGCTAATCATTACCTAAATCATCAAAATGAATTCCAAATTCATTGTAAAATTCTTCTTCATCATAACAATCAGTGAGATCTTGGATGTTTGGATGCTGCCAATCAACAAAATCAAATAAGGCTTTGGCAATGTTTTTGTATCCATTGCATTCCTTCAAGAAATCATTTCCTGTATAGCAATTTTTCAAAATATCATTCAAATTTTCCCCTGTCGCTACGACTCCAAGGTTCAATTTATTAAGATAAATATCAGGAATATAAATAATATTATCGGATACTTCAAATTCTCCTTTATAAATCAAACATTCCTGACCATCAGTAAAATCAAAAATTTCTTCAAGACATTCTCCCTGTTTTAATCTTGCTGCCAACTCTCTTTTATTAATCATATTTTTTTCTTTCGCTTCATCAGATACGATATTATCTTCTTTTTTGTCTGCCATATTTAAGACTTGTCTTCCAAATTTTAAAGCCTTTTCAATAAGCTCAAATTCCCTTTCTGCACACAAAGCATTATAATTTCCATAAATGGAATCTCTACAAAAGATGATTGTATGTGGAAATATATAATTATTTGCCACATTAAAAAAACGACGATCCATAACATCAGTATTCAAGTAATCACGAAATGTTTTCAGAATTTCTTTTTCAGATTTCTCATCTTTTGCCTGTAAGATATACAGATCATCATTACTTGATATATCTGTATGTAAGATGCGAGTAAGAAGATAATCATTGCTAATAATTTGATCATTATTTTTATGATTTTTAATCATTAGATCACTGGTATAAATTCCATATTTTTCAAAGCATAACTTTGCCTCGGCCATTGAATCTAAATGTGCTTGATGCATATTTGCATCATAATCATCTGCAAATTCTTTTCCATCTGTTGTAATGTATTTTGTCATTGGAATTGTTACTACATCTTCCATTTTTTTAATTTTTTTGTTCATAATTTTCTCCTTAATTAATATTTTCAATTTTTGTATGATTTTATAGAACAGCGTCCGTAATAAGCTATTTTTTAAGATACTCTGTGGGAATTCTCGGCCATTCAATGTAATCTTTCATATTCAGATTGCAATTCTTCTATTTTCTTCTTCAATTTCTGCTTTTGATTCTCTTTTAAATCTTTAGAATTCTCTATACTTTTTGGAAATTTACTTTTCCATCTAGCATAATTTTTTAAAATTCTTTCCCTCTCTTCTTGCGTATCTACCAATTTACTTTCAATTTTTTTACATATATAAGCATCATGCCATTTAGATAAATAATCATACATACGATTTTCAGAATTCGCCACAACTGCATATTTAACATTTCCATCATCATCTACAATTTTTTTAATAGTCATTCCATATTTTTCTTCCATTTCAAAGAAAAAAACATGGTACTTAAATCATCACATGGTGTTGGATCATATAATGCAGCAGCATTAACATCCAAAGTATTTGCTATCCGAAATATCATGGAGACTTTTGGATTTCTTGCTCCATTTTCATATTTTTGAATTCGATCTGCTGTCAATCCCAGCTTTTCACCTAACTCAGATTGAGACAGACCATTTAGAATCCTAATATTTCTTATTCTTTTTCCGATTTCCGTTTTGCTCATTATAAGTAAACAAAAGAGACTTATCATCTAAGCCTCTTTTGCCCCACTGTAGAGTGAGCCTCCTTTCTTATCAAAAATTTTCACATAATAAATATGCGATTGGATTTGTTTCTTTTAATTTTTCCCATGGAATCTTACATGCACGACATTTCGCATTACGAATCTTTTCCATAATTTCCGGAACAGAATCGTAAATAGATGCAATTTTAGGACAAAGTGCCGACTCACCAATCTTAATACTTCCATCTGGTGCAATAACTGGTGTACAAACCTTGCCATTAGATAAAAGTATATTGACCAAATCCTTCAATGTTGCTTCTGGTTTCTGCTTTGTAATCAAAATGCAATTGATACATTTAGGTGCAATCGTATTCCAATATTCATCGGAATAATTCTTCAAAGCACGTCCTTGTGGATACAAACAGTGAGATTTATTGTTTTGATCCGAAGGCACCGTATCAATAATAACTCCTAACTTAGATAACCAATATTTTTCATTATCTGTTAATGGATCGGGATAAAATCTCGGATCATCTGTCACCTGGATCATAACATATCGTTTTCCACAGTGTTTCAAGAACTCTGAAACTGCATGATAAATTTTTTTGTTACGAACAAGTTCACGACCATTTGTTGCAAATGTGATTGGATACTTAATCGGTAATGTCTTCCAATATGATTCGATAAGTGACAGCATCTTCAAAATATCTGGATGTTCAAACATTTCTCCACCTGAAAAACTCCACGTTGGAATCTGATTTTTGATCATAAATTTTAATACATCTTCAAATACTTCCAGTGTCATATGTTCTCCATCCGGTTTGCAGTCTGATAAACAATGCGTACATCCCATTTTACAAGCATATGTAACTTCTACTAACATGATTTCTTTCTCCTTAATAATATCTTCAATTTAGCTTAGAGGCTTTAATCAATCACTAATCTTTTAAATTAATGGATCTTCTCCCTCTAACCACTGATGAAATTTTCCATTTTCTTCTTTGTATTTCTTCTGTTTCTCTTGATACCATCGTTTAGACAACTCGAAAATCAAATCTAAATAGCAGCGTTTGCTAGAAAAATATTTTGAAGCAATCTTGCTTAATTCAGGAATCACATAAAAATCAGCTTTTTTAAGGCAATCATAAAAAATCAATAATTCCTCATCTGTATAATCTTCAAAAAGATTTTTTTCCGGAGAAATCTTCTGTTGTTTTTCTTCTGCTGCCAGAAAAATATTCAAAGCATTTGTAATATCCTCTTGCATCTCTATATCGTCAAGAAAAAGAGCTTGTGATCTCGCTTTATTAAGCATTCCAAGTCCCTCTTTGATCAAAGTCTTAATTACTTCACGTTCCTTTTCCATCCCGTCTTTAGGATTTTCAATTTCAGGACCATAAACATTTTTGAAAAGTTCTGTATATCTTTGTATCTGATATTTCCAACTAGAACAATCAAATACAATGTAAAAATACTCTCCATAATCTTCTATCGAATCGTCTGTTCGAATTAATTGGTTGTTTTGTGCAATTTCCAAAACTTTTTTCAAAATATTTGTTCTGATTCTAAAATATTTCTTTGGACCTAATTCCATTGGAATCTCATATTTTACTAATATAATAACCTGATAAATATTGTCATATAGTCCGTTTAGATCAAATTCTACTTTTGTTATTCTACTAAGCTGTAAAAAATCTTTCTCTAACTTTTGACATTTATCAAGTATGTTGAATCTTTCTGCAATTTTTATTTCCTTTTCTTCCATGTGTTTTTCTCCTTTAGTAAAAAAGCGGTATGAGATTTATACTCACACCGCTTTTAGTTATTTCTTAATATTCTTTCAAAATTCTAATTTTCTCCTGATTTTATAAGAAAATCAGTATAACAATCTGATTGAGCAATCACTGTACAACCATGATTTGATAATATTTTGTTGATACGTTCATTTTCTGCATTTTCAACTTTTTCTTCTAATTCTTCATAATCAATTTCATCTTTATGACCTGGAATCTCAATATCCAGATCTTCTAAGATTTCATTCATTGCATCATAAATAGAAATATCCGGATTATCAAGCTGTCCTCCATCAATTTCTGAATAATCAGAAGTATAAAGTGTATAATCGTAACCATCTTCTGATTTCTGAATCATAAAATAGTTATCTCCAATTTTGCAGGCCAATGAATTTTTGCATGATATAGACTTATTCTTTACATTTTTAATAGATTCCCATTGTCCTGACGATAAATTAAAATAAAACCGTTGTGAATCAATTTCATAATCATCATTTCTATCATAAAAATGAATGACCATAGCACAGGCAGCATATAGATCTCCATTTTTCTCTCTTGGAAGATTATCAATAGAAAAATTAACGCTCCATATACGATCGTCTAATTTTAGAGTTGATAACTTTTCTGCAGCCCGTTTCATCAAATAAGAAATATCTTCATTTTCAATCTTTTCAGTCATATGTATGAAATATAGCATATCATCTTCAAAAGTATAATCATAATAATATCCATCACGCATATAAACCGTATAAATCTTCAAGTTTGATAAGTTATATTTTATAGCCTGTTCTCTTGCAAGATTTAAAACGTCTCTAGCCATTACGGCTCCTTCTGTAATGAATAATTTAGCTCCTTCGTTTGTTATTTCAATCTTCCAATTTTTTATATTATTTTTATTTTGCATTTTAACCTCTTCCTTTCTTAAAAAAAATCCAGTATATCCGACAATCTGTCTGAATATACTGGATCAATAATGATTCTACGTTCTTTCTTAATTAAATGGGAGTTCATCCTCCAGTCCATCAGGGATGTTCATAAAACCATCGCTTGCTGCCGTACTTGGCTGAGGTGTGCTTGGCTGTGAAGCTCCCCTATTATTGTTCTGGGATGCAGCTGCTTTGCTCTCTGCAAATTCCTGTTCTTCGATCACAACTTCTGTTGTGTAAACTTTCACACCCTCACGGTTTGTATAACTTCCTGTCTGGATTCTTCCGGAAACAGCAATCTTTGTACCCTGTTTGAAATACTTCTCTGCAAATTCTGCTGATCTTCCAAACGCTAAACAGTTAATAAAATCTGCACTCTGCTCACCATCTCTTTTGAATCGTCTGTCTACCGCTAATGTGTATCGTGCGATTGCCATAGGATTTTCTCCCTGTGAGTATCTTACATCTGGATCTCTTGTTAATCTTCCCATTAAAATTGCTTTATTCATTGTTTCTTTCTCCTTTTCTTTATAACTAATTTTTTGACTTCTTTTTAGCTAATTTTTACTTAGCTCCTGATAAAACGGTACGCTCATAAGTTCCGCACGTAATACATCATACATTTTATGTAAACGTGGGTTTACTAGACTCATCCATTTTTTTCGATCATCTTTTGCCATTGCTTCTCTCACCATAGTTGCACTGATTGGTAAATCCTGTCTGTTAACGATTAATTCAGCTGTGTTTGCAAGATCTTTTTTGTCAAACCAACCGCTTCGGCTTTCATCGTTGCCATAAATCATCAGCTCGGGATTCTTGTAGATGTATCTGTCTACATTGTTTAACAGATAACGTCCCCATTCAGGACAAATATCATTTTCGTCCGTCATGTCCGAAAGTGCATAAATCATAATCTCTGGACGATCTCCATAAATCTCTCTTAGGATTTTGGTCCGTGTATTGATATTGAACGGATTACGTTCAGTTCCAGATTCCTGTGCAGAGCCGATTAGAATCAGTAATCGATCACACAGTAACAGACCAGTATCAACTAATTTTTCATGACCTTTATGGAAGGTCTGGAATCGTCCACACACTAATCCTACGTCATAAGGTTTCATTCATAAATAAGCGAAATTTTTATTCCTACATTAATTGTTGAAAATAATTCCGCCCTCGCCATTTGGCGAGCCTCCTTTCTAATATTTATAATATTTGTTAACTACTCCACCCATTTTAACTGCTCTAAAAGATCTGTCGCTGCTAAAATAGACTTCGTATAATAACTGTATCCATCTACTTTACGATAAAGTTCATTTAATTTTCCAAAGCTTTCTGCATAATAAGCCATAGGATCATTATCATCTGCATTTTCTTTTACAATATTGTAAATTGGTCTGCAAACTTCATCATAGAAATCTCTATTTATATCCTTAACCTCTTTACAATAAAACATCATCATCTGTGTCATATTGCGTTTTAAGAATTCTTTATTATACATCGCATTCTTATCAATTTCAGCATACATGATTGTCTGTAAGCGATTCCAGTAATTGATATCATGCTGCTCTGAATCCTTAATGTTTTCCATCGCAAAATATAACAATCTAAAATTTGTTTGAATGATGATTGTATTAGATTCTGCTACCTGTGCCATAGTTATATTACTCCTTTCTTTATACAAATTTTATCTTTTGAACATGTGAAAATCGAAAGATTAAGAAATTCACACAATCCTGTGATTCTAAAGTTTCTGTCAAACAATAAAAACCTCTACGCAAATAAAGATCCGGATTATTTCTAAATCTTTCAGCTCCAGTTTTTTGTAGGAATCCTGTTAAGATATCTCCATCAAATAACTCGATTTGAACTTTTTCCCCTAAATATTTCTGTTCGAATTCTGCTTTTCTCATAGCTTCCTCCATTAAATTTAATCAATGATAATTGTAAAGCCATGTTTCTTTGTAGCTTCTTTATTAATTACAATTCGTTTTACTTCTTCTCCTCCATGAAAACATTCCACTGATAACAGCTTGTCGATTTCTCCAGTAGCTGAATTATGAATGCCGATAGATTGTCCTTTGAAGACGCCAGAATCGTAATTCCATGCTTCGATCATGTCTTTATGATTTATTTTCTTCTTCAATTTACTTTTCCTTCTTTCTATCCTTGATTCTTTTGATTGTTTGTCTCAAAAATATCTTTCCGATTTTATACTGGAATTCTTTTTTGCTCATATTCTGTTTCATTGTATTACATGATTTACATGTACACTGCAGATTAGACAGTTCATTTTTTCCGCCTTTTGAGACTGGAAAAATATGATCAACTGTAAAATCTTCATATGGAACAAAATCACCGCAAATAGCACAATGTCCTTCTGCTAAGTTGTACACTTGTGTCCGCAATGTTTTAGAAACAGATTTTCTTTTACATTCCTGTTCTGCCGTTTTTACTGGTTCTATATTTTGTACAGTAATCGGTTCCAATTTGTAAGTTTTCAGTTTTTTCTTGTATTTATGCTTGATATTATCTGCTTCACTTTGTGATTGAAAAATCGTTGCCAATGAACGTTCTCTGACTTTTTTCAGACTGCCACCAGCAGTGATTTGCACATAATAAACATTTCCGCATCCTTTGTTGTGTAAAATATACTGCATAAATACGACTCCTTTCCAAAATTAGAGTGGTTTGTATAAGCGGGTGTTGTTTAACCCGAAAATACGGTCCGTGAATGTTCCGTTGCTCTGATCTTCTAATGCATGTTCACATTGATACATTTCCGCATCGATCATATCAATTCGATTTAACATGATAGCCTCCGGCAGCTGTGGAACTGTAATTGCTCCGTACTCCTGCTTGCCGTGATGAGATGCTAATAAGTGTTTTAAAAGTAAAATCTTATCTTTATTCTCATCATTTTGAAGATCTAATTTATTGCAAGCTTCATCGATCATTTCACATCCAATCAGTAAATGTCCAAGCAAACTTCCTTCCGGAGTATAATCGGCATTTCCTGTAGGATCTGTATATAATTCTTTTAACTTTCCAACATCATGTAAGATAATGCCGGTTAACAATAAACTGTGATTTAAGGCTTGCCCATACACCTTTCCAAGTGCAATTCCACTCTGAACCATACGGAATGTATGATACAAAAATCCAGATCGAATGTTATGATGTACTGCTTTGGCAGCAGACCAGATAAAGATCTGTTCTTTGTACTTTTCATAAATATTATGAATGATAGCAAGATAAGCATCATCAAGTACTGTTTGATCTGCAATCTGTAAGATATACTCATACATTTTTTGCGGACTGTAAGGTGCTGCATTGATGAAATCTTCCATTCTGTACTCAGATTCCAAAGCTTCTCTGTACATATCCAGTGTAAAATCTTTCTGTCCATTGTATTCTCCAACAGAAAATTCACCGATGATCACTGTATTCTTATCAAATGGAAATTCTTCAACTGACATATTCCATAACTTGGCATCTACCTCTTTCTTCTGATCATCTCTTAATTTTAAGATCAAATAGGGTTTTGAAGTTCTGGTCTGTTTCTGTGTAACAGATACAATCATCACTGAACCTGAAATCTTTCCTTGAATTGTTGCTTCTTTAAACATAAAAATCTCCTTTCGTAAATAAAAAAAACAGACTTTTTGTCTGTTTCAATGATTTTTTTCAATTTAATATATTTTTTAATCTCCTTTCCTCAAAATAAAAAAGGGTATAAAAATAAACAGATACCATATATCTGCTTAATTTATACCCATGATTGATAATTTTCTATTAACTTGATTCTTAAAAATGTTCAGAATTTTCCTATATTCTAAAGTCTGATAAAAATACAATTCTATTATATCATGTTGTGAGCAGTATCTCAATCCTAACATAGTGAAATTTTTTCTAATGCAAGAAACACCCATCGCTTAATCTCTGGATTTTCTGCAACGATATCCAATGCTCGATCATGATCCATTGCTCTACGATACACCCTGTCACTTATCAATGCATCATAAATATCAGCTGCCATTAAGATTTGAAAATATTCTTTTGCAAAATCGCTGATCTGTTCATCTGTCAGCGTACGATATTTGTGTGTACCATGATGCAGTAATATTAATTCACAAATATCTTTTTCAAGCCCATATTCCATGCAAGCTTCATATCCATAGTATGCGTGCATATCAATGACTTTGCGTTCCAATCCTGTTAATGGTCTTGGTGCATTCAGAATCTTTTCTGGAATGTAATATTTCCCAATATCATGATATCTTGCTGCAACCGTTAACATCTTTGTGTCGTATTCAGACAGCCTTAATTCTTCTGCCATTGCTTTTGTGTATTGTTCTACTCTATTGCAATGGATTTTGGTTTCCTTTGAAAAATATTTCTGTATTTTATATCTTGTCTTAATCATTTGTGTTCTTCCTCCCAATCTTTACCATACTTCTTTTTCAACTGTGGATTATCAAAAATATTTCCTACAACTATACAATCTTCCGGATCTTCTGCTTCTCCAAAAAAGTGATCATATACCCAGCCTTTTCTTTCAAGTGCCCAAGATGCATATTTTTTGTTCCAATGAACAATGGTATAGATATAATAGGATTTTATGATGTCGTTTTCAAAAATCAGTTTTCCGTTTTTATCACTCACTCCTGTGCATTGACAGATGGTAGACTCATCTATTTGATGCGTTAGATTATCGCTTTCAAAGGGATGTTCAAAAATATAATGTTTTCCCATGAATACATAGTAAGATCCTTGCACCCATTCTCCATTGTCAATCCGTTTCGCTTTAAACAAAAATCTATTGTTAATTTCCATAAAGATACTCTCCTTTTGCAACTCCTCTGATATCCAGATCTGATGTTTCAATATTGGTTCCATACTTTTTAACGATACAGGACAAGGAAGTTTCCCTGTCCTGCATAACAATTAATAATTATCTTTCTCATATTCCAAAATCTTCTGCCAATGTTCTGCCATTGGACCTGTTGGATCGTAATGATATCCTGCTTTCATAAGTAGCAGTTGATCCAGATTGCAGTCATTTTCATAGAATCTCTTATTTCGAAATTCCATCAAAAGATTCTGTTTTAAGATATGCTTTTTCGCATCTTCTTTAGATAAACATAAAACATCATTTGCTCCGCTTGTCTTATTTTTTAAAGCAAATTCGTAAATGACTCCGTCATGTTTCAGACAGTATTCTTGATCACTGTACTGAACAATAGCAGTAATATATTTACGACCAACCTTTTTAATCTCAGCCGGAACAATGTGATATACTTGTTTCATCTGATCTGAATCGTATTTCTTGGTTACAACATAAGCCGTATTTCCAACGATAAGCTCTTTTTTATTAATCTTCATGATTTTTTCCTCCTGTTATTTTTTGCTTTGAATCTTTATAACAATCCTTTTTCTTCTAACGAATACTTTACTTCTTTACAGTGATATTTACTTTTCCATGTTCTTAAAATAAAATAGGAAAAATTGAGTTGTGCGATATATGTATTGGCATCTAAAATCATTAAATCAAAAACAGTGTAATCTCCGACAAAATCATTCAAATATTTATCATCAATATCCAACACATAAGACATTTCATCATAGTCGAAACCCGTAATATAAATTTTTCTTCCTGACTTCAAAAATGATTGAAGAGGCTTCAGCACATTTTTCTTTACTTCCATTTTCTTTTTATTCTTAGAAAGTAATTGCTTACGATCATCATTTTCTTTGTGATTCTCACTTTTTTCTAATCTTCGCGAAATTTCAATTTCCTGCAGTAATTCTTCTAAGCGATTTGCAGCTTCTCCACAAATACACGCCTGTTCACCTAACTTTGAAGATTTTTCTAAAATTCTTAATTCTTTGATTAAATCTTTTGTTTCCACTTTAATCGACCTCCCAACTCCAAATTTTTTATTTGTCATTGTATTTAATATAAAGTTTTTCCCATTTACTTAACCAGTTTTTGGCACCAACGTAACTTTGATAAGTCAACTCGTTACTATCTTGCTTTTCTTCATACATATCGCACTCATGTTGCACTTTCCACCAAACATCAGAGAAATTTTCAATTCTGTCATCATCCATAACAATATATACTTTTAGTTTTATTAGTTCTCTTATTGCCTTCTCACAATCAGCTGGTAATTCTTTTTGAAAAATTTTAACCATGGTTACTCTCCTTTTAATTTCTTATAATTCTTCTATCATTTCTGTTGCATCTTTAATCTTATTTAATGGACGTGCTTCATACTCGATATGATATGTATCAAAAGAAGCATACGCATGAAACGCCATAAAACCTTCTGTAACGGGTTCTTCATAGCTTCCAATTCCATCAATACTGTCTGTGCAATCATTGCACGTTTCTTGTGATAATTTTTTATCATCTTCAATTAACGATAAAAGATACCTCTTAATCTCTTCTTCTGTTGCAGTGAGCCGTTCAATAAAGAACTGACTGATGCCATCATTCCACACTACAACTAACCACTCATTTTTTTGTTCAATCATTGTTTCCCTCCTAATTTTAAAAAACTATCATTGATGCTTTGCTTTAGCAGCATACACATCATATGATAGTTTCCTTCTCATTCTTTTATTTCATTGGAAATATCACTTTTGGTACCTCTTATAGAGCATCCCTCTGTATCGTGTCGATGAAGAATTTCTTCAATCTGTTTCTGTTCTTCATCATTCAAACAGAATCCTGTCCAATAAGAGAAGTCATTTTCTCCGAATTGATTGATGATTCCAACAATTTTTGACTCCATTTTTCCCATGCTGATTTCAAGCTCGAAACCATCATGACAGAAACCATATTTTTCTGATAGAGCCTCTGAAACCCCATATAAGAAATCTTCGTTGTAATTCAAATCTTCGTTTGTATCATACTGAGATAAATTAATATTAAGATCTAAAGCATTAACCTTATCAGGCAATCCTGCCATAACATCATCGGATGCATCCCATTGAATATTTGTAATCCTAACATCTTCCCATGATTTTCTTTTGCTCAGATTAGGATTCGCTATTTTTCCTTTACAAAAATCTCTAAAATCCCGATGCTTAATGATTGTACCATCTTCAAATTGAATATCAATGTCATTATGTGATCGATATTTTATGATTGAAGCTTTCATACCACAATTCATCGTTAAACACTTATTTATTGGATCATTGTCTTTTAACGCACAATGTATGATTTTGCCAGTATTTTCATAATTGATATATAATCTATCAAAATGAAATTTAATCACAAGGTGTCTTGCTAGATCTATAATATCATCGGATTTTACACCCAAATCATTAATGATCAGCGTTGATTTATTTTCTTTAATTTTTAGTTCCCAATTCTTAATCATACTTTCTTTCTCCTTAAATACAAATCATATGAATAATATCATTTTCCGGTACGGGCATTTTTCGTTCACGACGATCTAAATCTCTTTGACCCCATTCATCGATGAAATCATCCTCAACCGCTGATCTCTCTGGTTTGTGATCATACTCGAAGATATAATCATCATCAATAAGATCATCATTATCGTTGACTCTTTGAACTTTTGCGTAGAATGAAGGAAATTCTTCATCTTCTGCTTTTCCAATTACATACTTTACTTTTTCCGCTTTCCATTCCGTCTTCCATTCATCAAGCTTGATGCACTTATACCCATCAATTTTAATTTGCTTTTCGTTTTTCATAATGTATTCCTTCCTTATCAATAATTTTATCGTTTGGCAATATCTTCACAAATCATGTTTGCCAGAGAAACGTCATTTTCACATAACTCTTTCAAATTTTCTCTTATATCATCATAAGATTTTGAAAATTCTTCGTAAGCATAGTCAATTATTTCTAATCGCTTTTCTAATGATTTAATAAACCTTTTTTTGCTTTCGATTTCTTTTGATACTTTTTGCTTAATTTCTTCCAAAGTATTTGGATTATCCTTATTACCACAATCGATATAATTTCTAAAATATGATCTTCTATGATTTGGGGTAAACTTTGTATCAACTTCAAGAATGTATCCTCGAAAAGATTCTTTCCTTTTATATATTGCATTATTAAAATTTTTCGACATGCTTTTAAAAGGAGTTCCATCTTTTTTCGTAAGATAAGTAACTCTTTCCCATGCTTCTAGTAATGCTTTATTTTCCTCGATATAATCTTTCAAATCTCTTTTAATACTATTCAAACTCATATTTATTGCCTGCCTTTCCTATGATTTTTTAATTTCAGTACGATAAAATTCTTTGATATATAAAAAGTACAAAAACAAATAATAATTTTTCATCTGTTTTTGTACCATATTTAATATAATATATATCAAAATTAAGCAGTTACAATCTGCCAAACATGAACCTCTTCTCCATTAATATAGAGAATAGCTTCTTCATTATCGCAGTGTGATGATTTCATCCATTCCAAATCAATACCGTTTGAAAACATTTCTTGATACTCAATCTTTCGTTCATATTCAAAATTAAGTTGCTTACAGGCTTCTTCTTTGGTGTTATATTTTCCAACAACATCAATAGAATATCCGTCTGTATGAATTAATAAAACTTTCATTAATTCATCTCCTTTCCTGATGAGTTTACATATTCTTTATAAAATTTCATCAATTCTTCTTCTGGCATCTGTTCAAGAGTTTCTTCAACTTTTGCATATAAATCCTCTTGATCATCATCTGGGCGATTCTCACCAAAAAAATCAAAATAAACATAGTCACTGTTCATGCACTCCTGAATCAGAGTGCATTTCAGACTAATTAACATTTTATCAGTGAATTTTGATTTACACATTTTGTATTTCCTCCTTTCTTTTGTAAAAATAAAAATGGACATAAAAAGAAGCAGATACAAAATATCTACTTAAATTTATGCCCAAATGATTGGTTATGAAATTTCTATTGATTTTTTATCCTAAAAAAAGTTCAGAGTTTTTCCGTTAAAACTCCAAAGTCTAATAAAAATACATTAGTATTATATCATATTCAGAAAAAATTATAAAGATTTTGTCGCAAAAAAAAGAAGCAGACACATAAAATATGTATCTGCTCCAAAAATTAATTTCTAGCTATTCTCATTCAAGACAAAATCTTCTCCATATAATGGTGGCATTACTTTCGAGTTAGAATATAACATTCATCATTTGAATTTTTTATTATTCCAGTTTCAACATTGTATTTTTCATGTTCTGCTATTCTCATTATATCAACAAAATCAAGATTGCATATTAATGCTTTCCTTTTAGAAATACAAAATTCATTTGCTTTTATTGAGTAAATTCCTAATACATTTGCAATCTTTCTTAAATCACTGCCATCCATGGAATCAGTTAATTTAATATATGGAACACCAGAAGCATCATAATATAAACTATTAAAAATTTTCATATGATGAAATATATCTCCAATACTACAGCCTACATGATATATTTCTTCGCAAGAATACTGATCGATCAATTCGACATCATTACATTTTGAGTATTGATCATATAATAATTTAACCATATATCCCTCATTTAACAATTCCATTACTATATGGTGGAATGGATAATTTGAAGAAATTGAATTATGCTGACTTTTTATCCAGTTCTCGATCACTGCTTTGGGAGCATCTGTTTTAAAAATGATAGATTCTTTCTCATCATTGCCAGAATCTGAAAGATATACTTGAATAGCTCTTGGTTCTGCTTTCAAAATATTTTCTTCCATCACTTTTTTGCTTTCTACTAGATAATCTTCAAATTTTTCATCTGTAATTAAATAAAATAATGATTCAAAATCGTCCTTATTTTCTACTTCAAGATACAATTTTAATATATCATCAGAAATTCCACTAACTTGAAAGTCTGCTGCTTCCATAATATCTGCTAAAATCGTATCTGCATCATGAATCATCCCATCTGGCTGTTTTGTCGATAAATCCAAAACCTGTTCTGCTAATTCCTTTACCGTTCCTTCAAAGTCTGTAGGCTCTTTAATGTTTCCTAATTCTTTTCTCACAATTTTTCTCCTTTTTTATAAAATTCTCAGCTGCGTATCCACATACCTTTAGGTGGTGGGTAGTTCATAAAATTTGTTACAGTTCTTTGATTGAGATTCTTGGAATCCAGTCTTCTTCTACCGCTTTAATCTTGTCCTTTGGGACACAAGACAGTAAAGCTGAATCTTTCGCTAATGCCATGTCAATGATCCAAAAATCTTCTCCATTCTGCATCACATCAATGGACCACTGCCCTCTTAAATCTAAAAATGGTAACAGTTTCATGATCTCTTTTTGAACTTTCTCTTTGTTCTTCTCGTATCGTTCCATTAATGTTTTCTCATGTGCTGCATAGATCACATAGTCATGCACCATATCTGGATTATTTGCATCCGCTTCTTTTCCAAATCGCTTTTTCATGACATCCGGATCCCAGTATGGATTGATCCCTAACACTTCTTTTGTATCTGCATCAATAAATACACGATATTCTGTATGTAGTGGTAATCCTTTGTAGATACATGGATTGTTTTCTTTATCCTTAATGAATTCTCTAACGACCCACTCATTTGTTGTTGCTGCACCATATATACTTGGCTGGTTTCTTCCAGAAAGATCATAGTGTGCAAAACAACTTGCCTGAAAACTGATGAATAGTAAATATTCTCCGATCTCTTTGACTTCTTTTGCGTCATGAATATAAGCATTCCGAAAATCAAATTTAGAAGAAAAAACACCAGTTTTGATAAAGTATTCTTTCGTTTCGTCTAATTCAAAAGCTTTCTGGCAAAATTGATCAATGATCTGAAAAGTCGTAGACGACAATTCTGTATATTCCATTCGACTCATTTGTAATACCGGCAATGGAACTTTCATGATCTTTGTCTTTGGCAGCTGAAAGAAATCAGAATAAAAAATCGCATTTACTAATCGTGGAAACCAGTTTCCTATGGAATTCTGACAACGATCTAAAATTGCATAGCTGATTCCATCCAGATCTAACATATCTAATCCCTGACGAAAATGGTCATAAAGAAACCTTTTTTTTCGTGGATCTTTTGTATTCAGATACTGCTGATATTGCTCTAACAATGCATCTCCCGTACCATCAGAAAGACTTTTTTTAACATATCGTCCAGTCAGATCAGGTCTTAACTCTTTTGGCAGCTCATTGATTTCTTCAAGTGTTACTTCTGAGTTTTCTGGAACTTTAACTGTTCTCGTTTGATTGCAAGAATAGATATTTCCATATGTAAATCCTGGTTTTCCGTCATATTCATAAATGAGGGCTTGATCTAAAAGCTCATTCACGATCCGGTCAATCAAATCTTGAACTTTTCCTTTTTCAGGTACATCCTGTTTTGGATTTAAACTTGCAGCCTGCTTTGCATTGACTTTGAAAAGGTTGTCGCTGATCGGCTCATTCATGGAATATAGCTGATAGGATTTTTCAAATGCCTTTAAGGCTTCTGGCGTAACCCTTAACATTTCTGCGAGTTTTTCTTTAGACATAATTGCTTTTTTCATATCTTTATTGAAAATATTTGATAAATCTAACATAAATTTTCTCCTTTTATTTTTCAAATCTGATTTCCATAGCTTTTGCTAATGCATAGCCAAACTCCTGATTTGCACCTGGACTTGTTTCCCATCCTTTTAACATGTAAATGATGTCACAATCATTTAACAACTGAAAAGATAATCTCATGTAATCTTCGTAAGAAGCGTTTTCTAATTTTGTCCCTTCATATGCAGGATTTACAACTTCATATCCTTGTGCCAAAAGTTCTCTCGCTGCTACATCAAATCGTTCCTGATAATCTTCTGTTTTTGTAATCTTTCCAGAAATATAGACTTTCCGGTTCTTCTTGCTAAAATCAACCGTATGTAAAATATCAAACAGTTTTTTTATTTCTGGACTGCAATCTGTAAATAAATCCATTGGAGACGTTTCAATTAGCTTTACATCCTTATCATACTTATCCGCGTATTTTTGCAGATAACGTACGCCATCTTTGTAAGTTAAGAAAAAGATCCCTGGACGCTGATATAATTCTTTTATGTAATATCTTAATTCTGCATGATGATATGTATATCCCATAACCCATTCTACAATTGCAAGCAATCCATTCTTTTGGATTTTTTCTAATGATCCTTCCCATAACATAGTTTTGCCTATATCGTTTTTCCCATGAATCAAGACCTTATAATTGTTAATCAACTCTACCTGATACTTTTCTTCGAGTGAATTATCCTTAATAATACTCTGAATCGTTTGATATAATTGCTGCGGAGTTGTTATATTGATACAATCAATACATAAATCTGCTCCATCAGCAATCTGATTTAGATATTCTACTGCATCCGGATCATTTCTAAGATCAGTCTCAACATTGTCGAGATAATTTTTGATTGGTTCTTGAATAACCCAGATACGTGGATAAGTCAGCATGTCGGAATGTTGGGTATTCATTTCTTTCTGCAGTTCATACAAAAAATCCAATTCTTCATCTGTGATACGATGCTTTGCATATGGATCAGTATGATGTGGATATTGTGTAAATTCTTTCTTTAACATAATTTTTTCTCCTTTTAAAATTCTTGAGATGGTTTAGTCTGATATGGATTTGCTGCTTTTGCTCTTTCCTTTATAATTTTAGAAAGAGTCGTATCATCAATATTTCCATACTGACTTATATCTCTTGCGATCATTAAGTCACTCTTAATTTCGTGATATAAATTGTCTCCATCGTACTTGTCTCTAGCATAATATAATACATTGCAAAGTTTGACTAATTCATCAGAACTTAGAGTAACTGTTACTTCTCTGTCATTTTTTGATATATTTTGAATATTCATTGTAAATAAGCAAAAATCCCCAAACCTCTAAGGTCGGGGATAAATTTGCTCTCGCTATTAAGCGAGCCTCCTTTCTATAAAATGTAATTTTTACTGTCAATCTTAACTTTTTGCAACTAACACTGCTTTTGTTGTCTGACTATAATATCGTTCCTCTACTTGTTGAGTAATCTTTTTAACAGCTTCTTCCATCATTTCAGCAGTATCATCATTTGTTGTATTCAAGATATATTCAAATTCATCGACTACCATATCGAAGTCATCATCTGTCATTTTATTATAAACATCTTTTGAGGCGAATCTCTCTATCATAAGTTTTCCTTCTTCAATATGTTCTTGGCGATGTAATTCACGAATCACATCTTCCGTTAAAACAACAGTTTTCCCATTTACTTCTAACTTTCTTATTATCATGATTTTCTCCTTCTTATTTTTATACCTAGAAACCTACAACTCTTTAGTTAATTGACTCAGGCTTAAGTTTATCAATATAATAAAATTCTTTAATATTTTGATAATTTTCCTGCTGCCATTCTTCTGATGTTCCGTATGGGGTTACATGCTGTTCAGAATCAATATATCTACATAAATATCCCTCAAATTCTAACGTATAAGACCAATTTGGAATTTCATCATAAGCTTCTTCCGTAAATAATGCACAACTTTCTTTTTCCAGCTCTTTTAGACGTTTGGAAGGTGCGTTTGTTTCAAAAATAACTAATTCTCCATCCATCTCTGGACTATCAGATAGTGCAATCAGACGTGTTTTATCTTTCATTTAATTTTATTCCTTTCTAATTCAAATCAGCTAAGACTCGTGAAAAGCTTATTACATTATCATTTTTCAGTTCTCTCTAAATAGTTTTGTAATTCATGTAATTGAGACAGCGAAAAGTCCTTTTCACGAAGCCCTCTCGAATGAATCTCTAATATTAATTTTGTTTTCTCAATATACTTTTCAGCATCTTCTCTTGAAGTGCATAGGACTCTATTTCCATAATCGGCTTCTTTAATACCAAATTCTGTATCTCTTTCACCATCTAACATAAAGTTTAGCAAGTTGTCTATCCGTTCTGATGCAACTTCTACTTTGACATTTTTCTGGTTTTTCTCACGAATCATACCTTCAAGGATTTCATAAGCAGGTCTGTCACAAGAGCGAAGATAAAGTTCGCTAAGATATGTATTATCAGAAACAAGCCATACATGTTGTCCACTATGGAGATTCTTTTTCTCTAATTTATTCATAATATGATCTTTCCTTTCTTAATAGTTTCCTAATCAATGATGTACAACTCGCAATGTTGCGTATGTAATATTTTGATTAGAAACTGCTTCCTCCTTTTTTTCTAAATTAATTTTGTATCCAAGCGATTCCCAATAATCAATGGTAGATTGTTGCATTACCGAAATCTTTTCCCATCGCATTTCATCCAGGTTTAATTCAAATTTTTTAAATACCTCCTCATCTTTACAGATATCTGCATCCTCTAAATCAAACCATGATTCCGCAATAATAATTTCTGGAAAATTTGTAACTTGCATTTTTAAAGGATGAATGTCATAAACTTTTTTTAACAACTCCCAATCTTTTAGACTGTTGATTTTAAAATATGTATAATAAAATGAACTATCTGCATCAAAAATCATTGGTGTTAAATGAATATCGTGAATGATCATTTCATCAGCAAGTTTTTTTTCTTCAATTTTCTTTTTATACATTTCATGGGATTTTTGTACTGTTTCTTTTTTCATGATTTTTCTTTCTCCTTTTCATTAAATAATTAATTCTAGTCTTTCCCCAAACACACTTCTATGAGGTAATTTGCCTACTTCATCGTTCTGACTAATTCGATACCATCCTTTTTTACCTTGGAAGCATGATGTCAAAAACTCTGAAAAATCTCCTTGAAAATTATCCTGAAAATCTGATAAATCTGGATCAATAACTGTTCCAGAAATATATGATCTTCCATGTCCATCTACAAATTTTTGAATATTTGTCAGATAAACAACATCGTCTCCATTGATCGTTTTTACAAGTTTCGCATAGATTTCCAGCAGCTCTGCTTTCATTTTTTCATACGTATCTTTTAGTTTTATCTCTTTTTTTTCTCCTTTCTTTTGTAAAAATAAAAATGGGCATAAAAAGAAGCAGATACAAAATATCTGCTAAACTTTATGCCCAAATGATTGGTTATGAAATTTCTATTGATTTTTTATCCTTAAAAAAGTTCAGAGTTTTTCTGTTAAAACTCCAAAGTCTAATAAAAAATACATTAGTATTATATCATATTCCAAAAAAATTATAAAGATTTTGTCGCAAAAAAATAAGAGCAGACAAATATATGCCTGCCCCTTATTTTGATTATTACGCACTCAATTTCTGATTTAATTCAGATAATCGTGCCTGTTTCTTAATTAATTCACTTTCATGAGGAAAATCAGGATTTAATTCCGTCTTTGCTGTAACAAATTTTCTGGATTCAAACTCTAATCTTCTCTTGAAAGTTTTTAATTCTTCCAATATTCCATATTCAATGATCTTATCAATCTGATACATGATATTCGTACTGCCACTGAATTCAAATTCATAGTCATAATTACCACGAATAATCATTGTCTGATGACTGTAAACTGACTTTCTATCAAGAATAATATCAAATCCTTGATAGCTGGCAATCTTTCGTTCATTCTTATAAGATGGTTGAATATTGTGGATTATTTTGTTAGCTTCTGCTCTTGTATCGGAATCATATTTATCTAAAACTTTGATATGGAAATCACCTGTATGATATTTTTTAGCAACTTCGATATCTTTTTCAATGTTTTCAATATTTTTCTTATACTGTTCAATTCTGTTTGGAGCAATCTTGCTAATATAAGACTCTAACTCGTAATATTGATTTAAGAAATTGTTTTTCTGCATTTTTAATCGTTTTACTTGCTGCGTAAGTTCCATCTGTTCCTTGATTAATGGATTCCCACAGGCTGCTGCCTTAATTTCCGCAAACGATAATGTTAAATCATCTTCCTCCATACGTCTAGGAATGTTTTCTTCTGACAAAATCTGTCCAATATATCGCTGCTTGTTTTCCACTGTCTGCCATAAATAAGAGTCAAAGGTATTTTTCGTTACATATCGGTAAATGTAAACTTCTTTATTGAAGTTACCCTGACGGATAATACGGCCGGACCTCTGTGTAAGATCTGACGGTCTCCATGGACAATCCAGATCATGTAAGGCAATCAATTTTTTCTGGAAGTTGCAACCAGTTCCCGCTTTATCTGTACTTCCTAATAATACACGAATAACACCTTCGTTTACCTTCTTGCAAAGATCAACTTTTTGTTTATTCGTTTTAGCACTATGGATAAAAGCAATTTCTCCTTCTGGAATTCCCCTTTCTATTAATTTAGCCTTTACATCATCATAAACGTTAAACTCTCCTTTCTTTGGCGTTGATAAATCTAAGAAAATAACCTGAGTTTTTCCAGGATATTTCTCATAAATATCCATGACCTGATTCACACAATATTTTGCTTTAGAATTAAAGTTTTCTTCCTCAATTCCAACCAGTCGCTGATCTAAAGCTAATTTACGTCCTTCGTTTGTAACCTTGAGCATATTATCTTCTGATGGATCTACTCCACCGTCTCGAATGCGAGCTGCCCTGCTTGCCAAACCATCTACATATTTTTTCTGTTCATCAGAAGCATCAATGGAAATAGTCTCCATAACGGCATTCGGCACATCCATTTCTTTAATATCTTTGACCTTAATATCAGCCACTTCTTTAAAGATTGTTAATAACTCGGCCAATCCAACAAATCGTGTGAATCTTGTTCTGGCACGATACCCTGTTCCCTCCGGAGCAAGTTCCATGGCAGTCTTTGTTTCACCGAATGTCGATGCCCAGCTGTCGAATGAGTCAATGCCAAGTTCTTTTAAGGTATTTAACTGCAAATAGCGTTGCATTGTGTATACTTCTGCCATACTATTTGACACGGGAGTACCGGTTAAGAATACAATACCTTTGTTTCGGCAATTTTCTTCCATGTACTGGCATTTCATGAACATATCAAAAGCTCTCTTTGAATTACTGCTGGTATTGATACCTGCAATATTATTCATCTTCGTTGTTAACAGCAGATTCTTGTAATAATGTGCTTCATCAACGATCAGCTTAGTAACACCCAACTGATCAAAGTAAATTACATCATCTTTTCTCTTGCTATCCTGTAACTTTTCAAGCTTGACAGAAAGTTTTTTCTTGGAACTTTCGATATTTCGTACTGTAAAGTTCTGCTCAGCAGAGTCTAACAGCTTATCTAATTCTTCAATCTGTGCTTTAATATATTTTTCCTGATATTCAGGAGAAATCGGGATTTTTTGGAATTGTGACTGAGCAATAATGATTGCATCGTATGATCCTGTCGCGATTTTAGAACAAAATTCTTTTCTCTTGGCCGGAGTAAAATCGTTCTCACTGGACACTAAAATGTTAGCACCAGGGAATAATTTCATGAATTCTTCTCCCCACTGGCCTACTAATGGATTTGGAACAACAAATAAGTTCTTTTCAGATAATTTTAATCGTTTGGCCACCATAATTGCTGCAATCGCAGTATATGTTTTTCCGTAGCCTACTTTGTGCCCAATTAGTGAATTGTCTTTAGAAAATAGAATCCTCATGATTGCATCTTTTTGATGTTTATACAGTTTGATCTCGCTGTTCATATTTGGAACTTTTAAAAAGTCCCCATCAAATGTACGATACCTGATGGAATTAAATCTTTCATTATAAATGTTTTCAAGATCACAACGACGATCATAGCTCTTAAAGATCCAAGAATGAAATACTTCTCTGATCTCATCCTGTTTGCCCATCGCAAGCGTTGTCTCTTTTGAGTTTAATACTTCTTTCTTATTATCATTTTCATCATAAACCGTATCATAGACCTTTGCATCTTTTAAGTTTAAGCATTTTTCTAACAAAAGAAATCCATTGATTCGTTTTGTTCCATACGTAACCGCAGCTTTCTGGTTTGCAGAATCTCGATACCATTCGATATCCCAATGATCTGTCTCTTTAGTATAAGTAACACTCATACCATTTCCATTAAAATATTCTCGTGGAGTGTCAAAAACCTCAACCAAGAAATCTTCAATGTAATGAGCAGGAATCCATGTTGCACCAAGTTTTGCATCAATCTCTGCAGCTTTTAATGGCTCCGGCTGTGCTTCTTCCAATGCAGCGACATTGATATTATATTTTTTATCCTGTTTTGCTGCACACTTTGCAAATTCCAATTTCTTTCGAACATTGCCTGATAAATATTCATCTTTCATGACATACTCTTCGGTTTCTGGATCTAAAAAGATCTGTCCTTGAAGTTCTTCAATGATATCTTTCTCTGCTTTGTCATAAATACTTTCCATAAAAGCAAAATCAATACATCCTTTTTCATTCAGTGAGCATAATAATGACTCCTGTGCTGTATTGACTTTATCTGGCACAGAATGAGGAACAATAGTTCTTTTTGTGAATATATCTGCCTTGCTTTTTAGCTTATTGTTTTCATCCAGATTTTCCAAAGAACAAAGGAGGTAATAACTATCATCTTCCTGAAATGCTAATTTATTCCCTCTACTATGGATCAGTCCAAATTTTTTTTGAAACTTATCATAAGTCATATTTAATTTCTTACGATATGGTTCAATCGATTCATCACTAACATCTTGCATTTCTTTAGAAATCAATTCCTTTAATACATTTCTTAATTCGATCATGGCTGCAATTCTTTTTGCGACCATTCCTGTATCCGGAATTTTTTTCATCATGGAATTCTTTCGGTAATAAATATGATCATTGTAAATTCCATAGGACATGTTACTAATGGAATCTACTGCCGGAACATATTCTTCATCGTTATTCTCAATTGTCTGACCTGGTTCATAAACATCTTTGAGATAACTTTCCAAATGAAAATTATCAATACATGCTTTCCAGTCCATACCTTCTTTTTCCTTACATACAAAGCGTTTTCCGTATGGTCCACTTTCTTCCATCATACGTCCTAACATATGATTAAGATGCGTGCCAAAATACATATTAGCTTCTTGTGCAATGTTTACCCATTCCGGTTCATCACCGACCGTCTGGTATCTTCTTTTCTGGAAAAATAAAATGTCTGTAGAAACCTTGGCTCCTGTCACTGCAAAAGCTGTTTCTGGAAGTCTGATGGCACATAAAAGATCAGCTTTTTTCGCTAACATCTTACGAATGCGGCTAGATTTCTTGTCCATTGTACCTTTTGTGGTTATCATAGCAACAATTCCACCCGGTCGGGCAAGATCTAATGCTTTAAGAAAAAAGTAATCATGAATTAAGCATGAGCCGTACGTATTATCTGCTGCACTAAAATCGGAAAATGGTACATTTCCAATGATCAGATCAAAATAATTGTCTGGCAGATCAGCTTTTTCAAATGCACAATTTTGAATATTGGCTTTCTGAAATAGCTGTTTTGCGATATTACAGCTCGTTTCCTCTAACTCAACACCGTACAAGTTTGAATCTTGTAATGTATCTGGAAGCATCCGATAGAAATTTCCTGTTCCCATGCAAGGATCAAGAATATTCAACTTCCCTTTGACTCCTATTTCAGATAGAATCTGATACATAAAGTTTATGATTTTTTCATTTGTATAATAGGATGTTAAGATTGAAGACTTAATTCCCTTATATGTATTTTCTCCAACAAGGGTTTCTAACTGTACTTTCTTTTCCTCCACTTCGAAATATGAAGACAATCCACCCCATCCTTCATAACTTGACAAGATGGTTTGCTGATCTTCATCAGCATAATCGTCCAACCCAAGTAACATTTTTAATGCTGCTAGATTGTTCTTCCATTTATCTTCCAAGCTCTTTGCGAACTGAATTGTTCTATGGAAGAAATTCTTTTTAGGCTTTTTTTCTTGTTTCTGTGTATCTTGCTCATCTGTAGAAAACAAGTCGAAAATAGATGTTTGCGTTCCTGTCTCTACTGCTGTTATGTCAGCTGCAGCAATGCCACCTTCTGAAACTGTAACATTTTCTTCCTCAGTTTTAGTATTTTCAATGACAGAAGAAAACATATCAAAAATAGACATTTGCCCTTCCATCTGTTTATTTTTCTTTCTTCTCATAAATTTAAAGGTCCTTTCTTATAAACAAAAAAAAGGCCGCCGCATCTCTGATTCTTAATCATTAATGCGACGGCCTTCGTCTGAAATTCTATTATTATTTAGTTAAATTGTTATCTGAAATGTGAAAATGTAGAATTCCTCCTACATTCTACATAAAGTGTCGATTATTTCCACTGAATCACAAATTTATCATCGGAATAATCTGTAGAAACTTCTCTCCAAAGACGTTCAAATTCTGAACATACATAAGGGAAAAATTTAGAATCTGGTAACCGTTCAATTGTATCTTCATACATTTTTTTCAATTCTCCATCTTCTTCTCCATATCCTTCTACTTTTCCAGATGTATTTACCTGTAAAAAGTCACAACCACTTGCGTCTGCTTCCATGATGAAGCGATTGATTGTCTGGTAGGCAAAATGATTTAACCATAAGTCTACTTCTTTTTTAGGATCTGTTTTTTTTGTTTCAGATTTTTTCACACTTTTTTCTTTTACTGCACTTTCAACTTCTGATGAATTATTAATAATCTCTTCTTCATTAGTTTCTACTGCTTCTTTTTTACTAGCCTTATTTTTGGATAAAAATGTATTAAATAAACTTACATTCCCTAACCCTAATAAAGAGTTAACTGGTCCTCCAGTTAAAAATAAGAAAACTAATAATACAATTTTCCATTTCTCTGCTCCTTCTTTTCCTTCATTTCGATATAAAATATAGGAAATTAATAAGTTGCATAAAAATACTGAAAAGGATCCAATCATAAACACAATATCACCCAAAATAATTGCTTTTTGTAATGTTGTTGTTTGATTTTTAACCTTTAGTGTTGTTTCTTTCATTGTTTGTTCTTTCATTACTCATTCTCCTTAATATATATAATTAATTATCTCCATTTTGCATAAAGTCATTTGGATCTGGTAAATTTCCATCTCCGTAAGGGTTATGAAACTCATCATCCTTCACCGCTGCCATATTAAATGGATTTTCTTCCGGTGCAAGACCAGCAAACTCATTATTACTACTACTTGGCTGTTGATTTGATCTTTCAGAATTTTTTCTTCCAGAATTATTACTTCTTTGAGTTGAAGCATTTTTGCCAGTATTAGATTGTGAATTCTGCTGATTTGAATTTGATGTTCTATTGGATGAATTCCCTGCTGATTGCTGCTGATTTACTTCTTGTGCCATTGGCATTGTAGCTCTTTTTTTAGGCGGTACACTTGTACTTGTTTCAGTTGTGTTCTGCCCTTGCATCTCAGAATGCTGTCCTCTATTAGAGTTTCTTGATTCCTGATTCTGAGGATTTGCATGGTTAGACTGCCTCTGCTGTCTTTTGCTTGAATTATTCTGATTTTGTTTCTGTGTATTTTGATTATTGTTCTGCTGATTTAGCTGATTCATTGGAATACATGTATTGGCCATGATTTGAAGCCCATACACTTTTCCATCTTCTCTGTCATAATTATTTGGTCTAAGCTCTCCTGAAACTTGCACATAAGATCCTTTTTTAACCTTATTAACCAATTCCATTGCCGTTTTCCCATAATTGACACAATTAAGATAGATTTTTTCATGAACTAACTGCTTCTTTTCTTTGTCCGGATAATAATCTCTTCCTGTATAAATTTCAATACTATAATATAAAATCGTTCTGTTTGGATTTTCTTTATTCTCTTTATAAGCTGGTTCACGATTTACAGTTCCTGACACTGTGATTATGTTTAAGTCTCTCATTTTTTCTCTTCCTTCCTTTATAATACAATGCATAAACATTCAGTTATTGCACCTGAATAATAAGTTTTCCTTCTTTTCGTTGTGTTTTTCGGTATTTGTTCTTATATACTTCACATAACTCCTCAGAGTATTCATTATATATGCGACAAGCTTCTTCAATAGTTTCTATGCTATGAAAGTTCTTACTTGTCGCCTGTGAAGATGTATAGATCAAACACACATCATATGTTACAGATCCGTTATCCCATATACATTCTTCTAATTGTACTGTTCCTTCGGATAAGCTACGTTTTGCCACAACCTGTTTTGTCATTTGATTTTTTCTCCTTTCATAAAGGCAATAAAAAAACAGACAGTAATTTTTCTGTCTGTTTTTTGCCTATATCTTTTCTTTATTTAATATGTTTTTATACGTGTACTTTTTGATTTTTTTTGATCTGTTCGAGTCTTTCTTTTGAGATTTTCAAGTATTTTAGAATCATCTCATCGGAAGCACCCTCTTCAATCATACCTAAAACAATCTCCATCTCTCTATCGTTACGTCCTTCTGTACGTCCTTCTGCACGCCCTTCTATACGACCCTCTTGTAGAAGTTCTTGATATCGAATTTCCATTGCTTTCACATCTTGCCTCCATTTCTGATCAGACATTGCTTTTCGAAATTGAGCTTCGATCATCTTACTTAATTGTAAGCTGTCTTCTTTAATAATCGGCTTTTCCAAATATCTCAGAGCATCTTGCAATTCCTTGGATACGTTATAAATCTTCCCTTTTGTATTAAGAAAAATTTTAGTTGTTCCGTCTTCAAATGATAAATTAGATACTTCCTGACAACGATTATCAAAAGTGTATTTCATATATTTTTTTCCAAATGGATCGAAAGAACAAACAAAAATCACAAAACTTTTCTGTAATTCCTGATAGACACTTCCTCGATTTAGGGATTCTACATCCATAACACTTTGATAATATCGACTGCGTTTTGGTAATGATCCTCGATTTGCTGACTGTATTTCAATATTATATACAGTATTCTGATCATCTTCTACATAAACGTCCAATCGAATACCTTTGACATCAATAGCTGGATCTAAGGTCTTTTGTTTTTCCAAATAAACCAAATCACGAATTTTGATATCCAATGTCTGTTCTATAAATCGTTTACAGGTTTCTTTGTCTTCCATGATTTTTCCAAATACATAATCATGTTTAGGAAGAATTCCTTCGTAAATCATAGTTTCTTTCTCCTAATTATAGCATGTTGATAGTTGCTTTTGTACTGTGTACGTTGATTTTCTCCTTTCTCAAAATAAAAAAGGACATAAAAATAAGCAGATATAAAATATCTGCTAAATTTACGCCCTTTGGGTTGATAATGTTCTATTTTAATCGTTATTCTATAAAAAGTCCCAAGTATCCTAATACCGTCGGGAATCTAATAAAAATACAATAATATAATATCATAAATTATGTTAAATAACAACTGATAACTACAAACAACCGTGGATTATTGCTTGCTGCTATATAATATTGTATTTTTCAATTCCTTTTCTTTTTCAGTTACCACAGAAGTTTCATTGACTTTATATAAAACATCCTGCTTTGTTTGATTGATCTCTTCCTCATTAATACCATCATCAATAAATCGCTCTCGGTAAGTATCAATAGAATTTACCGTTAACTTGTATAATTCTAAGGATGCAACAGTGTTTGAATTTCCTATTTCTAATAGATCCTTAAGGTTATTATAATATTTCTTATAAACTCCTTTATCTGTTCCTTCCTTTACATTTAATGTGATCTCTTGATTAAATTTTCCAATCTCACAATAAATTTTGGCAATTCTATGATGCTTTGCTGTGCTTTTGTATTTCAAAGAATCTTCAAACCATTGAACAGCACTTTTCATTCTTGTGATTTCTTCATTATTCATATCATCATATTCATAGTAATACCAATATGCCTTTCCAATTTCATAAGACAAGTTTCCATAGCCATCTCCTTTTTTTACCTTGTCCCAATTCTGATGAATCGTTTTAAGATAAGCACTTTCTTCTTTAGAACTAAATACCGCGTCCTCTAAATATACATCTAGCAATTTTTCGTATGCTTTTGATTCCTTTGGTAATATATCAATTGCCTGATGCAACATCTTGATTTTTTCTTTTTGGTTTGTGCTGCGATCTACAACCTCTATAATATCATTATATTTATTTTTTTGATGAATATTATGTATGAAGAATCCCCCGACTCCTATAACTAAAAGTACAGAGCTAATGATCGCAATACGTACACTCATTGGAATATTGATTTTAGGCATTATAAATTTTCTTTCTTTTTTTACCTTGTATTCCGTCTTAATTGGTATAGTAGCTTCTTTCTTAATATCTGGTATAGAAGAATTCTGTTCTACAAAATCTTTTATTTCACTTTCATAGATTATATTTTCTTTCTCCTGAATTACTTTTTTTATCGAGGATGATTCTATTGGCATTTCCTTTTTATTTTCAAGAATTATCTCATTGTTAGAAACAGAAGCATTTTTTATATCTTCCCCATTTTCTTCTGCAATAATAGATGCTGGAATATCTGATAACTTTTCATCATGATTCGGTTCTTTAACAATTTCCGTTTCCTGTATTGTATTAGTTTTTTGTCTTAGATTTTCATGATTTTCCTTCTGGTTATTTATTTTTTGATGATTCAGAATCTTATTATGTTTTTCTATTTCTTTTTTATTAGAACTGTTCTCTTTTTTAGAATCATTTTCCTTATTTTGTTTTAAATTCAAAGATTCTTTATCATTAAGAACTTTTACTTCCTTTTTTTCTGTTTTGTCATTATTCGCCTTTGGAAGTTTTATATTATTCCATGATCCTTTACCTGCTGAAGATATATTTTGAATTCTTTTTTCTTCCTGCTTATTGAGAACTTTAGATTTTTGTGATCTTAGTTTTGGAATATGAGACTTTGGATGAGTCTCCTTTTCTTTGAGTTCGTCTTGTGGAATTATCTTTTTATTATGATCTTTCTCCTTTCCTATTTTCTCCATTTTACCTGATTGTGATTCAGTTTTAGATTTTGGTTTTATATTTTGCTCTTTTTTTTCAGATTCTAAACTTTTAATACTCTTTTGACTGTTAATCTTCTCTTTCGGCTTCTTAGATGAAATACGCTGCCTTTCTGATTTTTCTATTTTCAGATCTTTTTTATCTTCCGCTTCTTTTTGTTGCTTTGATGCAACCTTTGTTAATGATTCCTCTTGAAGATTTCTTTTCTTTTTTCCTTCTACTTCATCTGTTGCTAATGTTTTTTTTGTTTTAATCGCCAGTAACTCTTCTTCCGGCAGCAGCATTTCTTCTTCATGTTCTGTTATATGATTTTCCAGAGTTTCTTCTTTTCCCTGCTTCTGTTTGGAATCATTTATTTCTAGCTTTTGTCTGTTTTCCTCTGAAACAATAGGTTTTGATAGTATCTCGGCAGTATTCTCCATATTTTCACGATTTATATCCTGTTTTATCTTATAAAATTCCAATTGTTCTGGATTTGGCATAAAACGTGTTAATATATTTTTCTTCCTGCGTGGCGGCCGCAAACTTCGATCCTGTTGATATACTATCAGATCAGTTTCTTTATATTGCTGCAACGTTGTTGCAAATGCTTTAATACCTAATACCGTCTCTCCTTTTGCACATTTAAGTATTGTAGAGTTTAAGATATAAGAAAATGATGGATCAATACTGCGAATATCATCTAATTGCTTTCTTCCTGTTACTAATTGATACAACACATAGGATAATTGTTTTGTAATAAAACCCTCATCACATTTTTTATACATTGAAAAGTTATACGCATTTTTAAATACCAGATTTTGATCTTTCGTAAAATATAATTGATTCATATCAATTTCTGGATAAAAATATCCATTTGATAATGTCCACACCTGATAAATAGACAGACATAAATTTTTAATTGCATTTACCGCAAAATCAATATCATATGGTATTGTATCTAATCGTGCTCCTTCAAATTCTTTATATATAAAACATGCTTTATTTTCCCACTGAAATTGATTAATCAGACTTGGGAATCCAATAAGATCATAATTTTTAATCCCCAACAAATCTAATTGTTCAGATACCGTCATAATATAACTGTCTGTTGTTTCAAACATTGTATCTGTTACAATGGCTGCATCTTTTCCATATGTCTTTAAAACTTCATATTGCCCGATTTTTTGGCTTATTTGCATCTTCTTTCCCCTTTCTAACAAAACATCATCTTAGTATCGATGATGTTTTGTTGATGTTTTGTTATCTTTATTCCATTTGTGTATTTTGCATATTTAACACACTCTCTACAATTTTGCATTTATTTTTTATTTTTATCAATTTGCACATCACTGTCATTACTTGTCACATTTTCTTCAAATCCATCTGATGATGTGATTGTAAATTCTCTATTCGGTACAAAAGGAATATCATACGTTGTATAATTATCATCCACTACACCATTACTCTTCTCTATGTAATCACTTGTAACTTCGATTCCATTAATGTACGTCGTAAGACTTTTTTCTGCTTTATACTTATAATTTGATACATAGATATCTGGCATATAGATTTTCCAATCATTATTCCTATCCTGAACAAGTATAATTTCATAATCCTCGGAATCTTCTGTTGTATACGTTAGTTTTCTTGTAGTTGCATTATTATTATCTGAATCATCAATTACCGTATTGTCTTTTTCCATATTGGTTAACACAATCTGCTTCTTTGACATTCCTACGATATCCTCAAGATTACTTCTTTCAATATACCAAGATACATCATCATCTTTAATAAATGTGCTGTCTGGAATATAAATATATGACTTAATATCTTTGTAGTCCTCTTTTTGGACCTTTTTCACAAATTTATCAGACACTTTTTTTGCTTTCTTTTCCTGTATATTTTGAGGTGTATAAATTTCTTTACTTCCACTAGAACACCCTGTTAAAACTGTCATAATACCCATAACACATAAAAATAATACAATTTTTTTCTTCATCGAATAATACCTTCCTTTAAAAATTCTGTTGTGATTCTTACATAACCATGATTAGTTACAATACTTCCATCCTCTGCTTCTTCCAACATGACTTTCACATTGAAGCTTTTACCTTTTTTGGATTTACAATTTAACAAATCCACACTTCCTTGCGTGAAAAGTTCTGCTACCATATTTCGATCAACTTTTTTCTTGACAGCTGCAAAATATGGATGATCTTTCAGCATGATCAAATCATTATTCTCACACTGAAACCCTGATACAGATTCCAAAACTCTTCCTCTGCAAATCGGACATCTACAAATGACAGGTAAGAAATTCTGATCTCGTTTTTCAAACATATGATTTACATCTTCATAAATAAGCTGTAATGCCTTCTTAATTGAAATCTGGCCTGTCCCAACTTCTCTTTGTAATACGCCCATTTTAACAGTGCTTTCCTTACTCAAATCAATTCCTAGTTTAAATAGAGAATTAATATAGAAGATTCCTTTTTGTTCAATCCGATAAATATCTTTCTTTAATGAGATATATCCTGATTTTTGAGCTTTATTAATAATTTCTGCTCGCGTTGATGTTTTTCCGATTGTTGCACCCTTTCGTATATTTGCATACATTGTATCTTCATCTTCGATCTCTTCATCTTTCGCAAATGGATTATCCATAAATTTTACCAATGTATCTGTTGTATAATGTTTTGGTGGTGTTGTCATCTTCTTCTCCGGCTGAAAGTTTATCGGAATATTATCACCTTTTTGAAAATCAGGTATCTCACGATCATTTGTTCTAAGATTTTTTACCTGTTTCCATCCTTTACTGATATAAATATCTCCTTGTATTCTGAATTTTTCATTCAAACATTGGATATCGAGTGTTGTACGATGCACCATACATTCTTCCGAGAAAAACACTTCGTGGAAACGATCTACGATTTCTTTATAGACAATCTGTTCTTTTTGATTTAGCTTATTCATATCTGGAATCTTACCTGTTGGCACCAATGCACTATGAGCAATGACCTTTTTATCATTAAAGATCTTATTACTATCTTTAAATGCAAGATCTACACCACTGCCTTGAAGTGACTGTATGATTTTTTTTATTTTATTTTTTTCTTCACTTTTCAGATATTCCGACTCTGTTCTTGGATAACTGGCATATCCATTTTCATACAATGATTGTACTGTTTTTAACGTATCAGACGGTGACATCTTATAATACTTTCCCATCCATCCCTGTAATGTATTCTGGCTGAATAATTTAGGTGCCTGGATTACTGTTTTTCTTCGATTCATAGCTATTACTTTAGCTCCTGCCCGATTATATTGATCCGCAACTTTTGATGCTTCTTCTTCTGTTTTAAATGTTGTCTTAGATGTTAATGTAAGTCCTTCCTTACTCACATTTTGGAAATATGGCTGCGGAACAAAATTTTGTATCTCATAATCTCTTTTAAATATCTCAAATACAATAGCTGTGATTACTCGTCCTACATGAAAACAATCTTTTCCAGTTGTTCCGAATTTCAATGATGCATATCTGGAAGCGTTGATCCCGTAGAGCCAGTCATAAAAAGCACGGAACCTTCCCTCCAATGCCATTGCTTTATATTCCGGAGAATTATTTGGTTTCATTTTCTGCAATGCTTCTTTAAACTCGTCAACAGTATTGGAATCTTGGATTAAACGATATACTGGCTTAGTACATTTAGCATAATGCAGCACGTTATCTACCAGTACCTGTCCTTCATCATCACTATCTCCTACATGGATCACGGCATCTGCCCATTCAATTCCTTTTACGATATCATCAAATATTTTTTTCGCACTCGTCCCTCCGGTAGTTTTTTGCATCAATTTGTATCGAAAAGTCTTTGGAAAAAATGGTAATGCATCAAGATCCCATCCTTTTTTCTTTGATGGATACTCTGGATAATCTTCCATATTAAATAATTCAAAAATGTGTCCACTTAGAGCATGAATCTGATAGTGTTCGCCGTAATAATTACGCCCTCTTTTTACGAGCTTTTCTGGTAATGCTTCTGCAAGATTTTCCATAATACTACTTTTCTCGCATATTGCAATGTATTTCTTCATGACCTTCCTCCTTCTATTTTGACATAAAAAAAGACCCAGGACCCGAAGGTTTCCTGAGTTCATTCCTAATTTTATGAATTTTGATAGGATTATAAAACTATCTCATAATCCACTCTATATATTATAACATAAATACTACCATATGAGTAGCATTATCATCTCATTTTTATATTATATATTTTCGCTCATTCTTGTCATAATTCAATTATACCAAACATGTTTATGAATAAAAAAAGCTGCCACAATTCAATGTGACAGCTGAAAAAACTAAAGTTTTTTAATAATATTTTTTGTGATAGCATATTCAAAATTAAATTTCATAGTTCTGTTCTTTTCAGGAAATTCAATCTGAATATATTTACTATCAGTATTTACAATTCTTCCTTTTCCAAAGGCTTTGTGTAAGATCATATCTCCTACTTTAAAATCAGCTTTTGCTAATTGAGACTGGGAAACAAACTGAGATGCATTTTTGTTATTATATAAAATAATAACCTGATCTTTTGCTCTAGTGATCGCCACATACATCAATCTTCGTTCTTCTTCAATATCAGTTTTTTCATCAACCTTCCGATATGGAAGATTTTCTTCATTGACATCAAAAATGATAACCCGCTGATATTCTAACCCTTTACTTGAATGAATTGTAGTTAAAGCAACTTTGCCAACTCGATCCTGATTCTTATATGCATCCTGAATCATTCTGGTGTACTGCTCAATTCCGTTCTTTAAATTATCCATCGTATCATATTTTCGGAAGAAAATGTAAAGCTGATTTGTTGTTTCCTTTAAATCATCAATATCTTCTTCGGTCATATGCATAATCTTAGAACAATTATTCAAATGCTTTTTATAATTAATTCCTTCCTCTGAAAAAATATATTGAATCATCTTGCTAGGAGTACCTAACTCTTTTAAAATATGCAGATCTTCTTCCAGTTTCAGCAAATTTTCATATACATAGCTCTTATTACTATCCGCATTTGCATATATACTTTTCAATTGTGCTAAAGTTGTACTAGGCTTTACATACCTCTTCTCTACATATCGCACTGGCCGATTCACAATCTCGTAAAGATTTTTCTCATTACCCATTGCGACCTCAAAATATGCCATAATCTGTTTTGCAACAAAATGATCTAACATATTGCGTAAAGGCTCTAAGGAATAAAAAGGAATCTCACTATCAATCAGCTTTCCGGCAAATTTTTCAACAGAACGATTGGTTCGGAATAAACACGCTGTATCTCCATAAGGTACATTCCCAATCATTGCAGCCTGTTTATCATTACCTAACAATACATTCTTTACATAATTACATTCTTCGCTGTACTTATCATACGCATGAAAGATAACATCTGCATCTGTTGGATTTTCTGTTCTAGCTGCTAAAATCCTCTTATTATAACGATTCTTATTAAAAGATATTAGACGATTTGAAGCTTGAACAATATTTTCTTTACATCGATAATTTAATGGCAGCTGAATAACCTTTGCATGTTCAAATTCTTTTGGAAACTGTAACATGATACTTGGTTCTGCACCTCTGAATCCATAAATTGACTGATCATCATCCCCTACACAGAACAAATTATTCCTTGGTTCTGCCAGTAACATGATAATATCATTTTGGATTGGATTAGTATCCTGATATTCGTCAACCATAATATACCGATATAAATCCCTGTAATAATCCAGAACATCCGATTTCTCTTTAAAGAGATTATAAGTAAGAAGTAACATATCAGTAAAATCAATCATATGCTTTTGCTGCATATAATTCTGATAATACTGATAAAATTGCCATGCTGTATCTGCAGACATGTTTTTCAATTCTAACTCTTTTTCCGAAATCTCTTTTACATCTTTAATTCGATGATTTTTGATCAATTCGATATTCAAAATAATTTCCTTGGTCTTATCCATACACTCCTGGAAACCAGAACCTAAATAATGATCAAGTTCTGTAGCTGCTCTTTGAATAATATCTGTCTGCACTCTTGGCGAAACAATATTTTTGTAAGAATAGCCTCCATGTTTTACTAAAATTCTTAGAAAAACACTATGAAATGTTCCGAATGTAACTTGATTTCTTTTAGGCATCATACCATGGAAACGTTCTTCCATTTCCTTTGCTGCTGCCTTCGTGAATGTAAGCACTAAAATGTTCTTTGGATTAACTTCTCTGTTCATGATCAGGTTTTTAATACGATATGTTAATACTGTAGTTTTTCCTGACCCTGCACCAGCCAACACCAACATAGGTCCTTTCTTATGTTTGATTGCAGCCACCTGTGCTTCATTAAATTCTCCCATTTTGTTCTCCTTTATCTTTTGAAGCAATCCCATTTGTTTTAGGATCACCTTCTGTTTTTGGTTCATTCCATACAGTTGTAACATTCCATTCCATAAACCATGGATTATTATAATCAACCTGTTCAATTCTAGCGAAATGGCCATCATCTGAAATCTGTCGTAATAATTCATCTGCTTCAACCGGAATATTATGCTCTTCTCTTTCTTTCATTGTTATTTGCCACTCTTCATTATACTGTTCTCTAATGAATTTAACTGCTGCTTCTTCTGACTCAAACATATATAATGGACTTTCCTGTGAAAAGCTATAATAGACTGATACATAATAAGCCTGTTTGCTTTTGACCGGAGTTTGAGATGTTTTTATATTTACATGTTCAAATCCACTACGTTTTTCAAATTTATTACTCATATGATTTTCTCCTTTACTGGCAATGTGTTGTAAGCGTATTAGCTAAACGATTTTGATCAACAATCCAATCTGTTCTATAGTTATAGATTGGACAATACGCATTATACAAACTCCCTTTCATTGTATTTATTTCTTTAAATGTAAAATTTAAAGAATTTCTAATTTGATCGATTAATTCAACATTTGTTTTGCATTCTCTTCTAAGGCATCTATTTTTTCTAATTTTCCTATAATATCGAATATAAGAAATTAAATTCACATGTGATCCTTCTATCATATGCATTAAATCTGTCAACTCTTTATCGCATTGTGAAATCATATTAAGATTTTCATGATATTCCTTATTTAACTGCGGTAATAGAGTTACGAGATCATCCATAAATGTAACCCATTTAGAAGGTTTGTTTTTTGCCAATGGAAACATTAAGGAACAGAAAATTTTTTCTGTTCCTCCGTTTTGTTCCATATGAATAAAGTCATCTTTTTTTACAAGTAAAAATTTTGATGATTTTCTTTTTGTCATTTTACAAAGTGCTTCTGAAATTTCTCGTTTTCTATAAAATGGAACATTTTCTCCATTCTTAGCTTTCTTCACACACCCTTCTTCATCAATTTCATAAATTTCACCATTCTTAATTAAAACATATGTATTCACTTTATACTCATTCTTATTCATATTATTTTCCTTTCTACTATTCTAAATTATTCTCATTCATCATTTTTTCTTTAGGACTTTCCTATTTCCTTTTTAATAATGCAATAGCATAAGTGGAATCTGTAACTACTTCATCATCTCCATTTTTTACAAGCATTGGAATCCTTTCATCTGCTGCATCAAATCTAATCTCCGTATTTTCACAATCCATGGCATTCAAAACTTCTAATAAATAGCTTCCATTAAGGCAAATCTCCGCATCTTTTCCATCAATGATTGCTTCAATATCTTCATTAATAGATCCTCTATCACTCTTGCCCTGGATATTTAATAAATTCGTTTCTTTGTTTGCTTTTAACAAAATACGAATCATTTTTCGATCCGTTGATAATAAACATGCACGTTTAATAGTTCCTAAAATCAGATTTTTAGCTACGTTAACTTTTGTCAGATCTTTATTAGTTTCTATTTTCTTTAAAGTAGTATTGATTGTAAGTTCCTTTGCATTTACAATACGCAGTGAAATAAAAGTATAATCATCTGCTAGATACATGAATTTATCATCCGCAAAAATCTGAATTTCTTTATTCTGAAATGCGTTGATTGCTTCATTAATATCTTCTGCATAAATCAATACATTGAAATCAGCACCATTATTTTCATGTGTTTTTAAACAACTTGAAAAAAGATACGGATTTGCTGCATAAATTTTAATATCATCTTTTGCACAATGAATTGCAAGACATTTCATTGCTTCTTGTCCTACAGATACAGAATCATCTTTTCGTACTGATACAAATGCAGTGGCACGAACCATGCGACGTAAATCATTCGCTTCGATCGTAACAAAGTTTTCATCTACCCCTTTCTTAGTAGGCATTGGAAACATATCTGCTCCTTCAATTGTCTCAAGCTTGAATTCAGATTTCTCATATCTTAAAACAAGACCATTTTCGGCATCAAACTCAACTTCTGTTACAGATTTTGGAAGCTGTTTTAACAAATCCATCATAAATGAAGGATCTACTAAAAACTTCTTTTCCTCAGTTTCTTCAAAAACGAAACTATTTGGTGGCATATTGGTAATAACAGACATTCCATCATTCATACCAACAAGAGAAATTCCTGAATTTTTGATTTCTACCAGAGTTTTAGATGTTATATCTGCTTTCTTTGAAATACCTTTTTTTGCAATCTGCAGTGCTGCTTCAAATAATTTTCTATCAATTTTCATAATAAAATTCTCCTTTAATTTTCTTTAATTTCTTTCTCAGTGATCACTTGCAGCACGATCAGTACCACAAGTAATACACATTTTGTTGTTGTTTCTTGTAAAAAAATAATGGCCAACACAATAAGTGCCATTGCCATTAATAATAGTTCAACTTTTCTTTTCATTTTTATCCTCTTTTTCTATGATTCACACAATGATCTGTGCATGAACAGATTTTTCAATCAACTCTTTATGATCAATGACATATTGTTTTTCAAGGATACATTCCTCTGGAAAAGTAAACGTTGTTGCCTTTTCTTTTTCATCGAACTTTAACTCAGCTCTTTTTAAACAATAACGAATCATTTCTGGAAGTCTTTCTATAGATTTTCTTATTTGTTCTTCCTGCCCTGATTTTTGTTCCGGTAGTTTCTTAGTATTTTTCTCTTCTTTTGTTTTTTCTTTTTTCTTTAATTGCAGCACGACGAGATTTAATTGTTCTTCTAATGATTTTACTTTTTCAGCAAGATCAGTATTCTTCATCTCTATTTCTGGCTTGCATAATTTGATTAATTCTACTTCCACTAAGACTCTTTTTGTTGTAGCAAAACGTAATTTTTCCAACAATGCTGATAAAATACGAATATCCCTGATCAATAATTTTTCATCGATCAACTTTGCTTTCTCCTGTAGAAACTTCATTTGTTCAGTAGATACTTCTAATGCTTCTTCTGCATCTGTTCCCTGCCCAACTAATAAAAGATTCCTTAGAAACCACAAAAAATCTGTGATAAATTGTGACCATTCTCTTCCTTGACTAGCAACATCTTCAATTAAGTCCATAACCTTCGCAACATCCTGTGCCATAATGAAATCTAAAAGTTCACTATAGACCTGAATATCTACTGTTCCCAGTACATCTAACGTAGCATCATACGTCAATTTCTTGCCCAAATTAAAGGCAATGCACTGATCCAGAAGGCTTAACGCATCTCTCATGGAACCATCTGCTATTCGTGCGATATATTCCAAAGCTTTATCTTCTGCTTCTACCTTTTCTTGATTGGTAAGGTCAATCAATTGTTTTTTTATAACATTTGATGTAATACGATGGAAATCATATCTCTGACATCTTGATAAGATAGTGATAGGAATCTTATGAACTTCTGTCGTGGCCAAAATAAAAATGACATACTCCGGTGGTTCTTCCAATGTTTTTAATAAAGCATTAAAGGCTCCGATGGAAAGCATATGTACTTCATCAATGATATAGACTTTGTATTTACCTGTTGCTGGCGAATACTGTACCTGCTCCTTAATCTCTCGAATATTATCAACGCCATTATTAGAAGCTGCATCAATCTCGATTACATTCAAAGATGATCCTTCTGTGATTGATTTACATGTCTCACATTCTCCACATGGTTCTCCATCAATAGGATGCTCACAGTTTACTGCTTTTGCCAAAATCTTTGCGACGGTTGTTTTTCCAGTACCTCTTGTTCCACAAAATAAATAAGCATGACCTAAACGATGATTACGAATCTGGTTTTTCAGTGTCGTAACAATGTGATCTTGCCCTTTTACTTCATCAAACGTTTGCGGACGGAATTTCCGATACAATGCACTGTATGACATTGTTTACTCCTTTCTGCTAATTCTTATTTTGTTTCCAATTTTGTTCATTATTAAACTTCATTTTCATGATGTTTGTACTATATGCGGTAACAAAACAATCAATAAAACGATGAATCCGATTCATAAAAGTAAAAAATCCTTCATCTGTCATATTGATACAGCTTTTTTCTTTCTTTTCATTTTTAGTAACCTCAATTTCCAAATACCATGGATATTTTTTAGGCTGATTGTTATAGAAACTCTGTCGTCTTACCAATAAAGTACGCTTTAGCTTCTGAGCTTCATTTTTTTTGCATGAACTGTAACTACAATCCCCAAATGATTTGGCAAATTCATATAGATATTCTGCCTGATCCACATCCAGATAAAATGTTACATTCTTTTTACTCCCTCCAACCTCTAATAATGAAATTGGAATCTTTGAATACTCAGTTTTACCATTAATTTTCTCTTTTTCTGCAAAAATACTTCCATAAAAGGATGATGTTACTTTCAGCTCATCCGCTGCAACTAACACTACCTTCCCATTACTTGTTTTTGCAATGTCTGTTGCTTGTTTCTTCATTCTTCATCCTTTCCATCCCAATCTTCCGGGATCTTATCATTTTCATTAAATGTCATTGCATTAATAAGTCGGATTGTCATTTTGTGTAGAAATGGTATTTTCTCTACTGCCAGAGTTACCGTTCCTAAACCAATAAAAAAAACAGACATAAATGCAACTAAATATACTAAATCGTTTAGCATCTTAATCATTCTCCTTTCTCATAATTCAATAAAATCTTTATTAACGTATAATATAATGCGAAGACAATAGTTATCAGCTACATGCCAGCTTTCTTCATAAACACCATTTACTGAACCTTTTTGCACTGCATATTTCTCAACAGTTCCCGCATCTGGCGGTCCAATATGTCCTGTATCTCTGCCGGTTTCCAGAAGTTCCTTCCGGAATTCCTCACATTTCTGAACAAAGTTACTTACCTCTTTCCTTCCTTGATCAGTCAGTTTTAACATACTTTTTTCCTCCTAATTGTTCGACTTTCTATTACCTCGATCCAAAAATCTCGATCATTATTTTTTTGATTATTACTTTCTGCCCATTTACGGTATTCTGTCGAATCTAATCCTAAAAAATCCATAAGTATCTTTCCTGTACTATGAGTCTGCCAATATTTGATCCAATCATCTAAATCAGCTAGAACAGATTCCCCATCTAAACAGGATTGAATAAACGACTTACTTCGGTATTTCATATTGATGCCTTCTTTTTCATAAAAACATCTTAAATACCCTTTTAAATCATTGTCTTTGTGTTGCAAGCTGGCAGCTATATCAATAATCTGACGATCAATGTCTCCATATGCTCCACAAAAAATAACCTCAATACGTGTCAGTATCATTTTTTCATCATGCGACAATGTTTTATTGCTTCTCCTAAGATTATGAGCTGTTTCTGCATATACTCTTAGAGTTTCTGGATCTCGTAATCCGATTTGCAAAAAACCACCATTGTTACAAAATGATTCAACCATGTTTAAGAATTCATCCATCCTCTTCTCTCCTTTCTTAACGTAAAAAAGGGCACAAAAAAAACAGACCTTTCGTCTGTTAAATTTGTACCCTTTTATAAATAAAAGTTATTAAGTTTCTTTTTAAGTATTTTCTATAAAAAGTCCCACTTTTCCTGTTTGGGGAATCTGATAAAAAATACAATTTTATATTATCATAATTTTATTGTTTTATCAATGTATTTCACTAAAAAAAATGGACCATTGCATATTGCAATGATCCATAAAAAATTATAGATAATATGATTTAAATTTTTCTTTTTTAAACATCCACCACATCCTAATTTTAAATCGAACCGGTAATTTAATCGTTATATCATTTTCTTCTCTACATTTAATTTCCTCCTGAATATACTGTTTCCCAACCATTTTGATTGCTTCTTCAAATTTCATTATTTTCCCCTTTCTTAATCTTAATTTTTCCCTACATTATAAGAATAGTTAATTTTAAAAAAGGGGAAACGAAATAGCTTATTTAATTTTAATTTTTACAGTTTTCTTTTTGTTGGTACCATCAGTAGACATTACTGTAATTATTACAGTTTTCTTCTTTCCTGTTTTCTTGGCTATTACTTTACCAGAAGATGATACAGTGGCATATTTTGTATTGCTACTCTTCCAAATAAGCTTCTTGTTTGCTCCTTTTGAAGCTTTTACCTTTGCTGTTAATTTTAAAGTTTTACCAGCTTTCACTGTTTTCTTTCCCTTAATGGAAATACTCTTAACAGAACCTTTCATGACTTTAATCTTATAGGTTGCTTTTTTATTACTTCCATCCTTTGCAATGGCAGTAATTGTTACGGTTTTGCCCGCGGCCCTTTTATTGATCTTCACAACACCGTTTTTATTAACTGTCGCAATTTTTTTATTACTCGTTTCCCAATTGACTGCTTTATTTTTGGCATTTTTCGGCAAAATGTTTGCTGTTAATTTGATTGATTTGCCAGCAGCAATCTGCTTAGAAATACCGTTGATCGTAATTTTGTCAACCTTTACAATCGGCTTTATCAGGTTAGATTTATCCGACTTATTTTCTGTAGAATTATTATTCTGGTTATGATCCTTTTGTGCTACATTAATGACATATGATCTCTCAATTCTTCCTACGTATCGATTGATTCCTGTAATAGCTACTACTGCCATTCCTGCCTTAACATTATTATGATATTCCACCTGATAATCTGTACCTTTTTCTAATAACAAATTACCTCTTTTTACTGTAATATCTGGTTCTTTTGCTAATCCATCTTCTGTAAATTGTTCTGATGATAATTTTACTGTACAATCGGAAATATCATTTTGACCTGGCAATTCCCATCTGTAAATAACACCATAATATGAATCATTCTGAGAATTACTATCTTTTTCATCATCTGATGATAATTTCATAGAACAGTATGTGTTTTGATCTTCATCAAACTTCATATCACTTGTCTTATAATTAAATGTAACCTTTTTACTTTCCCCTGCCTGAATCGTTGAAACTGCTTTTGTTGTTAATTTGTCTGATAGCTTATTATCTTTATAAAAATCAATTATTCCGGAGGCTGCTACTTGGCCATTATTTGTCACTGTTGCAGTATATTGTACACCATCTTTTGTAATCGTCTTCTTAACATCCGTAATTCCAAGATCTGTATAAGAGACTTCCTCTTTTAATTGTGACTGAGATGTATCTTTTTGTCCATCAGCAACTGTCTCTACTGTAAAGTTTTCGATTCGTGTTATATTATCAAATGAAAATTTGTCTTCAAATAGTTTTGATTCCCCTGGTAACAGATTACATGATACCGTTTTATTTACAATTTCCCCATCATCATTACTAATCTTTAAATTAAAACTCTTGATAGTTTCTTCACTTTGATTGGTTACTGTATATAAAACTGGCTGTTCACCATTTTCCATATCATTTCCATCAATAGACATATCTTCTATTGCAATCTTTGGAGCAGATTTTTTATGGATATAAAACATACTTGTTTTTTCATCATCATCTGAATCCTGAGCATTTAGAATAATATCCCACTCTCCATTATCGTCTAACGTAGCAGTAAAATAGTTTCCATTAACCCCTTGTTGTGTATAAATATTAACAGGAGCACTGTAACCATCTTTTGTCTTAACTGATGAATAAAATTTACAGCCTGAGTCATCATTTTCCATCCATAATATAGCTGTTTTATCTCCGTTAGATTCTTGTATTGCATTAGCACTAATAGCTGTCTTATTAGAGTCAGATATATCTTTTGTGATCTTGGTAGATAAATTGTATGATTTTAAAGTTCCATCTTGCACATATGTTATGATGTCCTTAGTTACATGAATATTAGAAAGATCCGCAGCATTATCATATACGACATTTTCTTTTCCAGTATCTAAATCATAAAATTTAGTATTTTGATCATTATCTGTTCCTATATAGATTGCATGATACTTGTTTTCTGCATACGTTCCAGTTAATTCTGAAATATAGGTATCAGTATTTCCAATATCGGTTGCCTGCTGCCATTTATTGTTATCATATTCAGAAACCTTAATTGTTTTTTTACCTTTTAATGTAACAATATCATTTGATGGAACATTTACCCACATAACAGCCGGTGTACCATTTTTATCTATTAGTTTTGGCATCATATCCAATGTATCATTATCTGAAATTTTTTCTACTTTACCAAAAGACTTTGTATTGGCATCATATTTACTAATATAAATTTCACTATCTTTTGCAATATTTTCTGTTTGTTTATCAATATCAGCACTGTCAGCTATTTTCTTATCACACTTCTGCCATGTAACGAAAATATCATTTCCGATTTTTTTCAGATCAGCAAACGTATCTAAAGTTCCATTATCTAAAAATGCTTTTGGTTCAGACCATTTACCATTATGATAAATTGAGTACATTAATTTTACACTATTTTGTGTGCTTCTACTTGCATCGTTGGATTGAAATACCATGATAGTATCATCTTCTTGTTTAATCATTTTAGGAATACTATTAGGCAATATATAACTTTGCAATTCTTTGGTTGTAATTGTATTATTAGAACTTGCCTGTCGTAATTTATTATTTTTTGCAGATATATTACCTTTCCATGCACTTGTTTTATTTTGATATGTCCGGTCTTTAAGTTTTAACTTAATTTGACTATTTGATACTGATTTTAATTTAGCTGATTTATTTTCGTCCTTTTTATCAGTATCCTTTTTTGTTGTATTCCAAAGCCTTACATTGTTTCCTGTAATAACACTTCTTCTATAATCATATAAAAATATAATTTGTGATTCAAGATAAACATTTCCTGTCATGTCTCCCTTTGACCAAGGAACTATTTGCCAATTAAGAGTTGCTTCTCCACTTGCTCCTATTGTAGCTAATCCACTGATTCCAAGACCACAATTAGCATTAAAAAATCCTTTTGTACTTAATCCTGTCAGTTCGAATTCTATTCCACTTTTATCTATAGAATTTATTTTTAATACATTAGTTCCATCTATAGTACCCTTAACGCCTATATAGTAAGGAATAGGTGGTGTAGCTGAAATATACTGCACAGTCTTACTTGCTTCCCATCTTAACAAGAATCCGATTCTTCCATTTTTGGAAATAAGCTTTCCATTTTCATCATATTTTGTTTCATAATATCCAATTAAATTAATTTCTGGTTTCTTTTCAAATTTTTTGGTAAGATCAAAAGATTCTTTATCTCCATCCGCCATAAGTACAGATCGCATACCTTTTACTTGATTTAAATTATTTTCAGCTTTTTTTATTTTTTTCACTATTTCATCTTCGTTATATGTCTTTTTATTAACACCTATAAGTGCTTTTATTGTATAACCTCCATCTTTATCATTTGATCTCGTTACTTTTGTTCCAATTGCTGGAATTGAAATCTTGTATTCGCCTGGGTAAATTTTAGTAATTGGATCATAAGCTTCCCCTGATAATTCATCAAATAATTTTACAGAAGGACCTATATATGGAAGATTAGTATCTGCAGTATCTTTATATTCTGGTTGTTTTACAGAACTGTTCTCTTTTTCTTTTGCATTACTTACAGTATCTGCATAATTCCAAACATTTGTATGTGAAAGATCCAATTTCAGAGCAGGACGAATTCCCGCATTCACATTATCAACTGGAAGTCCTCCAGTATATCCAAAATAATCTATTGCAGAGGCATAACGTGAATTAAGCCCTGGTGAACGTAACCACCACCAACTGCATCCATAATTATCTGTAAAAATATTGACAGCATTTCCCATAGCTTTTGCATATGTGCTACTTTTACAGGATCTAGCATCATCTGTACTTACTGCTTCAGTTAAAAATCCATACTTTGCTGCATCAACTGAAACTTCTGACTGTGATAATAAAAAGATTTGGTCTTGGGTATCATTTCCACCTTCTGTTTGATATGTAAGATTATTATTATTTTTAATTTTTGTTTCTTCTATTGCATTTTCTTCTTCTTCTGAAAATGCACTGTTTATAAAATTATTTTTTGTATAATCATCATCTTTAGAATTTTGTAACCCTTTATATCCATTTAGCCAACTTCTAATTATACTTTTCTCCCATGTAGTTTTATGCCATGTGTCATATTTCTGAGTGTCCAAAATTTTATCTGATAAAAGTAATGCTTCATTACCGTCAACATTTAAAACTCTCCATTTTATTTTTTCATATCGAAAGTAATGATATTTTGTATCATTGTCCTTATCCCAGTTATAATATCCTTCTTGATCAGAAAGAAATTTATATGTAGTATCATCACTACTTAGTCTTCGATACTTTACATTATCAATCGTTATATCTCCGTTGCTATCCCATCCCGTTGCATTTTTTAGTTTGGAATATACCGATGGCTCTATTTCATAATCATCCTCTTCTTCCCATTTTTTAGCAAAAGCCCCACTTCTATGCGGAGTATCAACAATCTCCGTTTGTGGATAGCTTCCAAAATAAATACAATCCCACGTTACTTTTTGTCCTGATTTTAAAGAAGAATCTTTCACAATTCTAGGATTTGATATTTTCGTTTCCGTAGCTGCGGATACATTAATTTCACTTCCTTTTAAGTTAATCTTTTGAATTGGTGTTGTTGATAAGACTGTTGTTGTAATAACCATTGCAGACAAAAATTTTTTTGTTGCTAAACATAATTTTGATAATTGCATATAATTCCCCTTTCTTCATACATTTTCAATTACCCTTTATTAATTTTATATAGTTATATTTTAACATTTTATCATCTAATCTTCTACATTTTTTAGAAATTATATTTATTTTCTCAATGATTTGACAAGATATATTAATTATAGTAATATTTAAAGAGAAACTATTAATATATTTTAGCTCATATAATAATAACTGTAAAAGACCAGCAGAAATCTGCTGGTCTTTTATGATTACGATTCAACTTTAATCATATCTTTATATGCCGGAATTGTTGTCGCGGCTTTTACCTCTGTTGAAGCAACTTTATTATTGGAGTCTGAAATAACATTTGCACCAATTACCGTTATAACAGATAATAATAATGTGAAAGCTATTATCTGCAATCGTTTTCTTATTAAATTCAAAATATTACCTCCCAATACATATTATAATTACTTTTTATACGTATATGAAACGGAATCCCGCATAGCAGATTTTCCTAAACGCTCTTCTGCTTCCTTAGTAACTTTTTCAGAATATTCTTTCAAAGATGCGAAGGTTAAATCAGAGGACTTTTGTTCTTCCTGGGAATCATCGAATTCCAATGTTTCGTCATTCTCCTGTCTTTTCTTTAAATCAGTAGAGTCTTTTTGCATAAGCTCATCTAATGACCAGCCTAAAGATTTACTAATCAGATCAATATATGACAAAATATTACCTAATTCTTTTTGTGTATATGAAATATCTAACGAATCACCTTGAAAAATCCATTTTTGTATCATATTCGTTAATTTCCCGACTTTTCCTGACAATCCAAATAATCCATTAATAATACCACCAATATCTACTGTTTCTGGATGGCAACTAATTCTTAAACCTGTATTATAATCTTCAATTCTTTTAATTGTATTAGACAGCTTTTTGTGTATTCTGCATCCTCTGTCATTGTTAACTTTTGAAATTCTTTATTTACCATTTTCTCCTCCTGTTTTATTTTTACAACATATTTTTCTCTTAAAAACTTTAGAATTCCAAATTTTATTTATCCTCTTTTATTTTCATTTTATATTATAATTATATAATATTTTATACTTAAAAGAAATTTCTTTGTTGCCTCTCCTATTGTTTATGTTATAATATTAGAAGGCTGATTTATAGCCTGGTATATTAATACTCCCTATCAAAAAGAGGACTGTAACCCCTATCCGCAGTTCTCTTTAATCCCCAATATATTGTATATTCTTTGTATCATTCAATTCATATCATTGTTTTCTCTTATCTAACAAATCTACACACTCATAGGTGTATGATTCGCTCTCAAAGGCATAGAATAACATTTATAAAATCCGAACTTGTTTAATTTCTCCATAATTACCACCTCTCTCTCTAAAATTGATTATAGACTTGACTACTTCCATCATTGTGCAATTTTCTGTCCTTGCAATTTGTAAAACTGCCACTTTTAATAATTGTTTATAATTCCACAAATCCTTATCAATTGGAATTGTTACAAGCGAATCCATCTTTGTTATTGGCTGATTTTTTCTTTTATACAGCAGTGTTGTATCATTTTTCCTTCTAATGCCAAATGGTATCCATCCTATATTCTCAATATATTCAATTAATTTCTTCGGATCAATTAGATTTAGCTGATCTTCTTCTGTTTCAGCTTTGTTATTTTCAGAGTTTTTATTACATTTTTTTAGTTCAATCTCATAAATATTATCTGTTAGAATTTTAAGATCATTTTCACAACATCTCCCTGAATCTACAATCCCAATCAATGTTTCAATATCAAACATATTTAAGTTTGTAACACCAGATATATAAGCAGGCGTAAAAAGTCTATTTTTATATAAACGAACTGCAATTTCCAATGATGTCTGTATTTTAGCTTTTTCTTTTGTTTCTTTGATTATTTCTTCTATATTCATTACATTCTGATAAAGTTCTAATTCTGTGCAATTTTCTACTTTTATAATGGTCAAAATTGCTTCTTTCATAGACTCCTGGTAATCCAAAAGCTCTTTCTCTAACGGAATATTGATTTGGTACATATTCTCTCCACCATCTGTAATTACTTTTTTCTGATAAACAGCAACATCTTTTCTTTTTCGTTCAATTTTTACCCATCCAGAATTTTCGACATATTCTATTAATTTTTTTGTATAATTCATTTTTTCTCCTTTTTTGTTTTTTAGATTCCCTATGATTTTTCTTTTACTTTATTTTCTTAATATATTCTTCCAAAAGTTTTGAATTATAAATACACAAATGACTGCGGAGCATAACTAACTCCAAAATCCTCTAATGTTTTAGGTCGTATGTACTTTTCTACATTCTCTACTTTGTATGCCACAGCTTTATTTCTACCCTTATAATATGTATCAAAAAAATCCTTAGTAATTCCTGAAAACTCATTTGTTCGATTCCAGATTTCTTCCGGATCATCAACTAGAACCTCTCTAATATCAGCTTCTCCAACAACCTGCATTATGGGAGCGGTTGCATAAATTAACATTTTCTCGATTGGCTTTTTGCAAGCCACTTTTCGGTATTCATATTTTTTTGTTCCGTCCAGAATGCTTTTTGCATACTCTCTGGACGGATTGCAAATATCGCTGCGTTGCTATTTTTCTGCATTTTCTTCTCCTTCCTCTGCCTCTTCTGATCTCGAATTCCATAATAATGCCATAGCAAAAGCTCCAAAAATTATTACGTGTGTTGTTGGGCTGTCAAATTCTGTTAACATACAATATAGTGCTAAAATAGCATATGCTATTAAACCAATATCACGTTTTTTGAAACAATATACATATCCAAACAAAATGGAAAATAAGATTGCAAAATACGAATTCACATCACTATCTGGATAATTTTTATTCAACCGAGCTGAAAAAAGTAAGAACTTGTCTACTAATCCAGTCATTTTTGTTGTACTTTTTTGATAAAAATCTTTATCTTCAAATAATTGATCATATTTCCCTGATTTAATTATGCTTTCTCCTTCGATAAATCCATCAGCAGACTTTAAGGAAACTGAAAAATCGGAAGTTAATTTTCGTCCTTTTTTGTCCTGATATTTTGGCATACCCTCAGATGTTTGACCAGCTCCAAAAGGAGCTTCAAAAGCATATGTTGCAAATATCTTATCTTTACTGTTTTCTATTACTACATTCTTAAATCCTTCCATTTCATTTTCTGTAAATCTATGCGGATACAGATATTCTTCTTTTCCTGAAAAAGCAGCAGTTAAAATTCCATTGTTTGATTTGTATTTTAGCTCACATTCTGGAGTGTATATATAAAAAACATCCACTCCTTTTGCGTATTTTTCATATTCTGCAGCTGTTAATTCAAATTGTGTAACATTATCTGCATAGTCATACTTTATTTTTCCTAATTCCTTCTTTTTCGTAATGTTTTTGACATTACATTCATATTTCTCATATCCATTTTTAGTTACTTTTAATTGATCTACTGAACATTCTTTTCCGTAAAAATTACGATCATTTTCTAACTTGTCTCTGTTGAGATTAATTACTATCATCGTAATCAATGGAAGTAACAACAAGATGATCAGCATATATTTTACCCGTTTTTGCATTTTTCTTCCTTTCTTTTGTTTTGTATTGTTTCATCAATATCATTCATTAATGAATATCCGAAGTAAAAAGTCGCAATTAAATAAAATATTACATCTAAGACAAAATGTACTTTTTTCCCTTCCTTGTTATAATATACCGCTGCCGAATAATTCATTATCTTGTCTTTTATACCATATTTTACGTTTTTCTCACGTACATACATTTCAGAATCTGGATACAAACGATCATACCTTCCAGGCTTAATCAAACTTCTGCCATCAATCTTTCCCAATAAGCAAGTATTTTTTATCAAAATATGTATAGTTGTATATACTGTTCTACCGTCTCTATCATATCCTGACGTGCCATTATCGCATTCATTGACAAAAATTTTATTATGACAATTCTTCCAGATAGCTTGTTTAATAACCGCTAATTCTTCATTAGAAAACTTTTTTTCAGTAAAAGATAACTGCTTGTCCATCATTTCCGCGTAAATTTTTCCTTTATCAGACTTATAAGAATATACACACCTTTTCTCATACATTGTGACTTTTTTCCGATGATCTTCCTGAAATTTTTTATAATCATTTTCACTAATGAAAAATATGCTTCCATTTTTTATTATGTAGTAAAATGTTTCATTCTTATTTTTTTGCATCTTTATTTTCTCAAAAGAACATTCGACACCTATTGATGAATTGTCCTTAATTTTAATATCTGATAACTTTATCTTATTAGTGTAAAAATTACGATCTGTTTCCCATACATCTCTTTTACTGTCAATGTAATTTCCTATTGTATATGGACTCATACTAATAAGACTCATTGTTGCTACTGCAGAAATTATGATTCCTTTTAAAATCCAAGCAACTTTTTGATCTGTATTTATATTACCCTGTGATATTACTCGTGTGGAGTTATTAGTACATAGAATCGTTATAAATAATACAACTCCTTCTATAAATGTCATGGCTACTGTAATTATCAATGCTGTATCTTGTATTCTCTTAAACACACCATTAAAGAAATAAATTTCGCCCAAATATTCAAAAACTAAGAAAGAACAAATTATGAAATTGCACAAAATAACGAATGACTGAATTGAATAAATTCGTTTTGATGTTCGTTTTTTCATTTTGTAACTGCATTTAAAAAGATACAGATTGACCGTAAAATTATCAAGGATTAACATCCATATAAAAAATTTTCCTATAATTTTTAACAATTTTATTTCCTCCTGTCTTTTATTTTTTAATCATCCAATAAAAAGAAAAGAAATTATTCCAATAGGAATTCCAAGGAAAAGTGTGTAGATTAAATCTAAGATAACTAAGAATAAAATAAAACTCATAATATAAATTACAAAATAAGCATATTTCTTTTCACTATCGTAATATAAATCTGCTGCCTTATTCATCATCTTATCTTTCCAATTATATTTTTCTGTTTTATTTGTAAGATACATGTCGGCATCTGGATATAACCGATCATATTTTCCAGGCATGATCAGACTTTCTCCTTTTACATTTCCATATGTGTTTGTTTCATTGTTCTTTATTGAGAAATCGGTACAAACTTTTTGTTTCTTCCAGTCATGATAAATGACATGATTATGTGAATCTGTTCCATATTCATTCACAAAGATTTTATTTTTACACTTTTCCCAAATATCTATTTTCATCTTCTTCAATTCTTCTTTTGAAAAACTTACTGGATAAAAATGAATCTGATTACCTGTCATTGTTGCATTAATCTTCCCTTTATCAGATTGATAAGAATATTGACAATCCTTTGCATACATAGTTACTTCATCACAATTAGCCACATATTTTTTGTAATCTTTTATACTTGCATAAATCTTATTTCCGTTATGTGTTACATAGTAAAATACGTTTCCATTTGCCTTCCCCTTCCTAAATTTCTTTGAAGAATAAACAATTTGTTTTGAACCGTTCTTATCTAATTTAATACCATCCAATTTGATATTCTTTGCATAAAAATTTCGATCAGTTTCCCAATCATTTCTTTTATAATTGATATACACTCCCAAGAAATATCTGCTCAAATACAAAACATTGAAAGCTATAATCAGGATTGCAGCTATAATGTATGCTATGACTTTTTTCATTCGTTTTTTTCGTTTCTTTTCTTTTTTATCTTTACTCATCAGATCACTTCCTACTGTTATATCTCTCAAGCTTAACATCGATTGCATAATTGAAATCAGATTCAGAAAGGTCCAAATATAATTGCAGTGTATTCAAACCTGATTACCGGGTTTGAAAAGCGGACCATAGTACCTTCTTTTAAAAACGGAAAAAATACTTCACCTTTTAGATCAAAATTCCAATCAGAATATTCCAGATCTAATTTTTCAAAGCAAAAATGACATACTTTGAAAAAACACCACATTTCATACAGATAGCTGCTTCTCTTCCATGTATAATCAAATTCTGGATTCAAATGAATCTGTACTTCATTCTGCTTTAATTCCATATGCATCTGATAAATGGTATTGTAGCGTGTATCAAGAATAAATGAATGTGGAATATAAGGTCCGGATAGTTTTCCAACTTTTCCAAACCATTCCTGAGCTTTTAAGATTGCAGTTACCTTTTTTAATTTTTCTGCTGTTTCTCGAAATTCTAAAAGCATTTCTTTGTTACTTTCTTCTTCCATATTAAAAGATTCCGCATTATCAAGAATAGCAATAAATTCTACCAGTTTATCATCGTATTCCTGGAGCATATTTTTTAATAAGCGATTTTCCTGAATGTCATAACATGTCCTTTTGACTGGAATCTTCCATCTGGCATCGCATCCAGATCTTGTTGCGTATCTTCTCATGGTTGCTGCATCAAAATTACGTTCATTGTTCTTCTGTAAAGATACATTTTCATATTCCGTAACAATCTCGCATTTTGGATTTTCAGCAATATTCATTAAAGCCATGATCACACGTTTTGAATACTTTTTCAGAATCATGAAATCATATAGAATTCGTGGAGGAATTTTTATGTTTTTATTACCAATTCCAATATTTTTCTGAATAATGTCCTGAGCTAGTCCACGAACTTCTTTTTCCAGATCATCTTTCATCATTTTCCATTCTTTTTTAGACATTGCTTTGGGCAGGATGTTTAGCACCCCATAATACCATTTTTCATTGCAGTAAATTGACATTTTAAAAGAGTCAACCCTTAATGTATCTGTTGTGCTGTCGCTGGAACATAATAAAAAGCTTTCTGGTGATACGGTACGATATAACCGTCCCTCTTCATCTTCAAACAGGTTCTTATCATCATATGGCATGACATCCAATGCTTCCAGATATAACCTTGCGTTTTTATCTGCTGAATCAAATAATACTTCTAATGTCTCATTTTCTTCTGCTGCCAAAGTATAAAATCCATTTTCCCATATATCACGTTCATTCATGCTGAACTTAGAACCAACACTTTCCTTATAACCAGGAAAGCGTTGGATAAGTTTTAAGGTAAATGGAGTCCTAGATACAATATCCATATGCCCCTAACTCCTTTTGTTTTTCGCTGATTACTTTTCTACATTTCTTAAAATCTGATAGCTCGCTATATTTATCAAAGATTTGATTAAATCCTGTATTACTTTTTCCATTCAGCAGTCGCCCAATCTGAATTTCTGGTCCGCGAACCTTTGTTAATATTCTCTGTGCAATCTGATAATCTAATGCTACACCTTTATTAAATCCATTAATCTCTGTCTTAGGAAGATTATTGATGTACATTTTAATAGCTTTTACAATTCGTGGTCCGACTCCATATTTAGCACTGGCTGACTGTAAAAGCTGGTGAATTTCCCACAATAATTCTTGCACCTTATCTGCTTTAATATCAACATCTTTATTGATTAACGCATCATATTCATCTTTAGACCATGTTGGTGTGATCAGACTTGCATATTGCTTCTTTGTCCATTCTTTCGAATAATCCAGAACATCTAATTCAATTACATTAGCACGATCCAGTACCTTATCAGAAAAATGATATGTAGATTCATCGATGTTAACTGTTCCAATAAATCGGATATTATCCCCGATGATAATCTTGCTTGGATATGTTGCTGAATTATATAACTGTCCGGCATACTGACTATCATATAATTGTAATTCTCTCTGATTTTCTGGACGTTCTAATAATGATAAGAACTGGCTGAAATAATGTTCAACTCTTGCAAGATTCATTTCATCAAAGCAGACAATAAATAATTTTCCTTTATTTTCTTCCTTTTGTGCATTGACCAGAAAATCAACGAATCCGGTATCTGATGGACGATAAACATTATGAACCAGATCAACATATCCAAGCAGATCGGCATCATCATTCCAAGATGGTCGCACTGGAACAAACAGTAATCGATCATCTTCCAGGTTATTTCTGATTCCTAATGCCCTTGCATAAATTTCAACTAAAGCAGATTTCCCAGTACCACTAAGTCCGGATAGAATTACAAGATTGCTGCACTTGATTGCTGTATGTACATTGACAAAATCTTTCATGTTATAGAACAAGTTTCTCTTCTGACTGTGATAATCCATCATCTGAATTAGTAACTCATCACTGTATTCTTTTGTATTAACCTCTTTTAATTCTTCCTGAGCATCATTAACTGTCTCTGTAAAACTCTCTGCCTTTTCCTGATTCTGTTTTGTTACTGGTTCTTTTTTCTTTGCCTCTAATTTTTTTGTTCTTTCAACTTCTGCTTTCAAAATTTGATCTTCAATCTGTTTATAAATCGTTTCCGGAACAAAAGCTAATGTTGGATTAGCATCCACATCATAGACAATCTTTTCTGCCTGATCACTGATATCAATTTTCAATAGTTCCTGTCCTTCTTTTTCTAAGATCAATCCTCGCTGCGAATTATATCGGCAATTTGCAATCTTCCCGATCACATACAATTTCTGATTCTGATTTTTCCAGATTACAAATGATGGCTGACTCTCTGTTGCATCGTATCCATAGGTACTTCCTAATGGCTGTTTTGCTTTGATACAATCACAAAATTCATCTAATGTATTATAGTTTCTGTATAAGCTCCACTGACTTTCCAGTTCCCATTCTCTTACGATCTCATCTGTAGCAGCAGAAAACACCGGAACTCCTTTAAAATATTCATCTTCATTAAATTTTACTGGCTTATTAACAAGATGAACTTTTGTCATTCTTTCAAATTCGCCATCATTTGCTTTGAAATTATAGATAAACAATTTGTCATAGATATGATCCCAGAACTTTTCTACCCTTTCTTCATCTGAACGATATTCATCATCAAATTTCTGATCATTCTCAAATGAATTCATATATCCAGTAAATAATTTATCTGATTTATAGTCGCTCATCATTGACTTAACAACATACTGTATTGCTGACTTTGTATTGATAAACACACCTTTTCTTTTTGTATCTTTTTCAAGTGCCAGTGTCCCTATAATCTGCATATCTTCCTGATTCATAGCCTGTCCCCTCCTTGTAATTTCTTTTGTAATGCTTTCCAGTCCCTAGCCTGTAATATTTTTTGGTTAGCATACTTTTCTGCAACCTTGATTAAATCTGCATGTGTAAGCCCACTTCTGATGTACCAGATTTGATCAAACACTGTTTCTGTATAAATCTTTTTATTTAACTCTTCAAGATCCGTTAGAAAATAGATATTATATCCTTTGATCAAAACATCTGCCGGATTTTTTGTAACACATAATACTTTCGGATCTGAAACTCCTGATGTTTTTGATAAAACAATGTTCTTCTTAGGCTTATATTTTCCTCTTATTTTCTCTTTTAATTTGCTGTTTTCAACACTTAATGCAATGATTCTGTCATTATATTCTTTTACTGTAGTATCTTTTCCCTGTTTTGTTTTTTCATTTTCTCTGATCAATCTTCCATTTTCTTTCTTAACTCTGTTATTTTCTTGTTCCAGGTTACTGCATTTAATTTTTAAATTCTGAATGTTTTCTTTATATTTCTTTCCACGATTTTTCCAATTATCTATTTCCGCTTTTAACTTTTCATTTTCTTTTTTTAATAAATTATCCTGAACATTTACATCATCTTTTTCAGAAGTATCTTTTATTTCTTCTGAATCATTTTTTGTATCGTCTTTTGGTTTATTTTCTAATTGATTGAAGTATTCCTCAATTTCTTCATGGGAATCTGGATCTGTTATCCATCTCACTACGTTGTATAGCAAATATGTCTCATCATTTCGATCCTCTGCCATTTTTATCATTGCTTCAATTAATAGTTCATAATTATGTTTTCCACCTTTTCGGATTTTTCTATTTAAAACAACATCGTTATTAATAAATTCGACTTTTGGCCGCCATTTCTTATCACTTCGCTGATTAGCGATTCCAGGAACCCAAAAGCCACGAAACCACACTTTATTAATAAGGATTTTATAATCTTCTGCATTCATGTGGTTCAGGATCTTTTTTACAAGTTCGCATTCATTCACGTCACATCACGTCCTTTTCCTTGTTTTCTTTTGTCAGCTTATTTCAAGAACATCTATTCTTCTCTAACATCTGATCAACTTCTTTTGTTACATCTACACAACTGATTTTTTTAGGCCATGTTTTTAAGATAATGCAAGAAATATCTATCTGTGCAATACAACTTCCATCGTTCAGTTCTAAATATTTGTAAACAAAATAATCTCCGAGACCTTTATCAATAGATTCCTGCTCAATTTTTAATATACATGGCATATCAGTGCTATATCCAACTCCAAATCCAGTAACATACACTCTTTCACCATATTTTTCATAGAACTTCTTTAATGGTTTCATTGTTTTGATCCATTTTCCGCTTCTTTTCTTTTCTACTTCATTGGTCTTAATCTTTGATTCATCTCTTATAATCGTTTTATGTTCTTGATCTTGAATATGAAAGATAGCTTTTAATACTTCTGCTGCTTCTTTGCAAAGACTTGTCTTTGCAATTTTTCTTCCGTCCTGAATTGCCTGATCTAACTGACATAATTCATCGATCATCTTTTCTATTTCTTTTTTTGTTTTCACAATAAGCACCTCCGTTCCTTATATTTTTAATTAGGATCAATTAATTTTCTGCTACCAGCAGATTTCGCCTTTGCGAATTATTTCGATGCTTTCTTATTTTTACACAAACTGCTTATTTGACCATTGACGATGGTTCTGTTTTACAGTCTTCTAAAACGGCAGTAGAGAGCTGGGGTTTGCCGCCTTTCATTGACAATGATTCCGTTTCTTTAATCGTATAGACCATTTTTCAGTAATTATACTTACAATCAATAATATTCTTAGAAAAACCTAAATTTATCCTTTTGATCACTCGGTACCGCATAAATACGTTTGATTTTCTGTCCAATATATAATTTGTCTAAAATATCCGTAATTTTCTTGCCTTCATCTGTTTTCTCTTCATCTTGACTTTCATGCGTATAAGCAATATCATACTCTGGTTCTGGATTTGTAACATGAAACATTAACATTCTTTTATCCTTATCAATATAGTTATTTGAAAAATTCATTGGAAATTCGCCAATATATTCTCCAACATAAGATAATGGACGAATATTATCTGGAAGATATATACTCATATCAGTAATTGTATTGTCATACAGCTGCCATTCTTTTATTTTTCCACTTAATGTTGCCTGATTTTCAAATTCTACAATAATTTTTATGTTCTTATACTGACTTATTCTGATAATATTAAGATCATTAATAGCTTCCTGAAATTTTAATCCATTGTTTAGTTCGAAAGCAATGGACCGTAAACAGTCATAGTTAAGATTCATTCGTACACTAAAAGCAATCACATTTTCAATTTCATCATAATATTGCTTGTCTAACTTATCTTCCATATAATCACGAATTTCATCTGCTGTTGGATATAAAAATCTAAAATGATAATGAAATCTTCCAGGACGATTTATCAAATATTGACTTAAACTTTGAATCTCATTACATGTAATCACAAACAGTTTCTTTCCTGCACTTACTCCATCAAATAAAGATAACATCTCCGCTTGACAATTATGTTTCTTTTCATCAAAAGTTTTATCGTATTCATCAAACAGTATCATAACTGTTTGCTCAATTTCTTCAAGAAAGTTTGCAATCCCCTCATGATATTCATTAACCAATATAACAGGTATCCCTTTTTTTCTTGCTTTCAATCCTAAACACTTAGAAAAAAGTGACTTTCCAATTCCTTTATCTCCACTTAGAATTACTCCAAGATTTCGATTCATCTTATCCATGGAATTCAACACTTTCTTGACTTTATCTAAATGCTGACCATAAATTTTTGTTTCTGGAATCTCAAAATCGTGTGCTTCTAGTAAAGAAAAAATTCTTGTTTCTGGATCATAATCCACCCGATAAGTTTTTGGTGGTAGTTGATCGTACGTGGTAATCGCATTATTAAAAATTCTATATCTTTTACCTGATTCTACAATATGCATCAAACATTCCTCTTTTCTTATGATATTTTATATTGTTTGCTTTTTGCGATCTTGCAAATCTCGTAACGACGAGCGGTTTCAATATATTTTTACTTCTACTTTTCCTATTTTGATAAAATTATTGAAGTTATTGTAATATTTTGATACATTTTTTGTCATAAACATTAACGTTTATAAGAGATATCCGAATTAACTTATCTTGCAAATTCTTTGGCAAATTTCTTCGCTCTTGTTTCAGTCAACTCATGATAATGATGTTCTAATCTCCATCTTGATACATCTACCTGCCAGTTTTCATATAAGTCCATATGCAGTCTTAATAATGCTGCTTCTGTCTTTTCTCTTTCTTCTAAAAATTCAAGTGCTTTATTCAAATAAGGAATAATATCTGCAAACTGAATCTTCGTACCTCCAATATATACATTTCCAACCTTTTTGGTTCGAATCACGTATCGGATTAAGACACTGTTTAAATATGTCATATCAAGGTATTCTCCCTCCCTAATTTCCATATTGGCAGTAGAATTTACCGTATATTTTTTACGTTCAGAAATAAAATACTGATATTCTGTAGCACTATTTGCGACATGATCCAAAGATTGATGATATCCTTTCATAGAATCACTTCGGGAATCATAATATGTCTCATCTTTTGTCTCAAATCTATAGTTTTTGGGTAGAAATTTTTTTAATGCTTCTGTATCTGATGCAGCATTTTCTCTCTCCATTACCTGTTTTATTGTTGGATCATGCTCATCATCTAATGTGAATCCAATAAGTCGATTATTTAATACTCGAATTTCTTTTTTTTCTAATTCCATTTCATCCCATAAACAGGTAGACTTTTTGATAACATGCCCTATGTTTGTAATATTCGGTCTAATTGGCGTTTCAATGGTTTCAAACTCGATATCAAGAGGATATTTTCTCATAAATACATCATAATATTCGGTTTTATCCACTTTATTTATCTTATAAAATTTGAAATCTTTCAATGATACATCATGAGTACGATTAGCTTCTCCACGTCCACGATTATTGTTCCAGACACCACCTCTCCGTCCATATCCATAGCCGTTATCATCTCTTGTAATCCTCATTAAAGTTAAAATGGTATCTCCCTTTTTCATAACTTCATGATTTGTTCTTTTTAGGATATCTTCTAGTGTTCCGAACCGATCATCTTCTAACCATCCATCTGCCATACTATAGATTACATAAGGATTTGACTTCATAATAGAACCTATCTTTGGAAGCTTTAAGATTTTCCCTTGATCAACTATTCCCTGTAATATCGCAAAAATAAAGTATCTTCCGGCGATCTCTTCTTTTTGAGAATTGCGAATGTTTTCTTCATCTTCACTTGCAATCTCTTTTGTCTCTGGCTTCAAAAACATATTTTCATCTTTAACCTGAACTTTATCATCGTCTGTCCATCCAATATAAAGATTCTCTCCATCCCTGATCAAAATTGCTATTGTGTTTCCGTGAAGTAATTCATATTCTGATAACATGTTATTTCGGATTTCGGACTGGCAGCGAATTGTTCCATCCTTGCTGATTTTTACTAAGGAGACGGATTTCGGACCAGGTGCAAACATATTCATAAAATCATCTCGAATTTTTAATAATTCCTCAAATGTATGTTTACTATATTTTGATCCGTCAAAATCATAAATTGCTGCATATCTTCCCAATTCTTCATTTAAAAATCGGATTTTTTGATATAGGACAACTGGATCTTCAATATTTGCATGTTTTCCTTTTCTTAGCGGAACAAAAGTTACAGTTTCTCCCCAATAGCAACGAATGGCATATAACTCTGTATCATATATAAATAACTGTCCTTCCAGTTCTGCTTTTTTTGATTCTAATTCTTCTTTCTTCTTATTTATTAATGAGATGGTATCTGCATATTTTGCTTCAATTTCCTGTTTCATTCGTTCAATCTCTGCTGCTTTTTCTTTCTGCAGATTTTTAAGTTCATCTTGTTTATTCTGAATCTCTTGTTTTTTTGTATCAATATTTGATGTAAGATCGTTTCTACATAAATTTTCATTTTGAAAGATTGCTGGCAGTGTTGTTTGAGCTGTTCCTCCCTTGCCTGCTTTTAAAGATATTAAGGACTGATCATCTAAGTTTTTAAATAATGTTGAAGTAATATAGTCTTTTGGAGTGACAAAACAGAATGAGCCATAATGAAGGACTGCTAAAATATCGTCTTGATATAAAAGATTCCATGGCAATTTCATCTGGTCTAAATAATTCTGAATTTTAACAATTTCTCCATTTACGTCTACTAACGGTTCATGTGTGTATCGACCCGCACATCCCATAGAATATCCTTTATTCAAATATTCTTTGATTTCGTTGTTTATTTCTTTTGACTGATTATTCTTTCCCCAATAATCTTTGTCATATAACTGATCAATCCAACAATTTCCTTTTGTTTCTTGTAATCTAAAATTTATGAAACCTACAATATCAAAAATTGCGGTGCCAATTTTTTTTAATCTTCTGCTCATCTTATTGTCCTCCTATTCCTTTGTTTTTTCTGTTTCATAACAGATTCATCTATATGAATATATTCGGCAAAATCTTATTTTTACTTAATCTGTAACCTATAAAATGTATTCCACTTTCTATTTTTCCTTATTTTTACTTTATATCTCTTTTTCGTGATATTTTATCTCCTTTTCCAAACATTATGTCTTATTTAGAAGATATTTTGTTTTGGACTACAATTTATCTAAAAACAAAAATTTCAGAAATATCAAATTGATGTAAAACCATATCTTTATCAATTTTCTGCCACATAGCAGATTTCGCTATAGCGATTCTTTTCGATGTTTTCTTATTTTTACACACTGCCAAAATATTTTGGTCCTTTGGAATCCACATATTTAACACTGCTCTAAAACTGTACAGTAGTACTTGTATTGGAATCCACATATTTAACACTGCTCTAAAACTATTGATTTATTTCTTTAAAAAAGTTCAGAACCTTTGGAATCCACATATTTAACACTGCTCTAAAACCTCTTATCTATACGTAGTACGGCAGTTTATCCTTTGGAATCCATAATAAACACAAACCATTTATCTGTATTCCGAAAAATGTATTTGCAAGTATTCCAAAATCCGATAAACTTGAAATAAACGTTCTGGATCATTCTTATATCTTTCCTTGATACTCTCATATCTTTTTTGATATCCGATATAGTCTCCATCACGATTCACGCATAGATCTGCAAGCCATAAAAGTGCTTGCTTTCTACTTGGGTTCTCTATAAATCTTCCATGACAACTAATTAATTCGCAAATTTCTGCATTAAGTCCATTTCTCTTCAAGATTTCTGCACCTAATCTTCCGTGATCCGTACCTTTGGGATTGTCAATATATCCTATATCATGTAATAAGCCAGTCAAATAAAGATCTTCTGTCTCTTCCTTACTCCAGTCATGAGATTTCGCATAAGCAAATAAGAAATTTGCAACTCCCATACTATGCCTAATTCTGGATTCTTTTAAACACCCTTCTGCTGCTCCGTACTTTGCTACAAGGATATTTTTCATATGATTACAAAATGCTGCGTTTTCCCCAGTACATTCATATTTCCTATTACATTCTTTACATGAATCCTTTATAAAATCACATGCTTCTGATTTATCTGAAATGGTTATTTCCCTCATATCTGGTGTTGTAAATTGCATATCTTCTTATCTCCTTTCATATATTTTAAAATTACTTAATAATTAGATTGAACATCCAATTGATTATTATTCCCAATATTCCAATCGTAAAATAGGGTAAAAATATTGAATTTCTTTTATTTGGGTTGAGATAAGTACAAAAAGATAAGAACCTATTTCTCTTTTTGGCTTCTTCTGGATACCAACTGCTGTCTGAAAACATCCAATCATACTGCCCTGGTCTTTTGTTACTTTCACCTATAATCTCTCCCTCTAGTGTTGATGTTCTTATTGGTAATGAATGTATGACTTCTTGTCCTTTGTAATCTTTATATTTGCTTTCTGTACCTACATTAGCAAATATTTTATTGCTGCATTCTTCATAAATAAGCTTTTTTATTTCTTCAACATCTTTATCGTTATATGTTTTTTCTATTACCGGTTTTGTAAGAGTAATTTTTGCTTTTATTTTTCCATGATCAGTCTCATACGAAAACTCAAAAATTATATAATACGCAACCGTAGTCTTTACAAATTTGTCTGGGAAACATTTTTGATATTCTTTTTCAGATAATAACAAACGTTCATCTTCAAAATCGTAGCTACGATCATATACATATTTAATTTCTCCCATTTCTGTATACTTTTTAATATTATTTCTTGCAATTTCAAACTTTTTATAACTTACATTCGTAAGTTCTATCTTTTGAATATCTATAGTTTTTCCATAAAAATTTCTGTCTGTTTCTAGCTTCTTTCGTAAACCGCTTATTACAATAGTGACTATATAGGGGATTGTATAAATAATTCCAATTATAATATAATACTTAACCATCGAATTTCTCCTTTCATAATCTGCTGCACCTAGCAGCTCTCGCTTTTGCGAGCAGTATCGATAAAATTCTTATTTTTACGCAGTCTGTTTATTATTTGACCATTGACAATGATTCTGTTTTACAGACCTCTAAAATCACTTTTTTGATAAAATTGCTTGCTTGTAGCATTGACAATGATTCTGTTTTACAAACTTCTAAAACTTATTCACTGATATTCCATTCTTTTCCTATGCTAATGCCCAATACACCATATTGAATATAAGAACAGTACTACACAAATCATTTGCATGATATTACCAACTTTAATACATAATTTATGAATCTTGGATATTTCCTTTTTTGTATTTTTATAATATTCATAGTCATTTTTTTCATAAATCACATTTATAAAATTGCCAAGCATAAATAATGAAAGAACTATATGAAGTAAAGTATAATGTCCGTTACTCATTATTTTTGATAATTTATACCATGCAATGAAATATATTCCGTATATTCCCAATGCTATATAAGCGTGAAAAATTGTATCCGTTTTATTAGGATTTAGATAAGCAAAAAAAGTTAAAAACTTATTTCTCTTTTTCTTTTTTGTTTCTAATGGATACCAGCTACTGTCTGAAAACATCCAATCATATCTTCCTGGTTTTATCTTACTTTTTCCTGTAATCGTTCCTTCTCTTTTTTTTGTATTTATATATACACGATGTGTTATAGTTCTTCCGTTGTAATATGATTCAGATCGATATAAATCAGCAAATAATTTATTTTTGCATGATTCATAAATAAGTCCCTTTACTTCTTTAACATCATCTTCTTCATATTTTTTCTCCATTGTTGGTTTAATCAGCTTTGTTTCTGCTTCGAGCATTCCTTTTGGAGAATCATATGCAAATTTATATATTATAAAATATGCAATTGCTGTATCAACAAACATATCTGGAAAATACTTATTATATTCTTCCTCTGACAATATCAATTGTTCATCTCCAAAATTTTGTGTATAAATATATTTAATTTGACCCATTTCTGTACATTTTTCAAATTTTTTTCTTTCAATCTTTAGTTTTTCATAACTTACATTTATAAGTTTTATTTCTTTTGGATCAATATCTTTTCCGTAGAAGTTTCTGTCTGTTTCTAATTTATCTTTTAAACAACTTATTCCAATCATGATCATATATGGAATCATATAAATAATTCCGATTACGATATAATACTTAATCAATTTTCTCCTTTCACATTTTAATCTGCTGCCACACGGCAGCTCTCGCTTTTGCGAGCAGTATCGATAAAATTCTTATTTTTACACAGTCTGTTTATTATTTGACCATCGACAATGATTCTGTTTTATAGACTTCTAAAACTATGTTCGTAATATGCAACAAATGGCTAATCATCGACAATGATTCTATTTTACAGACTTCTAAAACCCAATCAAACGATCATCGTCATCTAACAATCATTTACAACGATATTTTTTACAGACTTTTAAAACAATAGATGTATTTATTGTACCGTTATATTAACAATGATTCTTTCAACTCTTCTTGCAATTTAACTCATAATCATTGATGCGAATCTCATAAATGCTTTTGCAATAAAATATATTGTAAATAGCATAGAAACACTTGAAATTAATACATCCCCACTAAATATTTTTCCAATAATATATTTCATCGTCACTGATAAATAAATTACAATAATCAAACAAAGACAAGCTGCTATCATATAAAGTAAAATAAATTTCATGTCCATCGTTAACATAGAATTTTGATTAACGATCATTTCTGTAATCAATCGAATAGTGAAAATAAGACCTATTGTAAAATACAATGTAAAAATATTGTCTGCTCTACGCATATCGAGTCTGGAACAAAATGATAAAAACCTATTCTTTTTTCTTTGCGTTTGTGGATACCAACTTTCATCATAGAAAAGGTAATCCCATTTTCCAGATTCTTTATTACTCTCTCCTGTGATCGTTCCATGCATTGTTTTTGTATCAATATCAATGTTATATACAACTATTTGACCTTTACAATCTTTGTATTCAAAATGACTTCCAGGCACTTTAGCAAACACCTGTTTCTCGCATCTCTTAGCAATTAGTTTCTTGTATTGTTCTATATCTTTCGGATTATAATATCTTTCTATTGTAGGTTTATAAGATTCGATGGTTGCTTTCATTGATCCATTAGTTGACTGATAAGAAAAAATAAACTCTGGATAATATGCTGTAATTGATTCAACCGTTGATTCTAAAAAATATCTATCGTATTCCTGTTTTGATATAGCATATACAACATCTTGACTCTTTCCTTTTTTGTAGAAATATTGAAGCTCTCCATCTTTGTTACATTCACTAAAATCAGAAACTTTCATATCAATTGGTTTATATCTGACTTTTACTAATTCAATATCTTTAGGAGAAATCTCCTTTCCATAAAAATTTCGATCCGATTCTAATTTCTTTCGTAAACCGGAAATTACAAATGAAATTAAAATAGGAATACACCATAATATGCTGACAATAATTAAAATTAAATCTTTCATAATACCCCTCTAATCTCTTTCTAATGGCCAATAATTTTCGGAAATTCTAGGAATCCAATCCTCTTTAACTGCCTTGATCATTCCTTTAGGAATGCCTCCGGTGTTACTTTAAGCATCTCCGCTAGTTGTTCTTTTGATAAAATTGCTTTTTTTATATCTTTGTTAAAAATATTCGATAAATCTAACATAGAACGCCCTCCTTTTCGCTGCCTTTCTTTTACCAGCAGATCGTATCGTTTATCAAAATTCCCTTATAGGTAATCTTCCATCCTAATTTTTTAAATATCTCCAAGGCTGCATCTGCTTTTTCCTTTAACTGTTTTGCTTCTTCTTGTTGTATATAAAACAATTCTGTATCTTTTTCTATTTTTCTTTTCCTTTCTTCTCCCGTCTCTATTGCTATCATTGTCTTTCTAAGTAAACCATCATGAATGGAATGATAAACTTTGAAATACCTTTTTATATGAGTAATTAGATTTTTTGTGTGATAAGGTTTTTCATATAATAAATGAGCCAAATCAATAAAAGCCTTTAGATTCTTTTTATCAATAACCTTTTGGGTTAGCTCTTTTACTTTATAAAGTCGTTTTAAATAATCTTTTTCTGCATCAGCCATGAAAGGTTTTATGATTCCATGATACCGAACAGTAATTCCCTGCCAATCTACAGGACTATGAAATTCAATACTGTATTTTCCTTTGGAATATATGACACATCCATGTGTAATTTCCTTTGTTGTATTCTGAAACAATTCATTATCCTGATACATTTCATCAACAATGCATGAAAAAATATCAAGAATCTCTTTTATATTATGATCGTAAGATTTTCCATAAATGGAAAGCAACATTTCTCGATCACCCATCAATGAGATCAGGCTTTCGAAACCCTTCGACAAATTGATTCTTTCCAATGTTCTGTCATATTGATCAATAATTTTTTGTTTTCTTTTTTCTACATACTGATATAATTGATCTTTTGCTCTCATTGACGTTCCCACTTTCTCTATTAATCAAAAAATAAGCCATATCCTAATTGTGCATTTAGCTCGCCATTCCAATATCCATTGATTGGTTCAATTTCCGATTCTATTAACTTATATGTGAAATCCTCTGGCATAGATAACGCGATAAAATTCATAATAAGTTTTGCACAATCTTGAGTTTCATTTATATAATAATCACAACCAACTCGACGCCACTCAATATCTTTTAAACATCCTGCATTATCTAAAATTTCAAATACTGTTCTGCACATAGATGATTCTTCATATGTTGTCCAAATCTGTCTACCATCTTTATAATCAAGACCTAAATCTGTATAGTTTCTGCCGTCATTAAAAGTAATCCCTAATTTTTTGCAGCTGTCTTTATATGCTTGTCTGATTTTGTGTACATCGTAATTACAATCAAATAAAAAGTCTTCTGACTGTTTATGCCCATCCTTTGACCAATCGCCTAATACTAACTTATAAACCATCTTAATCTCCTTTTCTTTGTTATCTAATCTATTATTTTGATATTCGTCTGGAAAAGCTAATCAATAGAAAATATAAAAAACATAAAACGAGAATGATAATAAATTGATTGTTATTTGATCAGCTGATCCAGATTTTTACTGTCCCTGACAGTTCCTACTTTAGTAGGCACATTCGATAAACTCTTATTTCAACACACCATGTAATCTTTTTGACCATTCGGAATCACCCAATTTTACATGGTTACAAAACGAATGCTGTGTGTACATATAATGGGAATAACATTTGAAATTGTCCAATTTTAACGTTATATAATTCTATCTTACATTCATAATTTATTGAAACCTCACACAAATAAACTAACAAGTGTACGGTGTAAAATTCATTAACTTAATTTCTGCACCAGCAGATTTTGCCTTGAGCAAATCAACTCGATAATTTCTTATTTTTACGCACTATGTACCATTTAACCCATTGAAATTATCTGTTTCTACATAGTTCTAAATACTGGATGTCAGGAACATATCATATTTCCTTTGGAATTATCTAATTCTACACAACAGATCATTTAGTTAAACATAGTTTCAAAACGGCATGGCTAACTGTATTGACAATGCATTATTTTTAATATTTTTCCTTTTTATCCTAATTTTTACTTGGAATTATTTTAAAAAGACCCACCCACCATAAAAAATTCGATGGGTGGGATAAAAATTGATTATTCTTTTAAAATTTCTTTCATGAATTCCTTTTTAACTCTAACGACCATTTCTGCAAATAATGGATAAGCATCCAGTCGATACTGTGTAACCGGATCCATGTTACCATATGCTTTCAGATACTCATTTCTCTTTAATGCTTCCAAATCTTGCAGATGTTTTCTCCATTCTTTATCAATAGATTTTAACAAAACTTTTTTCTGTTCCTGCAGAATGGTTACTGTATCTTTTCCTTCGTCTTTTTTTCTTTTCATTGCTTCATAAAATTCTTTTTTCATGTTCATTTCTTTTGCGATACGCTCTACAGTTTCTCGATCCATATCATCATTTAGAATCTTTTCTCTTTCATTGTAAATGACTCGCATTTGCACCTGATTTACTTTGTCATAATCAAACAGGTCTTTTCGGTTAGAATAGTATTGTAATCCGATTCTTTTGTGTACTCTTCTAATAATGTTGCCAGAAAAAGGATCTTTTTTTTCAATTTCTTTTACTTTTTTCATTTCTTCATAATAAGATTTTGATAAATATGGATTAATTAAGCGATCTTCTAAAGAAACAAAAAACTGTGTGCTTCCAGGATCCCCTTGTCTTCCGCAACGTCCTCTTAACTGATTGTCAATACGCTTGGCTTCATTATGCTCTGCTCCAATGACAAGTAATCCTCCTGCTGCCCTTGTTTTTTCATCAATCTTAATGTCTGTACCTCTTCCAGCCATATTGGTTGCAATAACTACGTTTCCACTACTTCCTGCTTCCGCAATAATTTCTGCTTCTCTTCGGTGCAGCTTTGCATTTAACAAATCATGTCCAATGTCATTTTCATCAAAAATATCACTTAATTCTTCTGATGTTAAGACACTGGCAGTACCAACTAATACAGCTCTACCCTTATCAATAGCTTTTCTTGTTTCCTCCAAAATTGCCTGATATTTTTCTTCTTTTCGAGCAAAGATTCTATCTGGCAGGTCTTGACGAATTACAGGACGGTTTGTAGGAATTACAGAAATCTTCTTTTTGTAAATTTTTCTGAACTCTCTTCTTTCAGTTTTGACCGTTCCTGTCATGCCGCAAAAATCTTTATATTGACGGAATAGACATTGATATGTAATAGATGCCGCAGTTTCTGATGCTGCATCTATTTCTACTCCTTCTTTCGCTTGTACTGCCTGATGCAATCCATCGGACCATGTGCGTCCTTCTGTGAGTCTCCCTGTAGCATTGTCTACGATAATTATTTCATTTCTTCTGACGATGTAATCAATACCTTTTTTCTTTATAAATCTGGCAATCAAAGCATTGTTTAAGCTGTGTAATATAAACTTATCTAAATGATCCACATTAAAATAATCTTCTGCTTTTTTTACTCCGTTTTCAGTCAGATACACCTGTCCATATTTTAAGTTAAGGATAGCATCGCCATCTACATTAGGGAACTCTCCGACATAAACTGTGTCTTCTAATTCTTCTGTTTCTTTTGAAAGTTCTAATGTTTTTACAAATTTGGCACAACTGATACAAAAACCACTAATAAGTTCTGTATCTGCTGAAATAATAAGAGGTGTCCTTGCCTCATCAATTAAAATTGAATCTGCTTCATCAATAATTGCAAAATCATATTTTCCATTACAAACAACTGAATCTGGATGCATTGCCAAATGATCCTTTAAGTAATCAAAACCAACCTCAGAATTTGTAATGTAGCACACATCACATTTGTATGCTTTTTTTCTTTCTTCTATTGGTGTCTCTGTCGTAATATATCCAACACTTAATCCCAGCATTTCATATACCGGTAATAAAAGTGTGTAATCACGTTCTACAAGATAATCATTTACCGTTAAAACATGTACCTTCTGTCCATCCAATACTTTTGCAAAGGCCGTCATCGGAGAAACAAATGTTTTACCTTCCCCTGTTTTCATTTCAATGACATGTCCCTGGTACATCTTAATCGAAGCTAAAATCTGCACTGGATAAGGTTCAATATTGATTGTACGTCTGGATGCTTCGCTTGCTAATGCAACACTTTTGATTAACCGTTCTTTTTTATTCTTTATATCTCTAACATGTTCAAGCTCATCTGTAAGATCATCTTTTTCTTTAAGCTTTTGACATTCTCTTAATACAGCCTGAACAATCCTATTTTTAACTTGTCTTGCTTCTGCCATTTTTAATCCTCCAATTTATAAAAATTTATTTGCTAAAGTTGCAACTAGAATATCAATTCCATACACAACTGCCATGATCAACATTAAACTGAACAATAAGACAATATATGACACAATACAACTGATGGGTTTTGGATATGTCATCCTAACATTTTTTGCCATATTTTCACTTTTATTTTTTTTCTTCTTTAAATCCATTGTTTTTCCTCCTGACGAACGCCATATACTTCTGCTTTAATCTGATATGCTGTTTCTACTAATACACCAATCACAATAACCAATGATGTACCAAACATTGTTAAGGAAGATAATCCTAAAATAGATGTAATTGCAATCGGTACAATAGAAATTAACGTCAATAAAATAGAATCTAAAAGCATCATTCCTGTCTTTGCACTATGTAAAAATTTTGATGTGTCATTTCCTAAACGCACTCCAGGAATATAGCTTGCTTTTTTCTTCAAATCAATTGCAATTGTGAAAGGATTAAAGGCAATATCTGAATACATAACTCCCAATAAGAAAATTCCGGCACAATATACGATGATTCCAATAATATAAATCGGTTTTGTACTAACAAACCATTTTGAAGTATTAAAAATCTGTGTTTTAATGCCTACAAGAGATAACATCTGTACTAACTGTAGAATTGTACTCATAAAAATGATTGGCATTACATTTAACATATTAAGTCGAACTGGAATAAAGAAATGTTTAATAACTTCTTCATTCTGATCTACTCGGGCACTTTCTCTCACAATGATTTCCTTACGAATTAACTCCATGATCAATAAAACAAATAACGTAATTAAAATTACTGCAATTAAGATTGCCGTTTCCCATTTTTTTAAAGAGATGATTGTTAATACATCATTCGGCATTGAAGCAATAATATTAATGAATAAAACTAAAGAAATACCATTTTTAAAATATCGAAGTTCAATCCATTTCCCGATACCGATTAAAATCAAGGTTCCAATCATTAACGTTAACCCAGCAAAAAGAATATAAATTTTTCCATTTAAATATCCCTGTGCATAAAGTGTATAAGATGCAGTAAAAGAAATAATTACAGACGTAATACAGCTGATTAACAATGTCATTTTCTGCATATGTCTCCGACCGTACTCTCCTTCATGATACATTTGATTTAGCCTTTTAGACGTATATCCAAGTAACTGAACAACAATACTTGCTGTGATATAAGGCGTAATACCAGCACCAAAGATTGTCATATTTGAAAAACTTCCACCTGTCAGGCGATCATATAACTGAAAATAACCATTTCCTTTCCCTGCAACAGCAAGCTTGAACATACTGTGTTTCACACCTGGCACTGGAATATGTGACATGAATCGAATTAAAAGTAATAATAAAATCGTCATTCCGATTTTTTGTGCAAATTGTAATCGTTTATTTTCTTTCTTCATTTTTTCATTCCCTTCCTATTCTTTCTTTTCATCTGGCATCTTGTTACGAAAATCATCCGGAATTCGATTATTATTTGAAATTTTCTTATATATCTTACAAAATTCCGGATCACTCATTGCCATCATATAGTCATTCATAATCAAATATTGATTGAATCGCTCAAATTCTTCTTTCGTCAGCGAAGTTTTGCTCGCTCTTTCTATCGTATATGGTTGGATCATCCCATCTTTTACCATGTCTCTTACAAAAGAAATTTTCTGCTCAACTTCTTTATAAGCTTTTGAGTCAAAAGAATCTTTCAACAGCTCTAAATTAGATACTAATTCGTACATTCCATTTGCAAGAGCAGTAATTTCACCATAACTCATATGCACAACCGCATAAGAATTTGGATGATTTACATGTAATTCTTTAATATACATAAAGCACTCTCCCTTCTCTGCTATTTGAAAATATTTCCTGCCACACGGCAGTTCTCGTTTTAACGAGTCTATTCGATTATTTCATTCTTATTTTTACGCACTGTGCAAAATAATTTGACTATTTAGACATGTTCCTATTACACAGTTACAAAACCATGGATCCGAACAGTTGCATTTCCGATTTATTTAGACATGTTCCTATTACACAGTTACAAAACGCCTTTCTTTTTCAGAAATTTTATTTTGTCTTTAGACATATCTCTGTTGTACGGTTACTATTCTCTTTTATAAATAATAAACTTTTTGTCCTTCACCATAACACTTTAATATCTCTAAAATTTTTGATACAGCGTTTTCTTTACAAGCAAAACATCCGAGACTGCATGTCGTTGTTCCAAAACCAGATACAGAGGACATTTCACATTTTATTTCCCATCCATGTCTTGATTTTTCGATATGCATATCTCCTACACATTGTAAATTGATAACCGTCGATCTATTATCAGCTAAGTAAATTAACATAAAAACATCCCCTTTCTCTGATTTGTTTTACTTTAACTTGTATGATTCAATATTGTTGATTGCAAATGAAGTAGTTCCATCCATCTGACTCTCACTAATTTCGATATTAGCTTCATTAAATGTTTCCATTGGAATTTTAATGATAATTCCTGTGTCTGTTTCCATTTCCAGATAATTCAACTTACTAACGGTACTTTCTTTGATAACAGCGAACTTATCAAACTGCATATCATATCTTTCCATCTTCTGATCATAGATAGAAAGATTTTCTCCGTTATCTTTGAATAATTCAGAACCGATCTTATTAATATCAAATATTCCATCTTCCACAAAGCAATCATAAAATGCCTTTTTCGTATGAAATTGTGCCTTTAATCCATCCTGTCTGCTCTGATTGATAAGATCCATTATTGTTCTATTTAAAATCTGAAATTTTTTCTTTGGTGGAAGACCTGCCATGCATATTAAAAATCGTTCTGATAAGTAATTGCATTTTTCTCCATTTAACATTTCATATTTTTTCTGAACTAAATAAACATCTTTCTTACCTGAAAGATCAAAAATCACTGCTTCTGTCAACTTTCCAGACTGGATAACATTTTGTTTTACAATATCTGTCACATCATCTTTGTTCTGATAATGAACAAATGTTGAGTGATAATTCATTTTTAGCAATGCCAGATAAATATTGCCATCTACCTGAAAACTAGCACAAAGCAAATCTGCTGACGGAATCTGAACACTATCACACATGATATCAAACAACTGTTCAGCCAGATTTCTTGTCGTATCGATAAAGCTCTGATCATTTGTTTCTTTGAGATTTTCAATAGCCTTTGCAACCGATGTATTTTTATCCAGCTTGCAGCTGATTCTTTCATCATTATCCAAGACTTTAAATACATTATCTCTGATCATATCAAACAAATCTGGTCCCATATCAATCAGATTAGTTGCTAATCCAATCTGTCCACTTCCACTGTTTAATATATGTAAAATAGATTTTCTGACGATGATATCATCTTTCACAATCTTATTTCTTATCATTTTCTATAATTCCTCCTCATATTTCTTATTAACTGCACCTAGCAGCTCTTGTTTACACAAGCCAATTCGATAAATATAATTCTTATTTTTACTCTCTATGTAGCCATTTTGACCCTTTGGAATCAGTCTAGTCACGCAGCCTTAAAACTTAAATTATTAATTACCTCTTTATACCTTCTTGTCATTCGGTTCTAAGCCGTTCTTTGTAATCTTGACATCTTTTTTCGCAATGACAATTTTCCCTTCATTTCTTTTTGGAAGTATGATCATTCCTTCATCTTCCATCATTCTTAAAATCCGATGTGTTGAAGATTTGGAAGCATATCCAAGATACTTTGTAATGTCCATTACTGATGGAGCATATCCACGTTCTTTAATAACTTCATCAATATATTGATACGCTTTATTCATATGTTCGATCGTTATATCTTTCGTTCTTGGTGTCAGCACTTCATTCTCACTCCTTTCTTCTCCATGAATGACATCAGGCTAATCTTGTTGTTTTGATTTCGAAAGATAACACTTACACCCTGTTGAACCATATCATCAAAGTTCTCTTTTTCTTCATTACAAAGTTCTGCCTCGCAAGTCATTTCTTTTATTCCATTCGACATTCTGACATATAATTTACTTTTATCACGATATACTGTGATATCCTTAACTTCACTTGTCCGAAAGAAATGGACCATTCGTCTTTTCTGATACTCACCCCGAATTACCCTTGATTTACTCTTTAACTTCATCCAATCTCTTAAAATAATTCCAAAGGCGATCAGAACAATAATCACATATGTAATTTCATGTACATATCCAACCGTGAATATCATAATAAAAAAACTGATTCCAATATACATTGCAGCAAATATCAACTGATTGATAAATGTCTGTTTTAGATCAATTCTTAGATTTTCAACCCGGTTCATTGAATCACTGAATTTGAAATCGTCATAGACTGTCACATTTCCAATCTTCCTAACAATCATGAAGCTCTCCTTTCTTGTTTTACTTATTCTCCTCGTCTAAAAGTGTTTTTATATCACCTAAATGTTGAATGCCTATTCGTTTCGTTGTTTGATCCAATACCACTCCATAAAGACAGCTTTTTGATTCATCTAATCCAATCTCTACTTTTCCAGAAGGCATCTTCAAATTTGCTGTTCTCACATATTTTTTTCTTGCAATTTTTGACAAGTTTTCATCATGACCTAAAATTTTTAATTGTAACATATCCTGCATGTTCTTCTGTGCAATATTACCTTGCACCCTCCTTTCAGTTGTATAGATTAGTACGAACGTTCGTTGTAATTTCAT